GTTTTTTTTTTGTTTGACAATGCAAACTTAACAATTTATAAGATAAACACCAAGAAAAATCTTTTATTTCCAATCTTCCGGAAGAATATTTTCTTCACCCATTTCTTTGGCACGCTTTTTAATCCACCGACGAGCAGCCTCTATATCTTTGGCCCGGCCAACGCTACGAATAGCATCTTTCAAATCTTGAGTATTACGAATAGGAAAAGAACCATCGGGCATCGCTTCACCCTTTTTTGATAAACTTTCACGTTCCTTTTCAGAAAAGTCATGTTTGTTCATACCTTTTTTAATTTCTGCCTCCTCATGAAGTTTTTCGTCACCTTTCACACCCCCAAGGCGTTCTTTGGCTTTAGCTTCTCTTTTTTCGGCCTCTTTATCATAACTATCATCGTCATCTCCATGTGCTTCATCATGAAGTTTTTTATCTCCCTTAATACCGCCAATACGTTCCTCCAATTTCCTTTCACGTTTTTCAACTTCACTTTTATCCTCATAGGATTTCATGAAGGGCTTACCAACCCGGCCTAAAGCTTGATTTTCAGGGGTATCTGAATATACTCCGGTTTGAATAGCTTTGATAATATCCGAATCAGCATTTTCACCCACCAAAATAGACTTTAAAAATTCCGGTGAAGCTACGTAAGGTTTACCTACCCGGTTAAGCCGTTTATTTTCGGGAGTATTTAAATACACCCCTTCAATTCCTTTTAGGATGGTTCCATCAGGTGTTTCTTCCCATTTTACCTGCTGCTTCCGATAATAACGGGTAACCTCTTTACCATTTTCATCTACACAAATAGCTTTTTGTAGATACATCATGTCAGTCGTAAAATTTTCTCTTTCTTCAGCGGTCATATTTCCGGAACGGCTTTTCATTAAACCTTCCTTACAGTACTCACCAATTTGCTGAGCTGTGAATACTTCATAACCATTAGCAGCAGCTACTTGCTCAAATTTAGCCACTTCAATTTTCTTTTTAGCGTCCATAAAATCTAAAATTTTAAAATTTATGGAGGTAAAATTACAAAACTTTTATTTTTAACAAAGGAAAGAACTCTAAACAAGGTAGGGCTTAAATGGGGTGTTATTCGCACCCCGTGCCCAAATCACTAAAACACTTAAAAACTACACAAAATGAAAACTAAAATTCAAAAGGTCTGGCTAAATTTAACTCATTGAATGATCAAAACATACCCTTATAACGCAAAATGAGTGAACAAGGTTATTTCATCCTAATAAAATAGGCGGCTTAGCCGCCTCTCCAAGGCGAAGCTTATCGAAGATAGCGAAGCCTTTAAATTACCGAACGAAGTGAGGTATAGTTATCGATGGATTTTCATATCTTTTTCGCTATCCATTTTTCATGTACCGGACCTCTTATATTCTTTTATATACTTTCAAAATACTTTCGCGGGCGCGCGCGAAGGTCACCAAAAAATCTTACTGTTTCTATCTGCTTTTCTCCTATATAATTTTTCGATTTAATAAAAGGGGCCACGGCTGAATAAAAAAGGGGCCACGGCTGAATAAAAAAGGGGCCACGGCTGAATAAAAAGGGGTGTGGGCTGAAAAGAGGGGTGTAACTAATTACCCTTTTAAAATAACAAAAGGTACTATTAGTACGTAAACTAAATGGTGAAAATATTTTACACTTTTAATAATTCAATATAAAATGGAAAAAGATTTAATACAGCAATCTAGTTTAGTTACCTACGGTAAATTTGCTGTAAGTGGCATTCAAATGAATTGCCTTATCCAGTTAATAGATTCCATGCAAAAATATATTAAAGACGGAACCGATTGGATACAAGCAGAAACTAAAAAGATAAAACATCTTATACCTTTAAATGAACATGAAGAATTTGAAATTTCAATCCATAATCATGACATAGACAACTACGAACATAAATATAGAGTTGTCAAAGAATTAGAAACAATGGCTAAAATTATAGTCCGATACCAGTTTTTAGACAAAAATGATGGTTGGGTGAATATTAGCCACCCATTAATTTCTTCGGTAACTTGGAAAGATGGTGATTCCAATATTAAAATTGGGGTAGGGCTTCATCAATTGCGTTGGTTACTAGCTGTATCTACACAATTAATTCCCACAACATTTGATAAAAAATCTGTGTTATCATTACATTCACCTTACACTAAAAGACTGTATTTGATTTTAAGCGATAATTATAAGAAAATTATTTTTAAATTTTCAATAGACAAATTGATGTCTATATTACAATCTCCTAGTTACACCCCACAAGATTTTGAAAGATATATTTTAAAACCAGCATTAAAAGAAATGCTGGCTAATGATAACTCACGCCTAGTATTTAAATATTGTTTTACCTCAGAAAAACCCTCTAAAGGTAGAGGACGTAAAGGTTTTGATACTGTTACTTTTAAAATCTATGATAAATTGACTATAGACTGGATGAGTGAGTTTTTGAAAGATGATTGGAGTAATCGGTGTAATCCTACAATTTCGCCCGAATCTGATAAAAAATTTCGGTATGTTTTATAGAATAAACTCTGAATCTGCTAAGGCAATAAACGCCGCTAATGACGAAGAAGTATTGACAATTTATCTTGATAAGATAAAGAAAAATGAGTTTGGTGAATGGGAAATTGATCAGCCCAAAGCTGATTCTTTTTATGCACATAAAGTCTATGACACAAACATGAGCTGTGCAAAATGTTATTTATATAAAAATAGCATAGGATGTGCAAAGGTGCAATGTTTGAGTGAAGCCCCACAACCCACAATGTTTCATTTAGAAAAAGTTGAATATAATGAGTAATGCATCCTCAACAGTAGAAATTGTGGCTTTAAACGTTGAAATAGATCGTTTACTCCAAAAGGAATATTTTCTTGAAAAGAAAATACGAGAACTCGAACGTGAAATTAATGATTATGCCGTTCGTGAAACAGAACTTCTTGCTGAAATTGAAAAACTATCAAAAAGTCATGATGAACATAATACCGGGTTTAGTTCAGCCGGGTTCAGCAACAGTTTTATCCCTTCTAATAAAGAAGATTTTATTAACCCTAAGTTACCTACTGATACACCTCAAGATAAACCTTTAACAGAAGGTTTAGAAGCTGTTTGGGGGGATTTAGTATATGGTTATACCGATAAAATTTTTGTAGAAGCTAACACCCCTGATATATTATTTTATAGAGATGAAAAATTAAAATGCTACACCTCTACAACTGGTAAAACACGCCTTCGATTTCCTATTACTGAGGAAACTCTTGCTCAGCATAATATTATTTCATGGCGACCTACTAGCAGTGAAGAAATACAAGAAATTATTTTAAATTATAAGCTATGATTGATCAAAACACCGAAAATTTTCTAAGTGCCTGCAAAGGCTTGGTTATGAACTGCAATTGTAACGTTCTCATACTGAACGTTATGGGTGAATACAGGGCATTTCTCGCCAGAGAAATGCGCCTCAAAACACGTGATTGTATGTTTAATGAAGTTAGTGACGCTCAGGACATTACTAAATTAGTAATGAATCTTGGAATCAATTTCGCTAACGGAATGACGGAACAGGTTCTCCTGGAACGGACGCAGTCCGTTCATAAGGAGAGTTTCAAGTTTGGAACTGATGATTATTTATGGATTACAAAAGTTGATTTAAATCGTTGAAAATATGATGCACACCGAAATAAAAGAAGTTATTATACAACTTCACAATTTATCTAATGAGATGAAATTGCCGATTGAAGATCAAAAGGTAATTTTAGAATGGTGTAGAAGAGGCAATTCTTATAATGATGAAATTGCCGAGAAATTAATTGATCCACTATACGCACATCCAGACAAACAGTATTATGGAATCAAAGTTGATGAAAATGGAAAAACTATTGCACGCAAAAAGACTAAAGATTCTGAGTGGGAATACTTATAAATCCATAAAGATGCTTTCATCAACATCTTTAAGGTAATAATATACTTTTTCTAATTAAACTCTAAAAAAAAATGAAAATTATTTACAATTCAGTTATTCCTTTTAGGGGGTTCATTGCGATGATGACAATTTTTATACTCTGGATTCGTAAAGAGTATAAGGGTTCCAAACAATTAGGCTATGATTTTTTCAACCATGAAAAAATTCATTCCTATCAACAGATAGAAATTTGGGTTTCCTCCATTACCATTATGGTAAGCGTGTGTTTATTCACTAATTTATCATGGTGGTGGTTATTATTTACCCCAGTAATACCTTTCATTATTTACGGATTATGCTGGATTATAGAAATATTATTACCTCCATATAATATGGCTTACAAAAATATTTGTTTCGAAACCGAAGCTGTATATAACGAGTGGGACACCGACTATTTAGGCAAGAAGCGTAAACTTTTTACATTTGCTTTTTTAAAATACATTTCCAATAAAAAGTATCCGGCTTTATCCCGTAATCAAAGAAGAGAACGTATCATCTATAACAAATATTGCTATGAAACAATTTGATAGAAAACCAACAGTTGAAAACTGTAAATCAGAACTTGAAGAAGTTGCAAAAGAATTGGGTCTTCCTCTTGAAGACCCCAAAGTACCCGTTGAATGGTGTAAACGTGGTGGGTGGTATAATGATGAAGTTGCAGAGAAATTAATTCTTCCACTATACTTTCCAAAACCGGAGTTTGAAATTGTAAAAGATGAAGATGGTCACCCTGTTGCAAGAGAAGCCAGGATTATCAAACCTTTTTAGTAGTAAAACGTAAACTTATTACAAGTTCAATAATATCTATATTGTTCAAGCACCGTTGGTATTCCACAACAATTTTCCAACGGTGCTTTTAAGATTTTTCAGGATTTTTCTTGGTTCGTATCCTATTTTGTACTACATTTGTGGTGTCAAACAATAAAAAACAGAAGTCATGAAAGCAATAGTTGAAAATGTAGCCTTAACTGCTAATCTTGAAAAATCCAACGCATTTGTATGTATCTTAAACGTAATCAATTTATCAAAAAATGAAAATGATTTACGTGCCAACATGAAACACATTTTTGAAATAATTTCAAAATATGGGTTTGATTACGGCTTTGGTTCTTCACACATGTGGGTTAGTGATACTAACATAGGAGGTGAAAGAGTTATTTTTGTTGAATTTTAAAAGATGCAAGTCATGGAAAACTTAAAAAAGGAATTACTTGAACGTATTGATAAGTATGATAGTTTCAACAATACATATCTTCAGATTGAAAACGCCACTACTTTAGATCAGTTGGCCGAAGTAATCAAAACTGGTTTTTATGGCCTGACATGTAGATCTAATGCAATATTAACCGGAGAATTTATAGATAAATATTCTGGTGAATTTGAAGCAATGAATATCTTTCATAACCGTAATTTGAATAATATTCAGTATGGAATTATTGATAGTGGTGAATATTGCGTTGAAGATAGGGCTGTTTGCACAGTCTGTGGGTATGCTATTGTACACGCTAGTGACGAAAGTTTAATTAATGCTTTTGATACAAGCTGTGTTGAAAGTGAAGATTATGTATCTGTATGGAGTTATAACCAATCTATGGTTATAATGGACGGTTATTCCCGCTGCATTGCATTTCATTCATCTGAAGTAATTGCCCGAGAAAAATCTACCTGTATAATTTGGGGTAGTAAAGTGAAATGTTCTGGTTATAATAAATCAGTAATCATATCCGAAGTTAACGCAAATATTAAAACACACGACGATTGTATTTTGAGAGATAACTCATAAAATAACACTGTAAATATGAACTTAATATTTAAGTTGCCCATATCTGTGTCTGGTTTCTTTAAAGGTAAACTTGAAACAACACATTCTCATGTCATTTACCGAATAACAGGCGTGAAAAATGTTCACTTTATAGCACGTTCTGAACCTCTGGTGAAAGTTACATTTGTAGATGCCTTAGCTTATGAAGAAGCTATTCATATGATTGAATGTAATAACAAATGCTCTAGTATAATACACCGAAATTTACATGAATTACAAATAATCATTCCTTTTAAATCAATAGATGATATAGAATTATTTTAACTTTAACAATTAATATTATGGACATTTCTAAAAAGAAAATTGTATTCATCGACCTTGATGACACTTTAATCACAACAAGTTCAAAAGCTTCCTTTCCTAAAGGAATATGGGATATGGAACTGAAAATGAAAGTTTTTGAACAGCTTAAAAAGCTTCATCCCTTAGCTGTGCTTATTGCATCCAATCAAGGTGGGATTGAATTAGGAATTGTGCCAAAACAGCTTTTTGAACCCAAATTTATTTATGTTATTGCTTCTTTGCAAGAATTTATTGGTTTCAACACCTTAGTTGCTGGCAATTTTTGTATATCAAACGATAAGGAAAATCCAAACCACAAACCTAATACAGGTATGCTCAATGAAATGAAAAAACAATTTGAAAAACAAATTGGCAATGAAATTTTAAAAGAAGAATGTTTGTATATAGGTGACATGTCAGGTTTGCCGGGTAATCATGGTGATACTGATCTGAAAACAGCCGAAAATTTTGGTTGTGATTATCTGGATGTAAACGAATTTATTCACATGGAATTACCTGAATGCAAATACAAGGTAATTAAATTTCCTATGTGTGACGTGGTAACTGAAATGTCAGTCAAACTCGAAAATCTGACCTTAGAAGAAGCCAGTAAATCGGCTATAAGTCTGAACCAAAAACATTCTACGAATGCATACACCTATGTACAGCAATTGTGGATGAAACCCATTCAGGAAACGTCTGAACAAAAACTACAGACTAAAGGTAAAACAGTTAAAATGTCAACTAAAAAGAAGTAAAATTATGACTGTAAAATATTTAACGATAATTCAGATTGAAACAATCGCACAAACTATTAGCGATAAAGTTTACAATCCAACTATTGAGCATTTGCATACTGAATTCAGTAACAAAATAACTGAGGCAGTACAAACGTTCGTAGGTGAAAATATTTGGACATCATTTCTTTCACATCCAAAATTTTTCAAGAAAACATATTTTATATATTTTAGGGACCTTTATGATTTGATTCATCCAATTTTTCCTAAAATTTCAAGTATATCACAATGTTTTATCAAATTTGAAAAACCCATCATTGAATTGGAAAATTTTTCAAGTGATGTTTTTGAATCTTTCATCAAAAATGAACAAAACCAAAAGCTTGTGGTTTCATTTTTACAGGCATTATTGGAAAAACAGGAAATGAAAAATAAAATCACATGTCTTTTAAGCAAGACATTAAAATATATTCCTAGATTGCAAAAAGAATTTCCAGAGGCATACGAAGTTTATAAAACGATAGTTTCAACGCCTGAATCAACCACTTCTGAATGTGACGATGTTGAAAATATACGGGCAAAATTGATTTCAAATGAAAGTAAAAAGATATAAAATCAGTTGGATAACCCGTTGGTGGTTGAAACGGGTGAATGCGTTTGATTATGCAAAACTGGGTGAAGACAAATTTATTCAGGTATATACATGGTATTTGTTCTTTAAAAAGCATGTTAACCGTAAGGCTGATCTTTCAATATATTATGGTGAATATGATCAGCCTATAAAAGCTTTCATTAGAATACCACCAGAAAGACAAACCGTTGTCACTGGAAAACCGTTCAACCCTCTGACATGTGATGTATGCCAGTTGTATTTTACAAGGACGCAGACTTTCATATGTTTTAAGATGATAGATCACACAATTTACGAAATTATGTAATAGATATGAAACGTCAGGGGAAAAGCGGTCGGTTTATATTACAGTCCCGTATGACTGATTTGAAATTATGCATTAATCAGCTAATTAAAGTTAGGGGGGTGATGTATAAAGTTTGTGAAGAAGAACGCTACGCGGGAATTCAGATGGGCTGCTTTAAATGCGCCTTTAATTTAGCCCGGCCTCGTGAGGAATTCAATATTCCACCCTGTCGTTGTCTATTAAAGATGGATTTTTATCCGGTGACTGTTTATCTTAAAAATGATAGAGAACTGTGTTTCACCTGTCACGATCTCTATTTAGCATGTACAGGTGAACAATCTTTAATTTACAAACTAAATCAATGATAACACACCATGTTAATTTTCATTAATTACGAAACAAAAGAAATTCAGGGGGGTAAAGAAGTAATTACCCGCAAAAACACAGCTGTTAAGCTGTCAGATATTAAACGTGTTTCGGCACCATATTTAAACCAAATAGATCACAAAATTCATTACAGAATCACAGTAGGAAATGAAGAATTTTATTCAACTTCCTTTTCGGACATGAAAACTGCTGAGATGGCCCAACTGTCAACCGTGAGTATTTTGAACGCACTAGAGCTCTATTACGATAGGTTTAAACATGTTCCTGAACATCATGCAACACCTGTTGGGTTTAGAGCTGTAGACCTAAAAACTCAAAAACTCATTCCGGGTAAAGTTTCTATTTGTGATCAGATAATTTATACAGTTACAATTTAATACCATAAATAATTATGCAAGTCATTTATAATTACATTTTTCACGATTTATATTCACCTTATCTTTTCTCAGTAAAAATTCCGGTGAATTCAATGGGTAAAAAACCCAATTCAGATGAAATTTTCAGTATTGGGGTAGATTTTTGTGCTTCCAACAATATAGAAGCAGGTGTTGTTTCAGCTCTTTCAAAGGCTGGTGATTTTCAATTTTCGGCAGTTAATGCATCACAAAACAAAATTTTAGATGAACTGTATGAATTCACCTATGAAGCCTTTTTTGAGAATAAAAAAGAAAATGTAAAGGTGAAATTCAATATCATTCAGGCAGGCACTCCGGTAATTGATAGTTCTTTTATTCGTTTTGCAAAAAAGTTTTTCGGCAGTTCTACCTGTGAAGATACTAATTGTACAGGAATAGTTTTGGTTGATAAAAAACCATATCAAATCAAACTTCATTCTAAAAGAATTTGGGCTTTATGTTCACTCGATGACCCTAAGCACGCAGAATGGTTGCCGGGTATTTTGCATCCCGATGGTAGAATAACTACCATTTTAGGTGAAATGGTTGACCCCGATTCACCCGACGATATTAGGGATTTCGATAACTGTCCGTTTGAAGGATACAAGATTGAAAAAGTTGAATAATTACCATGTTTATTTCCACTCTATTTTGACTGGGATAGGTTTCGGCCTATCCCTTTTTCGTCTCCGGTTCATCCATCTCTAAGACAGTACAGGTTAGTCAAGAGGAGGGAGAATTAAGAGTTATAGTAGATTCACCCCTTTATTTTGACTGTTCACTTGCTAGTTCTTATCAGGCTGATAAGAACGGGGCTTTTTACTATGTTAATGCTGTTTTTGATAGGGGGTATGTTGTTGCAACCAGGCAGGCCCATATTGCAATCAAAAATGTGAATAAAATTCATCCTGAACTTACTTTCAGTGATTTAGCACGATTAACAGTATTAATGATTAGAAGTGTAGATACAACGTCTTTAGCTGATTTGAATCTCAAAAAGTACACCACAATTTACTCGGAAGCTAATAATGGAACATTAACCATTGTAGATTTAGATTCAACAGATTTGGATGCTTTAAATGGGGCTGTGCCCGAAATTAAAAATGTTGGAGGTACATATCTCATACAGGCTGCTACAAATGGCATTGCAGATGATGTTGTAATTGCATTCTCAATTATATAAAAATTGGGTATTATTACCTTTTAAAGGTAAGGGCTGGACAAAAATCCAGCCCTCTTTTTTTGCTTTTGAATACTTGATAAAGTCAATAATTATCCGTATATTTGATTGCTGACCAAAGCACAAAATATAACACACAAATTAAAGCAATAATAACCACAAAATCACTAAAAACATGTATATAATCAATTGCCTCTATCAATGTTTCCTATGCACATTATTATACTTATCCGAGGTGATTACAGTTTCTTATTTTAAGATTTTCTAATAGAAAATTAGGAAAACTCTTGGTAATTATCTTTTTTCTTATCACCTTTGTGATGTCAAACAATAAAGATAATTAGCCATGAAACCGAAAATGAACCTTTTAGAAAATTTACAACAGCAAACTGCTTCTTTCAAAGAAATGTATCTTCAAAAAACTGAAGACTGGGCTAAAGAACAAGCTAAAAGAAATATAACCCGCTGGAATTTCTTCCATAAAAATGCAGGTAATAAAAAAGCTTTTTTTTTCATTACAAAGTTACTACGGTGAGGAAAAATGGTTTTACCGGGTGAAACCTTATGAACTTGATGAGAAAATGTACGCTGAACATGCACGTAAAGAAGCTGAGCAACATTTTGAAGATAGTCTTTGTAAACTGTGTGCTCGTACCCTTAAAAAGGGTATGCGTATTGAAACCCTTATGATTGATGTTCGTCATGTTGATGTAAATCTTGAATGTGAAATCTGGGACGGTATTCAGCGGGTAACTGCATATACAATATTAGCTTGGGGTTCAATATACCGCCCACACTACCGCTACATCATCAAATAAAATTCAGGCCGGGTTTCCCGGCCCCTTTACTCATAGATAACGTAAAATTGTCGTTAACCTAATAATACACAATATGAATCCTTTGATTATTTCAGGCACATGTAAAGAATTATATAGTTGTGAAAAACTCTTAAAACGTTTCGGGTATATTCCTCGTGGTTGCTATCTGAAAAATTGTGACAATCATGAATCCGGTTTCATTTTCATAAATAAAGAAGGTGATTTTTCTTTTCATGAAACAAATCCCTACCCCGAGTATGAAAGAATAGTTACTGCCAGTGATTTCTTGAAAAATTACGGGTTATTAGGGGTTAGAAGCTGCTATAGCTTTCGAAGTCTGTATTTAGTTATTTCAGGTCTTTTATTCATGATGGGCTTTGAAGAAAGTACGCCATTAGGCTGTTGGATTCTAGTTGGTTTACTGGCTGTAAATATCCCCCTATTCTGGAAAGAAATACATGATTTTATCACTAAACTCAATTAAATATGGAAGATAAGGAATATTGGTTCCCCACCAAACAGGATTTTAAACGTGAACCTATAGGAGAGTTCATAGTTCCAAAGTTTTTTGATAATGGAATGGGTGTAGTAGTTCATAAACTTAATTATCCTAATTTATATTCTATTACCATACTGGAAGGAACCCCTGATTCATATCAGGTAATAAATGGTGAAAAAATTTCACCTCGTTTGAAATGTGGGATGGGATTTACCTATCAGGAAGTTAAATTAATGTTAAGGAACATTCAGGATTATGTCAAAAAATGATAAAGAGTTCATGGATATATTGTGTCAGGATTTTGAAGAACTTTCAAAAGGTGAAATGCAGATACTCCGACACAGAACACGTTCTTTTTTCAATATAGAATCATCTGTAAAAATTACCCCGGCACAACTTTTAAATGCCTATCTAATATTTAACCGTAAGTACATTAAAACTTTTGACACGGTTACCATTATAACAAAGCCGTTAAAATGTGATTTTGGTCCTTTTGCAAACGGAATAAGATACAGGCATCCTAAATTATCAGTTGTAACTTTTGACGGCTTAAACGGTCTAAAAGAAGGGTCTTTTATCGTTTCTGAACCAATCACATTACCCGTAATAACAGAATTTATTATGGGAGAAAAAACTGAAATTATATGTATTGCACCCGATGGACATTTTTGCAGGTTAAAAGATGATGAATTTTTATTCTAATTTTTACTAACTTTGGTGTGATTTCGAAACGTGGTTCATTGTTTCAGTTTGTCAATTTGAAAGAAAGCGGGTGTATTGCCCGCTTTTATGTTCATATAATCAATTTCCGTAATTTAGCCCGGTTATTATGCCGGGCTTTTTACTATGTGATAGAATAATCAACAGAAAAATTAGGGGCACTTCCTGTTGTACTTAATTCTACAGATACAAATCCACCACGTCGAATTGCTTTGACCAGTTCTTGGGCTAAAGTATTTTTATCTTCATCACTAATATCGGTAATTGAAATGATACCACCCAATATTGTTGGAGTATATAGAGTTTCATACTTAGCACAATCTATTACCACAGGTGTAACCCCCATTGCATTTAATATGGTAACTTTCATAAATTTAGATGAAATACTCCAGGTGGGTTGCGGCCTTACATCATCAACCCCCTCAACAGCCCATATTAGTGTCCCACCGCTAGGCAATTCACTTCCTCTAAAATTGGCAGCAACTTGCCAGTTATTTCCTGTTTTTTGAACTGTATAATTCGATGCGTTAGCCCCAATAAAATCAAACATTAATTTCAAACTGACACGCACCAACCCCTCCTCTTGACTAACCTGTACTGTCTTAGAGATGGATGAACCGGAGACATTAATTGCTGTGTTGCGGGCTTCTCCAATGTTTGCCGCAGCCGTCACATTGACGGTCGTTGTGCCACTTGACCCGGTGTCAGGAGTGGCGGTTACAAAATCTTTTTGCATAATTTCTGATTTTTAAGTTTTAAAAATTGGACGCAAAACTGCTGTCTCAGCAGTTAGCGTCCTAGTGAAAAAGTTTAGTTCCAACAATATAGTTTCTAACAAATATACCTCGAAACAAAAATACTGTTTTTATTTATCTTTAGCAATTTTAACCGGGTGTTCAATGCCATATCCAAACAATGCAAAATCCATACGACATGGATCATCAGGAAATATTTCCCGGCACGCGTTTGTAAGTTCAATTACAGTTTTCATATCGTCTGAATTACGGGTAATGAGATTTAACTGACGACCTACGCGTGCAACGTGAGTATCTAAAGGCATCAGTAAAAGATTTGGGCTGAACATTTGCCAGCAACCCAAATCTACCGGGCTGTCTTTTCGAATCATCCACCGCAGAAACATATTAATACGTTTACAGGCTGATTTTACATCTGCCGGAATACCTTTTACCTTACCGTCAAATAAATTCGTTACAGAAGCTACTAGATCAGTAGCAAGCCCATCATGAACATAAGTTTTATGCACAGCTTTTTCTAAAGTATAGTGCCGGGTATATATGTCATGTAAAACCTCACATAAATCATAAAAGTCTGCATAGGTATTAAAACGGTACAGAGTTTTATTTACCGGGTGGGTGCGGCTCATTTCTATGTATCTTTTATCCATTATAAAACGATAGGGAGTGCTATTCAGCTCTCCCATATATGTAAACAGTTTTTCAAGAACATTCAGAAATACAGCCCGGCTACCATACGCCAGCCATGAGGCAATAATTCCTGTGATTTCTCTATTCACCTGTTCCCTCCATCTGTGAGAAAATTTAACGGGGTCCTTATCGATAAAAGCACGAATTTCGTACTTCCGGACCATACGGTCGAATAATTTTCTTTGTTCTTCTACGTTATTCATTTCTGTATAATTTCATCAAGCAGTATTGTTCTGGTTGTCCCATTAGAGCATGGTTTTTTGCTTTTAGTCAGACATACACCATGTAATTCTATTTGTGGAAGGTTTTTTCTACGGTAAGTAACTAAAACCTTTTGTATTTCAATCCACCCGGTGGCATCTCTAACCTGATCACCTCTTTTATAGGGACAGTGTTGCCGGGCATATTCAAGTAAAATACGACGCTTCTCTTCTAGATAGCTTTCATCAAGCTCTCTGATTTCATCTAAATACTTTTGTTTTGCATCCATACAATTTTAATTTTTCCGGTTTCAACTAATCTTTTCAATTTAGCCCCTGAGCATGAGCCAAGAGATAAACTATCTAAAATCTTATTGTAAAAGTTCATCTTTTCTTTTGATAGGTGCTGTTGATTCAGCATCCATTTTGGACTTAAAACCCAAAAATTTTCAGAAGGGTATTCCTGACATGTCAGGTACCGTCCATTAAGTTTATCGAAATTCTGTAAATTAGCATACCTAAATACATAGGTGCGCTGGGAATTCATTTCATAAATAGTGGAACCATGAGGGTCCAGCATTTTGTCCATGTCTATTAATCCACGAAAATTACGCCGGGTAAAATCGGCATGCTGAAACATATCAGGCTGTTTTCCTATAAATGTAATAGTCGCCATAATTTGTGTAATATATTCTGTTTAGATTTATTTTCAGAAGAAGCTGTATTTACGGCGGGTTCATCATACATGATGTCGTTATCTGATATGTAACGGCAATATTCGTCTAACCATGTATCTCCACAAATTTCATAAATTTGTTGTTCTTCATCGGTTAAAATGTAATAACCACCCGATACAAAATCTACTCGCTTATTCATACGTTATTCATTGTTTGACGAAGCAAAGTTGTAAAGAATTTTGGAATTAACCAAGAAATTCAGGATAAATCTTAACAAAAACAAAAGATGCGACAACATTTTACAGTCATCACATCTTTTTTGAAATTAAAACCTCAGTCTGAATAACGAATTCTTATTTTTTACCCTTTGCCTTACCGGATTGCTTTTTAGCAGGTTCAACAATCTTTTTGATTGTTTTAGATGGCTTAAAAGACAACGAACGACTTTCGGGTACATTCATAGGCTTACCAGTTAGAGGGCTGGTTCCGGTTTTTGCCTGATTCACCTTTTGTTTAAATTTTCCCAGAGGGAATGAAATTTCCTCTCCTTTTTCAACGCAGTTTTCAACAACCACGTCAGAGAAAGCCTCAATAACGGCTTCAACTTCTTTTTGCGAAAAGTCAGCTTTTTTGGCTACAGCTGCAATCAATTCGGATTTTTTCATTGTTTCAAAATTTTAATTGTTGTTATATATTGGGACGATTCCCTTTGATTTTCAATCGACTGATCTAAGTAGTCTATAGCTTCGTCGATAAAATCGGCGGCATCTTGCAGATTGTTGGCGGTTTCGTACATACTTTGCCCCTGATCACTGTCTTGTATATTTTCGGGTAAATTGTTATATTCTTCGTCTTCTTCTTCCTGTAAATTTTCTATTTCGTACTTTAATTCTCCTAATTTTGCCTTCACATATTCGATACGGTTTCGTCTTTGCTTATTCATTGTTTTAGTATAAATGTGGTGTTATAACGCTTAATCTCATGGTAAAGTTACTGAATAAAGACAAAACTCTCAGGTTTTTATTTTCATAGAGATTCTAAATCGTGTCCGTTACGGAGATGTTTAATACATTCCAATATATAATACCGGGTTGCTGTGATATACGCCTGTTCTATCCTTGAACGATTAAAAACCATTGTTTCTATTGATCCATTTTTGTACTCTTCACGAATACACCCATGACCATTACAATACCATATCTTTTTGATGTTAGCGGCAGCTTTGGCCCGTAAAATTCGTAATAATTCTGTTCTCATAATCGTGTTTCTATTATTTTTCGTAAACGGTTACTATAACCCTTCTTTTCAGCATATACGGTGTCTAAATAGGCAAGATATTCATCTGCGGTTTTCCCACGGGCATATATACTTTGCCAAATTGCATAATCCATCAGGCATTCCTGCCAGGAATTAAAACGGGCATGATAATATAGAGTACCAATGGCTAATGTCGGCCGTCTTGACGGAACTTTCATTCCGCTACAATTATGTCCATTTCGAAATGAAAGACTGGTAAAATTACCACTTTCTTCAATACATTGTGCCATAACAATCCGTGGATGTTCAAGCCTGAGTAAAAAGATATAGGTGAAGACGCTGTCAGCGATTGTTGAAAGCGTATCTACCGGGCTTTCAAAAGACGCTGTTGGTGCTGATTCTACTTCCCGAGTACACCGGGTGCATGAATTGAATACCAAATAAATCAGAACGTATACAAGAAGTATGACCATAATGTCTACTATTGCTTCCCCTATTGTAAGGGGTCTGCCACCGATTTTTGTACCCAAAATTTTTCTGATAAACCCTTCCTTTTTAGGTGGTGTTCCGCCGGGGTATATTGTTTCTTCCTGTAGCATTTTTATCTTAGTTTAAGTTCAACTTCTTCAAAATATGCATAACCCCTACCACTCCATAAGATATTTTTAAAGGGTTGTTCAAGATCAAATATGTGACTTCCGAAAGAAATATCGTTTACTACTTCTTTAAAATTCATCACATCCTGATAATTGAATGGATTAGAAATTCGTCGTATAGATGCCACTACATCCGATTTGAAACATTTTGTGTGATAATCACTGTATTTTGGTTTATAGTAAGTCTTTTCTAAAAAAGGTATGCGTATAATCTGAATATTAATTCCAGCCACATAATTTGTATACCCTAAAACTGTCAAGGAATCACTGTTTATGAACGGAGAATTACGGTAGGGGGTGGTAACTGATTGGCAAAATTGGTTTTCTTTAACCCTCATCTGAATAATACCGCCGTCTTTAAACCATATCTGCAAATAAACTGAATCTACAATTGAAATTTGTTTAATCTGCTGACGTTCGAATGGGTTTACGATTTTCGGACTATAATTATATGGAATTAACCCGAATGGAAATGTTGAAAAATACCCTAATTCATAGGGGGAGATTCCAACTTTAGGAAGAGATTCATTTACAATGATTGCATTTGATTGTGTGTAACCTACGATGCCACACAACACCATCATAATTGATAATACTAGATTTTTCATGGCTTTTCTATTTTTAGGTATTCAACAAGTTCATTCTTTAAATGGGTTAGTTCTTCGACGGTTAAATTACTCAGAGTTGACCACTTTTACCTTTACGTGAAATTAATACGGTCACATCGTTTAAATCGCTATCATTCTGTATGAATTCAACATTAAAACCCTGCGGAGTAACATTATTGTCCTGCTCTTCCACAAGCTCATAATATGAATGATAGTCTTTGGTGTATTCGCGGCCAAACGCTTGGATTTTCTTTTTGCAAACCACATGAATAACCGTATTTGAAGTAAATGTTTGTCTTGAAGTATACGTTTTAATATCGACAACATCACTGAACGTAGTTTTTAGATGCCGTATTTTTGCCAATGCCATCGAGTAATTATCTACTTTACCCTCCATAGCAACTCTGTTATGGCATAGTGGGTGGAGTTTGTAAATTGTTATCATAATGCTCTGTCAAAAATTTCAATTAATTCTTCTGGATCAATATTGGGAGGAAAAGCGTCCATACCCGGTAATACATCTTTCGTGAAAGTTATTTCATAATCTTCATCTATCACTAGGAATTGGTTTGCCTGTACAGACCATCTTACTATATGCATAGGAATCCATGTCACCCCTAGCTCATTATTAATGATTCGAAAGGCTTTCATGGTGGTGTGGGTAATAGCTGCGGTACGCATTCGGCCCTCATACATAAAACGCACCATTGCACTACAGTGCATCGTACAGCGTATTCGCCCCGGTTTAATGTCTATTGGTTCGTTTACGTAACGAACACTGGCTGGGTCGGTAAATTGTCCCACCACCTGGACTTCCCCCGTCTTTGAGACCTTAACAGAGGCTATTGATACAGTGTGACACGAACCGTCCTCGCTTTCTATGTGAAAAGATGTGCCTGTTTTGAACTTTTTCATGATGTACTGATTTTAGTAAACATCGAAATATATTCTGACGTTAGTTGAGTAGCCATTTTTCACCAGGCACTCAGGCTGCGTCTTTGTTACACCCTGCATCTGATTCTTCTTCTGTTAAGTCGATTAAAACCTTTTCCATTATTTCTATGAATTAAAGGGTGAATTTAAATGAATTAATTTGGGTAGATGTCAGAGATTCCGGAATCTCTTTTAATATTATCCACTTTCCATTTTGCCCCTTATCAATATACCCCTCGTATTGTAATTTACTCGTCACAGAGTCCACTATACACGTAGTTTTACGAGCCTTTTCCCACTTTTCGGGTTCTAATACATACTGAATCATCTGATACCGAGTTACTTCTTTTCCAGCGTTTTTCTTAAAGAAACTTTTAATTTTGTTGAGATAAGTTTGTGATTTCATGACGTATATTATTTACTGTTTGACAATACAAACATAATACTTTTTCTGGATTCAACAATGAAAACCAAGATAATTCTTTAGTATTTGTCTGGAATATTCTGCGGGTGCGTTTTCCAGCACCTTGTCCCAATCCTCAGTAACCACGGGTTTTAGACCACTTTTAACAATGTATTCGTATCTTTCTGGAGCGATAATATGCAGCAGGCCTGGATTAAGTATAAATAGACGCATGCTCTCAGCCACGGATTCGTAAATATTAGGCTCATATCCCGTGATTTTACCTTTCTTTGGGAAGCCACGGTGTAATTTAACGCAGTAGTCCACCCAGTGGCCTATTTCGTGTGATATGACGCCCACACCAGTGCGGTCTATTTTATAACCGGGGTAAGACCACTGCCTGCCACCGGGTGAAGGGTTGAAGGAAACGTTTGCAACGTCGGGTACATGAATTTTAATCGCTCTTCTTTTAAAGTCACATAGACCACAATACCCATAAGGATTCGAATCAGGAAACAAATAAAATGTAGGGAGTGGAATTCGGTTCAAATTCATAAACCTTTTCACATGTTCCACCCCTATTTCAACTAATTGTTTCTTTGTTTTATCTTTATAAGACTGATTATAAAACATGGTATAATTATTCAATGGTTTTCCATTTGCCATTTTTCGTCAAATAGTGGTTATTGTGACGTTTGATAAGTCGGTCAAGACACTGAGTTATTGTTTCACATACCTTTAATTGGTAAAATTTCATAGGCTCTGCCTCACTGTAACGCCACCCCTGAGTTAACACCCATTTATCACCGCTTTTATTTTTGCGGATGATGTAAGGAAAATCTGTTTCAGATTTTATGTGTAATTTAACACGGCTTTCACCAATTAACTCCACATTGTAAAGACTGCCTAAGTTTTTGTAGTTTGCAATTTCTTGAATTTCCATTTTTCTAGTGTTTTATTGTTTGACACCACAAAGGTGTGAAATTATTTTGAATCTACAAAGAAAATCCGAATAAATTTCAGGAATTTTCTAATTTTTCTTCATTCTTTGCATTGAAACAATTGCACCCGGTATCATTTCAATGCTATGTTTTTTAAAGTCTACCGACGCCAATAATTGACACGAACACCTACCTATAAAACTGGGGAATATACTGCTATCTTTTGCTAATGTCATTTTAACCATTTCTCCATCGCATTCAGTAACCTGTCCTCTGAAATTAGAGGAGTACTGTTCAAACTTTACAGTAAATCCAATTATATGTTGCATTACATATTTAAGTTCTTCGGGGGTGATTGAAACACCACCCGAATTCCATCCTGATTCTATATTGTTTTCTTTCATAACTGCGTGTACTTATTTGGTAGATTCTGCTGTTTTCAGCGGGCAATTATGATATTTACAAAAGGTGCCCGGGTTACGCCCGCATTCAATGTACGTAATATTGTTGTCTTTAACGGGTACCTTATCGGTGCATTTACTCTCAATCTTTTCCATCCAGGAAACAATTGGTGATTTCTTTTGTCTATAGTTCATAATACAAGAGTTAAAGGTAATTAAACATAGGGGTCAATATGCTCCTGAACCTACTTTTCATCTTCAAACTTTCGTTTAAAATAGGCAACTTTATCATCAAATTCCTTTTCGGAATCAGCTTCAAATATTTGACTGGCTGGACATGGAGTATTACTGTAGCATTGCAATTGATCAAAACTATTATCAAAGCACCGGACACGTGCAATATCAGACGGATATCTTGGAATATTAGGATCGTTTGCCACTTCGTCCGGAAACACTTCCCATTTTGAATAAGCTAAATAAACTCCATAATATCTACTCATAACGGCTGCTTTTTAGTGGTTAATCTTCGTGTTTCTACCTTTACAGAACCCGGCTCTATATCTTCATAGTGCTTTTCAAGCCTTTCAATGATTTCCGTAAGTTTGAAGTTTCTTTTCACCTGAACCCGGGCATGAATTGTACGTACTTTTACGTTGTGGCCAATCTTACGGCCACGAAACATAACTCTGACTGATCTGATCATAATCGTATTATTTAGTGGAACATAAATTAAGCAAGAGAAATATTGGTAGTTTTAGGCTCTAAATAGCCATTTAAACCCAGAGACTTATTTGCTCTGGCTATTTTACGTTTCAGTGAAGCAATACGCAACCGAATTTCTTTAGACGGGTTTTCAATAGTTTCCTTTTCGGCTAATTCTGCGCTATATCTTTCAAGACGCTCCTGGGCATTACCCCGCTTCTTAGGTTTAGCAACAGCTTCCACTACGGGTTCTTCTTCAGGTTCCTCTTCCTCCTGAACGGGTTCTTCGGTGTTATTTATAGCTGCTAAATATTGATTAGCAATGCCCCTATAACTATCTATTAAGGCTCTTTTAGAAAGTTTTTCGGCATCATCGGGCAAACTTACCTTTAACCCTATTTTAACGCAGTTAAGAACTAACTCTTCAAAACTGGCAATTAAGTTTGGACGGTTAACGTATTTATATGCTGCTTCTGGATTGTTTACAATATTCAACATAACCACATTGTTAGCAAATTCTGAATTGTTGGATGAAGTTTTCATATTTCTGTTATTTAATAGTTATACCCTCTAATTACAAATACAATATTTTCCCCGCTTCTGTGCTCATGGGCACATACCATACGTTCATTAATGTATTCTTCAAAATAATCATATATGCCCCAATCTCCGTGCCGACTGTTCATTACATCATCAATAATTTTATCTTTCACTTCCTCTACTGAATCTCCACAATAATCGGGTTCTTGCTTTACCTCATACATTTCTTCGTATGGGTAAAGATTCGTTACTAGATAAGCTTTAAACGTTTTGTTAGATGCATTATTTTCCATGATTCAATGTTTTGTTGTTTTGACATTACAAATGTAGTACATTCTAAGATGATGACCAAGAAAATTCCAAATTATTTCTGAGAATTTTGCCAAGATTCTTTACAAGCAGCATCCATAACGTATTCCATATTTTGATAATCAGGACATTCTTTAATAGCTATACCTGTTACATCAACGTAAAGTGTTCCATCCTCATCACATTCAACGATGAACCAACCATCATTGTACATTACATAACCATCTTCGTAAATGGTTTGAATAAGTGTGCGGCCGTCTTTCATTGTAGAGGAAGCCAATTCATAGGGATTGGTGATTGTGCCCTGCTCAGCTTGATTTATCCGAGCCATAGCCACAAGACATACTTTTGCCAGTTCTCTTCTTGTTTTGATATTATCAACCCATCGGTGGGTTGCTACTGGTTTACTAAAATCTAAGTTTTTATAATATCTTGCGCCTTGCATAACCTTCATTCTTATTGTTTGACAATGCAAAGTTGTAAATAATTCTTGAAAGTTCAAAGAAATTTCCTATTTTTCTTAGAAAAATAATAGCCCGGCTTTTATCACCGGGCTATAACTTAAAAATCAGAAAAGAAATAACTACCTTAATACACAAGAAAAACTATCTGAAAACTCACTGCTACCTGCGTCTTTTTTTTTTAAGGTTGAAAAGAAAATAGGCGGTGCATCTACCCACAATTTACTAAAAGTGACTGTAGTAAAGGTATCATTACTTGCCGGGTTCAAATTAACTGCCCAACCAATACTGCTCAATTTATTCTTGATTTGAGCCACCCCGACTATGCCAGTTATTTCTGAGTTGTTTTGATGAATATTTGTATCATTTATATAAATGTAGAATTCTGAATTATCGGGTTTACTCAAAGACACTGTTTCATTTTGTGCCAATTCTATAACCTGAATTATAGTGCCATTTGTCATAATTTGGCCAGCATCTTTCTTCCATGGGAATGTTGCTGATGTTCCAAAATCAAAGGTACACAGCCGTGCACCCCAATCCATTACAAAAGCTATTTCACCACTAGTTTGACACTCACTGTAAAATGATTTACCATTTTCCAATTCATAATAACCCTTAACTACTTGACCATTTTCAACTGAATAAACATCAGGAAACATGAAAATGGGATACTCATAGTATTTAACTTCATCTGCCCATCCACCTAAAATATCAGGAGGGATTCCTGCCTGACTTATACTAACTGTTTTAGTAATTCCACCTCCAGTAATGTTAACAGTGGTGGTTCTATCATCTCCGGTATTAGCAGCTGCGGTTACATTAACGGTGGTACCTCCAGCCCCCCCCCGAATCTGGAGTAGCTGTAATAAAATCTTTTTGCATGATTGAATAACTGTTTTTATAGTTTTCTCAGACTAGCCTGATTGATACTTTATACTTTAAAGTGATGGGTAAAGTTATATAACGAAAAAGAGGTGGCTGTTACACCACCCTCACGTGTCAAAACAATAAAAACACTTCTCACGGAAAAGAGACCTCAATTAGATTTGAAGCAGAAGTTTCTTTATAAGAAGATCATAACGATCATAAATAGCATGTGCATGTTTCTCAACCACCCGGCATTTATCAGCAAAGGATGAATCTTTACCAGCAATTTCAACTGATACTAATACGCCAAAAGGCGTTGTAGGGTTATAAAGTCTTAAATAAACTCCACTATCATCTATATACCCGGCTTCGGTACCGTTTATCACTATAGTAGCATAATTACGGCGTTTAATTTCAAGACCCTCTTTTATCTTTACTTTTATAAGTTCAAGTTCCATTTTGTATAATTTTGTTAGACACTGCAAATATAGTATATCCTCCATAAAGCACCAAGACTTTAGTCATGAAAATTACAATTTAAAACTCTTCTGTTTGCACAAAATTACAATTTATAAGTAAAACTACATTTTTACTTATACAGTGTAAGTAATACACCGCTAAAAAAGTTATAAATTATAAGTTCAACCAAAATTCACCCGATAAAATTATCTTCAAATTCACGTAACTTCCCTACCTTTTCCAACATAACGATTTTTAACAGATTTAACACTTTATGGAAAGTATAAAACCGTGGATAAAAATTTTCCGGGAGTTGCCTAAAACGATATTACCATTTTCTCAAAAAGTCTTGGTGCTAACTTAGAAAAGGTATGGAAGTTACGTTAAGACTTTAACTTTCTTTAACTAGTGTTAAAGTCTAGGTGTCATTTCGTCTACGAATTTTAGTCCATAAATACCCCATGAACGGATGAATTTTTTAAAGACATATTTGTCCACGGGCACGTCTAAAGTGACCGTAATCAATTCAATCTTTTCCGGATAAACCGTGTACTTTTCAAGTAGGTGAAGCTCGTCAAGTCTTTGCACATAATTCATATTTCTCTCAGAATTCGGGCAGACTAATATCAGTCTTTTACGCCGCTTTCTTATTCTTACTCGTCTATACATACTGTTTTACTTTTGTGTAATTACTGGGTAGATGCTGCCGGGAAATTGACCGGGGGAAGGCTTACCTTCCGAATATAGAGGAAACCGCGCCCTCTAAATACCCTATACCAAAATCTAAATTACCCCATAACCCCATACCAAACACCCACACCCCTCCAATACCCCATATATACCTCATGCTCTATATATCTTTATCAATGGCCTCCCTATACCTAATGTCACCCTGATATTTTATCAGAGAGGCTGAACAGGGAATCCATTCTGGACGCTCTAATTTCACTATCACCCATTTTCTATTCTTACATCTATTTCATTTACAATATAATTCCAGGAACAGACTTTTCAAATCTTACCCTATAAAACAGGGCCAGAACTGACCACTTATCCTCGTCATATTCTGACCCCTTACTCCACCGACACTCATCGTCAACCACATACGCTACCCCTACATAATTTCCTATCGATAGCTATTTTAAAGGTGAATATCTCCTTTAATATGTCCACTCCGAATCAATATATCATATATACCTGCAATACGTTCTATGGCTGGAATTCTATAGTTCAACACCTTTATGATTCTACGAATCAATTCTTCATTATTTCGGACATGCTGGTTAACAACCTGCAAACTCAGCTCTAGCTCCCTTATTCTTTCCCCTAACAGGGCTTCGGTAGTTTTTTTCGTATTTTCACTCATTTCACTCTGACTATTTTATAGAAACATTCAAAATAAAGGTCCTCTACTGGTATATTCATAATCTCCACGTGAGAGTTGCAGGCAATAAACTGCCTCATTGTTCTTTTATCAGCTTCACAGAATGCACCCCATTCACCCGAAGTTTCTTTTGAACGGTTCAAATATGCTTCCTTACTCTTACAAATAAAATACACACTGTACTCTCTTTCACCCTCTTTTAAGGTAATATTAGGGTAATTCTCTAGGGTTTTTATTGCTTCATAAAGACGAAGCTTCAGCTTTCTTCTTAGAAGGGTTGAACGAATCAAACCCACTAGTGACATAATGAGCATTAATAATGCTAGGATAAAAATAATTCTGTTTACAATTTCGGCATTCATAATTTTCTATTATTAATTGGTTTATAATAATCATTTGTTAAATAGGTGATAAGGAGGGTCTTCTCTTCCTGGCTGAAATATTTGTAATATTTCCTCTTTGTCTATGATTTCAAGATACTGTTTAATTTTCTTTTTAGCATCACTAGAAGTCCGGCTAGCTGAATTATTCACCAGTGCACAGTAAACTGTATCATTCATTTTATAATAGATCCAAACATCATACCATAGACGACCATTGTCTAAACAATTAGGAAATTCATGAACCTCAAACTTTAAAAAGTCTTCTTTTCTTAACCTAAGAAAATATTTATCCATAATTATTCTTCTTTGTTGTTTTTCAATATTTCCTGAAAAAGTTCCTTAGCCCTATGTAAAGTTCCTTTTACTGTACCTACTGGTACCTGCAATTCATCAGCAATCTCTTCATAAGTAAGGCCGTCTAAATATTTCAGTTCGAGCATACGACGGTGCCACCGGGGTAATTCTTCAATCATTCTTTTCACAAAATCCACATATTGAACATTCATAACCCCCTCAAGAGGGGTATCGGCTTCATCTTTTAACTGAAATACAAACTTTGCATCATCGTCGTCCTCATCGGTATCTATTCTTACAAACGAATGCCTTTTACGGGCACGATTATAATCTATAGCCATATTCAGCCCAATTCGAATGAGCCACGTGCTGAAAGCATATTCAGGAGTATAATTGTGCAAAGAATTGAACGCTTTTTCAAAAGTCTCCATACATAAATCAGCCGTTGCATCCTCATCCCTCAGGTATTTATTTAATTGGTAATGTAGTATTTTGTAATACTTTTCAAATAGCTGCTTATATGCCTTTTGATCCCCGCACAGAGCATTTTGAATTAGAAAAAACTCTGTCTTTTTCTTTTGTTTAATGCTCATCTTCTTTAAACGTATTTACCCAATACACAACTTTAATTTGACCGGAATCCAATTGGTCAATCCGAGTTTTTATATAGTTGTTCTTTATTAAGAAGTTTGCTAGTTTAAGAGCAACTGTCTGAGTATCCGTCGCTTTTTCCATAAACCTTTCGTCTTCTCCTAATTTCACCATTAAGTAATCAACAATATACTTTTTAGGTGCATCTTTTTCATTTTTAAAATTAGGAGCTGCTTCACTCATAAACAACAGATCACCCAGCATATCTTTTTCTAAATTAAAAATAGGTTCATGAATGGTGAAAGAACTAAACTTAGAAGTAATTCCAACATCATCCCTGCGGGCAGAATCTTGTATTACCTTTTCAAGTAAATGATTTATTCCCCTACGAAATTTCCAGTAATCCATGGCAACTGATTCACAACTCTTACGGCAAATTTCATCATAAGCCTCACTTGATTTAATCAGGCGAAAAGCTAATTTAATTCTCTCTTTTAATTTCATACCTTTAGTTTTCTTTAGTGTTTTCAATTTGTTTGTGAAAAGTTTTATCTGAACAGATATTCGTTAACGCCATAATAGCATTCAAATCCTGTAAAGTATCTTTTTTCTTTTTAGAAGCTCTATATTCATCCCTGATTTCATTAGGATACAATGAATGTTTTTCAATATAAGCTTTTTCAAAAAGCTCACGCATTCTTTTCCGCTCAACTAAATAATTTTGGCGATGCCATTCCCATAGTTGACTGAATTCAATATATTCTGACGGGGTAAAATCACACCCGATGAAATGATCATTCACACCTTTCTTTTTGTAATAATGCAAATCATTTTCATACCGTTCGGTTGCATTGAACATGAAAGTATACACTTGTAAAAACAATTTTAAAACAGAATTTCTCACACGAAACATATATTCTTTCTTCTGTTCTTCATTCAGTTCCTCAGGCGTAACCCCGTATTTAGCACAAAGTGTTTCAAGTAAACGTTGAGCCGCTTCTTTTTCACCACCTATTCCACCTTCTGCAAGGGCTTTCACTTTCTTTATTTTTAGCAAAATTTCCTGAGGGGTTTCATTTTGAAAAACTGATGATTCCATGATAAAATGTTTTTAAGTTGTTTTGTATTGTTATTTTGACATTACAAAGTTGTAAAGAATTTTGGAATTAACCAAGAATTATCCGAAAATTCTAATATTTTATTAGGTAGTCTACAGGTACAACCATGCTTATAAGATCACCTTCGGTGAAATATACACGTATTGTTTGTGTTTGGTAACAAAACGTTGAACTAACAGCAATTCCTATCTTACCATGAAGTTTGTGTAAAATTTGATTGGTACTGGGCTGATCAATTTTAACCCGGACGGCTTTTTCTTTAGTGAAGATTTTACTATTCATAACCAAATACTTTATTAGCAATATTTTGCATCATCTGTTGAAATTTATTACCACGATATTTTACACCCCTCTGATAAACTTCCGCACATAACACAATTTCTGGTTTACAACTATGATCATGAAATTTGCGTACTTTGTAAATCTTACAGAAAACTGTATGCTCCACGTTATCAGCCAAAACTTTATCTCTTTCAATTATCATTATAAAAGGATAAAGGGGATCAGTAATATCTTTATCGATCCGAATTCTCATTCGGTACCCTCTTACTATTTCACTATTCCACCCGGCCACTCTACCATTCAACTGTTCATCATGTAAGGGTATTAAATTGTACTTTGTCTTTTTATATTGAATAACTAAATTTTTCATACTAATCTACTTTCTAACAATGAATAAAGGCTCTGAATCTAATAAAGAAAAATCAATACCTTCAACGGGCCTTTTGACTAAAATTACATCATATTCAGTCCATGAAACATGGACAAACTTTGCCCTAAAAGGTCCATAGGGATGAGAGTAATTATCGTTATAATAATTCTCAAGCTTCACCAGAAGCTCTTTTTTGGTTTCGGCTTCTAAAAGTGGGGTTTCACAAATATTCCCTGACTGATACACATGATAAGCTTTATACATAAAGTTTTTCATGACTAATTGCTTTTACTGTTTGACATCACAAATGTAGTGAGAATAAATTCTTTTACCAAGAAAAATCCTGAAAATCTTAAATATTTCTAAACCATTAACGTTACATAATACGTATATAAAATCGTAATCAAAAAGCTTTTTATTATGATTAAAACAGGTTTAACTGCTGATGAAATTAAACTCAGCACTGATCATCTAAATGGTCTATTAGCGGATCATTTTACACTTATGTTAAAAACGTGGCAATTCCACTGGAACGTTGTAGGAAATTCTTTTGGTTCCTACCATGAATCTATGCTCAAACTTTATGAAGCCGAAATCGAGCGCGTAGATGACGTTGCTGAACGAATCCGGGCTTTAGGGGAACGTCCGTTAGGAAGTATGAAGGCTATGCTGTCCCACAATCACATTCAAGAATTTAGCATGGATGAAGCCGTTCCACAGGCATTAACTATGTGGGGTTATATTCGTGATGACTGGGACAAAACTATCCGTCATATTCGTGAAATTCATGAAGAAATTTCTCCTAAAGACTTAGCTACCCTCAATTTTTTAGAGGACATGATTGAAAGTATGGAGAAAGAAGCGTGGATGATTCGTTCTTATAACACCACACCGGATGGTAATTAAAAAGAGGGGTAAATAACCCCTCTTAAAACTATAATCAGAAATTAATTCTTTCATTATTCGCGACACGCAAGTTCTATATTTAAAACTCCCGTGAATCCTTGAAATTGTAATTCAATTGTTTGATAATCACCGTCAGAAGCGTCATTGGAACCAAATCCGATTGCTTTACTTCCTGAGGTAAATCCAATAGGAGCAAAGTCACCATAATCGTCGGTAATTTTAGCAGAAGTGATAACTCTATCAAAGGTTAAACTTCCACTTATTATACCTTCACCCGGTGCAATATCCATAGTAATACTACCCGGTACAGGTATTTTATCCCCAACGGCTGATCCAGGGTGATACCATTTGTTTCCCCCGGTAAAACCTGTTACAGTAACTTGCTGTCCTGCTGCCTGACTGATAGAAACTTGTTTTGAAACTCCACCACCTGATACAGTAATGGTTGTGTTGCGAGCTGCCCCACTATTTGCGGAGGCTTTAACGTTTACCGTTGTACCTCCAGCCCCCCCCCCTGTGTCGGGGGTCGCAGTTACGAAATCTTTTTGCATAATGTTAAATTATAGTATTTAAATTGCTACAAATATAGCCTTTATAAAATATCGTTTTCTTCACGTTTCTTACGTTCGCGTCTTTTGCGACGAGCCTCCAGACGTTTCGCCCGGCGAATCCGTTCCTCCTTTGAAAGACCTTCAAATTTATCCACCTTCTCTTTATGGCGGCTTATAGATTCTTTAATGGCCCCTTTAATACGCATACCTTTCTTCTGCTTCTTAGCCTTATTCAAATTATAATCTACTTCAAATTCTCCTTTAGGTTCATCCTGTTCTTCGGGATCAGCTACCAATATAACACCATTTTCCTTTAAATCTTCAATACGGGTGGTATCTGGAGTGTTGGGGTTAGCTTTAGTGTCTTCAATTGTTTTGGCAGTTTTCATGGCTTTTAACCGTTCTAGCATTCTCTTACGAATATTTTCACCTGATTCATTCACCACAGGATTGGCATCTTCAATTACTTCGTCTATAGGAACGAATTCATCGGTGAATTTTGTGGATGCCTCTTCAATTTGCCCCCAATCATACTGTTTAATCAAAGCACTAGGCAGTTGAACAGTTGCACCGTCCATTACGTTGCTATTAAATCCGTTAAATTTGCTATACCAGCTATTAGCAAGCTGAGCAATTAACACGCTAGGATTCAACCCGGCTTTAGCAGCCGTTAACCCTATAACAAGAGCATTAATCGACATTTGTTTCATTACAGACATAACGTTTGTTTCTGCCTGTAATGTGGCGTTTATATCTATACGACCGTCAACGGTCATTTTAATTTCGTTTCCCTTAACTTCTTTACGGGCCTGTTCAATAATGCGTAATATCAAATTACACAAATCTACATTACTGCCACCTGCTGCCCGGTTTTTAATTTCTACTTCTGTGAGCATCTGGTTTAATACTTCCAAACGCCCCGTTTCAGTGGCAATACGAAAATCTTTATTAGTAAGTACGTATTCAGCCCGTCGGCGTGTAATCAGGTCACGATTTTCAACATAGAACTTTTTAAGTTCATCCTCAGGAACTTTTATACGGTATTCCTTAGCCATTATTTTAGCTACATCCGTTATGGTATAAAACTTACCAAAAAGCTCCATAATCGTGCCCGTATAGTCCACTAAATTCCTGGACTTACGTAGCTTTGTACCTAAAGCTTTATTTAATTCTTGTACGGTACGTTGGTAATTTCTTTCTAATTTCAGGTAATGCAACCGCATCACATTAGCGGCCTTAACAGCACTCAAATCTCCTCCCACTGATTTTATATAAGCACTCACATTTACTATCTGCTGATAGTCTATTTCGATAGTTTTTTCTTCATCGGTGCCCTCATTCAAAACCAAAGAATAATACCGTTTGGGGCTTAAATCACGTTCTTCTTTAGCCCATTCCGACGCAACATATAAATCTTTAACTACGTCGGTGGATTCGGTGATATAATCAGGCGCATTTTGCATAATGCGCTCTCTATCCTGCTCTGTCAATCCCTTACTCATATCACATTTTCATGTTATAACAGCCACAACCCATCAGATAGGCTACCGCATCACATTCGTGCCTACCATCCCAATATCTTAAAAACTCTACAAGGTTTTTATCATGCGCCTTATCCACTACCATACTAACAAATAAAACCCCATCCTGACAAAATACATTGGCTAACAAACAATTATTATTTATTATCAGTAAATCATTGACACGTTCTTTGTAAATCGAATTTGGGAATTTACGTGAAATAGCATCAATAAAAAACTCTGAAGGAACTCCGTTAGAGGGGTATTTCATCATCTGTCGATTCATCCAGCAACATTTGCGGATACGTTTATTTTTCTTATGATAAATAACTAAAGCACCAATCAGTACAATAATACTAAATCCCAAACATTCACAAACTATTTCCATCGTGTTAAAAGTCTAAATTGTTTCTATTCCGAGCATATAAAGTAATATCCCCAATTTCAACATACCACCATTCGGTACGGGTGGCAGCTTTAAATCTAGTGGGAAATTCGCTGAACCGGGGATAACATTCTTTTATTACTACCAAAGTGTTTTCTGGAAAGCCGTGCCCGCTTTCATTATGGCGGACACGACATATATCTCCAACACCAATTCGTTTCTGGCTCATGGCTTTACTTTTTGGGTTCTTCATCTTCTGCCATTACACAGTATGTGTTTAAGAACTGTATAGCTACCGAAACGGCATTTTCCAGTGAAACGCGTGAGACTTTGGCCGGGTCTAAAACCTCAGCTTCAAATAAATCAATCACTTCTCCACTTACCGGATTTAAACCAAAAAACCACTCAGGAGCATTTTCAACTGCAATTGAAATCTTATCGGCATTGATACCCGAATTAACACAAAGCTGACGGAACGGAGCAAATAAAGCCTCAGCAACCACTTCCATCCCCATATTGAAATCGGTAGAAGTATTTATAGCCTCCTTTTTAACTACCAAAGCAGCCCGAAAATGAACAGTAGCTCCTCCAGGAATATACCCTTCATCTATTGCGGCCCGTGTTGCAGCAATTGCATCATCCACACGATCTTTGCGTTCTTTAGTTTCAACTTCGCTGTTTCCACCTACATAAATAATTGCAGCTCCTCCGGTAAGTTTAGCAATTCTTTCCCGACATTTTTCGATGTCAAAACTATTTGTAAATGAATCTATCTGAGATTTAATTGCAGCTACCCGGGTGTTTACTTCTTCCTCACTACCTGCTCCACCCACAAGCACCGTTCTGGTTGATGAAACAACTGCCCGGTCACATTCTCCCAACCAGTCTACTCCTGCTTCGGTCACCGGATGACCATATTCATCCCCCACTACCTGTGCACCAATTTTAACAGCCAAATCCATCAACAAATCCTTCTGAATTTGCCCATACCCCGGTGCTTTTACAAAACATGCCTTCAATCCATTTGTTTGCTGCACATTCATCACCAAAAATTTTACTACATCATTGCTCATATTAGGAGCAACAATGAGTAAACTCCGTTTCACCGTGTAAACTGACTGTACAATAGCCATAATTTCCTGAACATAATTGATATTCTGTCCAAAAACCAAAACATACGGTTTATCCAAAACAGCTTCAATACGTTCCGGGTCAGTTACAAAATAGGGGTTAACCAAACCTTTTTCCCACTGGAAGCCTGTTGATACCTCAATTGAGGTTTCTACTCCTTTAGCACTTTCTTCAACGGTAATTACACCGTCGTTACCTACTTTAGTAATAGCTTCTTTAATCAGATAACCAATCTCTTCATCTCCGTTAGCTGAAACAGTTGCTATTTGCCGGATTTTATCAAAATCATCAACAGCAATTTTCTGAGATTTAGATTCAATAAACTCCACAGCACATTGAGTGGCGTATTCTATACCCCGTTTAAAATCCTGAGGATTTTTAACGAAATGCATCTTTTTCATACCCTCCTTAATTAGGGCATGCGTCAAAATTGTAGCGGTTGTTGTACCGTCCCCGGCTTCATCACAAGTTTTAGCAGCTACAGTTTTCACTAGGGTAGCCCCCATTCTTTTTATAGGGTCGTTGGTATCATAGGCCCGAGCAACGGTAACCCCATCTTTAGTAATGTGAGGTATGCCATACCCTTTATCGATAATTACGGTATGCCCGTTCGGGCCAAGTGTGGAGGCCACCGCCTCCGTTAACTCTTCAATACCTGCAAATAAAGATTCTTGTGCTTGCTGTTTAAATAAAATTCTTGTATCCATTGTTATCAGTTTTTTATTTTAACGTTAATCCTTAGTGATTTGATCAGGGTTCCACTCACATTTACCACCTGCACAAGCCGTACCTATTTCACTACCAGCTTCTTTAAACGAATTTTCCCATTCTATTTTCGAGTAATCAACAGGTTTCATCTTGCAAATGTGCTGCCATTTGTGAAAAGCATTTACATGTTTTAAACAATAGGAAGTCAGTTTACGATCTCCGTTCATGTACTTGTCGGCAAAGCCGTTAAACCGCCGAACCCAATCTTTACGACGCTCTACAAGACGTTTTAAATAATCAATTACACAATTTACATCACTGAAACAAACTCCGTCTATATCGACTAAAAACCGTCCGTTATGAATATTGTTAATAATATACTGGCTAATATCTTCATCGGTAAGTTCTAACAATTTTGAATTTATCCCCAACGCAGCATTACAAGCCTCCCAAACGTCTTCAAAAACATCCATTGCATCTATAATTAGACCACTAGATAAAATTGCTCCTGCTCCATACCGTTCAGCCAATTCTTTTTCATCAAGCACCTCAGTAAATGGAGCCTGAGGGTAATCTAAATCACCAAAAGATGATAACAAACTGATACCACCAAATTCACTACGATGCTCCCAAATAAATTCACGTGTTTCATCCCACTCGTCCGGTTTTACCGTACAGGTATTTGAAACATTCATCCGTAATGTTGGGTTTTCTTTTGTAGAGGGGTGATCAAAATTAGTTCCATATTCAATCCAATTTTGCTTGGTCAACAAAACTAGTTTTAAGAATTCTACAGCTGAAACATCTTTTCTTAAAAGAGCATTTTTAGGTAACGTAACCGGGAAACAAATTACACTTTCAGTATTTTTCAACCACGCACTTTTTTCAATACAAAACGGATTGACTTCCTTCCATTCTTGTAGAGATTGTTCAACATTAGCTGCCTGAATGTGTCTTATATAATGTTTTGCGTGACCTGGAGTAATGCCTGAAAGAGTGCCTAATAACTGAGAACTATTACCCGACGGTTTCACAACTGTACAACGTGCAGCCGGATTAATGCCTATTAATTGGGCCATCCGCTGGTTGGTCTGCTTTACAATTTCAGCCCCCCTGCGTTGTATTTCAGGATTGAATAAAATATCAGGATTTTCACAAAACCCTGTAATACCTACACCAATTAAAGCATCCCTTTCCGCAATAAGACTAGACCATTTTTCAAGCACCTTAAAATTAGTATACCCGGCTTGCATAGTACAAATAATAGAAGCGGCCTCACAAGCTTTATAAAAATCCTCTTCGGTTTGAATTTTGCCACCATTAATTTCTGCCAAATTACAAAAACCCCATCCACTATGCCACTGATCGTCTTCCCCTTTATATTTAGGGAATAAACCTACTTCGCCACAATTATGCACCAAAATTCCAGCACAATTTTCATATTTTTCATCACCTGATGTGATGATATAAAAATTGTGATTATCTTCTACGGTTAAATCATAAACAGATTCAACTCCACACGGAGTAACAGAAACAACTGTGATATTCTTATCAACTGTTACCTTATCAGTTGATAAATATGTACGATCATCATCTTCTTCAACGTAAGGTCTGCCAGATAACACCCACTCCCTTAAATTTGCTATTTTACCACCAAATCTATTTTTAGATAAATTTTTAGGGAATCGACTGTCTAATTTATTACAGGCTTCACATGAAATATATCCACCATTTTCATGAACTTTTTTAGCTATTTCAAATAATTCCTTATTAGACAACCCCTTATATCGACCATTTTTAGATAAAGTGGTTGATAAAGACATATTGTGTGAATATTTTTCTTTATCCTTGATTCTAAATACCGGGTTATTATCTCCTTGTCTTTCTATGGCTGTTTTTTGTAAATGATTTTCCTTTGATAAAAGATGCAAATTTTTTATAAAATCTCCACCATTATTATCAATGTGATCAATTTCAAAACCCTCTGGTACGGCTCCATGATTATATTCCCATATCATTCGATATTGGCGGGCAAACCCATTTGTTACAGAACAAATTGTTCTATACTTAGTTTTCACAGTAAAAAACTTTTCTAAAGGCTTACCCACACATTTAACAGCCTCTAAATAAGAGCCATCTTTTAAAGCTAATCGATGATCAGGCGTACATTTAAAAGATGAACCGTCTGAAAGCTCCACTTTAACTACTTCCTTTTCCCCGGTTTTAAAAGCTTTAGCCTTTTTAATTTCAGCTTTCCACTTCTTACCAAAACGCCCCTTAAAATTGTTAAATCTTGATGAATAAACTGGAAATTCTTCACCAGATAAAGCCAATTCTCCAATTGAAACAGCATTTCGACCATCTGCTACAGCTACCAATGTTTCTCCCGTAAAACAAGGATTATACACAAACATAGGTGAATCTATAAATACGAAACCGGGTTCACCAAGATTCTTCGTATAATCGAATATTTTATCATATACTGATTTAGAAGTAGTAGGCAAAATAGCGGCTGAATTGTTAGCCCGGCAAAGTTCTGGATAGGTAGTCATCCAGTCTCCAGTCTTACAGGAAGCCATTTGCCAGTCATCAGCGTCAAATATGCTAATCATCGCACTACGGCGCACACCTCCGGCAATCACGCTATCTGCAAATATGCAGATAATATAATGCAGTTCAAAAGGGCTTAATTTGCGGTTTCGTATTTTATCCAAAAATACTTTCACTTTGTCCAAAGCCTTTTTAAGTGGCTCAGGGCCGGGGGCACGAAATCCCCCACGAATAGGAGCACCTAATGGACGAATCTGTGAATAATTAAATTTTATTTCGGGGCCTCCTTCATAATAATTCGTTAAAAGCTTTCCAGCAGCAGCGGCCCACCCTTCTATGGTATCAGGTATTGCAAATTCTTCTATATGCGATGTATGATTAAACCCTTTAGGAATCGGTAAATTCTTTACATGAACCTTTTGCACACTATAGCCTACCCCACAACCACACAAAAGCAAATACATAATTTCCTCAAACACCCGAACTCTATCCACATAAGTAGCAGAACAGTTATAAAACCTGCTATGCTTTTCAAGCATCAATTCCCCACCATATTGCAGAGCACGTTGAGCACCAAGAACCTTCTGTTCTAAATATAATTCTTTTGCTTTATTTATCAGGGAAAGAAATTCTTCACGATTTTCTTCTGAAACCTTAGAAGAATAAAACTGTAGATGCATGTTCATAACCCGATTAACAGCATCTTCCCAACTTTCTTTTTTACCTGAATGAGTTTGAGCATATTTACTCAAAAATACATACTCCCCTATAATGGGGCGTCCATCAATTTCTACCATAAAAAAAAACCTTAAATGAATTTTTATTTTTCTTTATCGGGCTGCTGAGGGCCAATAATACAACACGGCATTTTATTGCCTAATGTTAAAACCAAAAAATCCCGTCGTATTTTATTGTTTTTCTTCGCAGCTTCGTTTACAATAGCTACAAATATACTGTTTTCAATTTCTAAATACAAGGGTTGCGGGGTGTATTTTTCATTCTTTTCAAGAGCTATTTGCAGCTTAACTCTTTCTTTTTGAAAATGTGTTCGTAATATTTCCTCGGTCGGTAAAATACCCACAAAAGATTTGATTCCCTTACAGGAAACCAACCCCTGACCTTTCGAATCGACTAAATATAAATCCGCAGGTTTTTGTTCAATTTTCTTTTTCATAGTATAATTATATAATTAACAATATATTAATTCTCTTTTAGCTCGGGTAATGCCTACGAATTTAAGACATTTTTCAGCATACAATGACAATTCCGTGGTTGCATAGGGACTGGGTAAAAGTTCAGGTTTTAAAAAGAAAACTCTGTCGGCCTCTAAGCCCTTAGATTTATGTATAGTTGACAAAATAATAGAATTGTTATCAGCATTTTCAACAAAAATATCATAGATGACAGAACGTACTTTATTTAAATCCCCAAAATACTCAAACAAACTTATAAGAATATTCACCTTTTCGTCCAGCTTATCATAAGTTTCACTTTTAGTGGGATGTTTTACTCCTTTTTCAGCCAATCTATTTTCACAATCAAGCAATATTCTCTCAAAGTCATAAATATCATTTACACTATCTATCATCGTCACCAATTCATCTCCAAGTTCACGGCCCATTATTACACAACGCTTACCCAACCGAATTAATTGAATAAATGCATCTATTAAAGGTGCATTATTACGGCATAAAATAAAATCTCCGTGTTTTGCCTGTCTAATAGTACCTGTATCTACTATTCCTTTCGGAGCATCGGGTGCAGCAATAATTCCATCCGGAAAAACTGTACAGGCTTCTTCTACCACCGCCTGTGAACAACGATATGTCATGCTTAAAGGCAAACAAACAGTATTAGGTGCGTTTTTAATGTCATTTAGTGAATCTAAATTTGCGCCCATAAAAGAGTAGATGGACTGCTTTTCATCACCAACCGAAATCAGTCTGCCACGGGGTGTGCGGCATCTTTTAACTAGATCGTAGTGTAGGGGGGCAATATCTTGTACCTCATCAACCATTACCACATTATACCGTTTGAAATCTTCCGGTTCTATATAATGTGCGGCATAATACAACATATCGGTAAAATCAATTAAAATTTTACCCCCGCTATTACCACAAAAATAGCTGTCAGTAAACTGAGAACTAAGTTTATGGAGCTGTATGGCCTTCATTGCAATATTTTCATTCACTTCTTCACCATATCTTTCACCCAATTCTATAATTTTAGCTACATCATTAAAAACAAGATTAAAACGCATAATATCATATAATCGGGTAATTCGCATTACTAACCCCGGTATCTTTTTAGGATGAATCCCTTTAAAATCTAATTTTTCCTTACAAAAATTAAAATATTTACCCTCACTAATTGCAAAATTTATATTAAATGCTTTGCATAGCATAGATAACGCGTAAGAATGCAAAGTTGATGCCTTAACTGTTCGGGGTAATCTATTTTGCAATTCACTAGCAATAGATTTATTAAAAGCCATGAAAATACATTCTTTTACTGGAGGTGTTGCTTTAGCTAATTCACATAATGTAAAAGTTTTACCGGAACCTGCTGTGGCACTCACAAAAATATTGCGGTTAGTAGATCGGTATTCCTCTAAAATTGCCTGCTTATATTTATCTAATTGAGCCATACTAAATTATTTCTTCAATATTGTAATTAACATCTAATTTCTGCTCCCATAAAGCATCAAATAAATATGTTCCATTCACTAAATCGAATAATTCTTCAAAATTTGCCCGCACGCAAGGCCCAATCTCACACACATCCCCCATTTTATTTAACTCCTCAAAACGATCAGTTTTTTCTATAAAAATAGAATCAGAACTTTCATGACAAAACCAACTGTATCCTACTAAATCTAGGTCCTGCTCCCATTTATCTTGGGTTTTATAATTTGCCAAACTATCTGCTACATTATTCCCAAATACATCTTCTTCATTCAAATTATTTTCATGACCCGGCAACCATTTTATGCCGAATTTCATTTTACGGCGGCTTTCTATTTCTCTTAAAATATCTTTCCAAATATCAACATTTTTTACCCCTTTCCACCCTTTCATACGCCAGTTTGCCAACCAACCCAATTTAAATGCATTCACACAAAACTGACTATCGCTGGTAATTATAACATGCGTGAACTCATTAGGATCAACCATACGGATTGCGGCCAGTATAGCCATCATCTCCATTCGGGTAGTAGTTGTATTGTAATAACCACGCCGAAGAGTTATTTCTTCATCTCCTACCTTACAATAAACACCAAACCCACCACATTTTCTACCTTGTGTAGTACAACTACCATCAGTCCATATTTTTATAGAAATACGATCATTCATGTCTAACCTTAAATTTTAATGCTAAATCAGTATTAGTTAACCCCCGATTTATTATTCCAGTAATCATATCTTTACTTTCAATAATTTCCCTCATTTCTACATCTATTGTGTCAGGGGAAGCTAAATATATAACGTTTATACTACTCCGTTGACCCATCCGTTCAAGACGTGCTGTAGTTTGTTCTAAATCAGTCGATCTATCCGGGTATTCTATATAAATTAGAGTACTGCAATTACTTTGCAAGCCATCCATGCCTGTCCCGGCAGACTGAATATTTGCGAACAAAACCCGGTGTTTACCGCGTGAAAATTCATCCACTAGTTTTTGTCTTGTTTTACTATCTACTCCACCCTGGATTACAGGGCTTTTGAAATAATCACTTAATTCCTGTAAAGGCTCACGATGTACCCCAAATACTAACAAAGAATCATTTTCATTAGCTTCAAGCCATTCCTCTATATATTTTTTGATAAACTTAATTTTCCCTTCTATGCTCAGCCTTTTCAAGGTTTGAATCATTACCAAATGCGGCGCATTCACCGCGTTATTGGCTTTATTTATGTCAATTTTAGATAAATAAGAAATCAAATCACTTTCAGCCCGCCGATACTCTTTTATATTAGTTATAGGAACATCAACCACCTGTGTAATAAGCGGCGGTAACTCCTTTAAAACATCTCTCTTATTACGTCTTATATATCCAGCTGATTGTAACATCTTATGTAATTCATCCAAATTGCTAAAACCACCCCAATCTACACCAAATGGAGTCTTTTTAGCATCACAATAGCGAAATTTAAATTCAGTTACCGACCCAAAAGTGTTATCAAACTTTCTTATAATCTTAAATGGCTGAATCAAATCCGCTGGTTTATTTTGGGTTAGTGTACCAGTAAGGCCCCAAACATAACGAATGCGGGCAGTTATTTTCAGGACTAATTTAGTCCTTAAAGCCTTTTCATTCTTTAAAAAGTGAATTTCATCTATAGCACAACAACCCCAGTGTTTACATAACAATTCTTTAAATTTTAAAGCGGGTTTATCAGTTCCACGCTGATTTAGTAAATCAAAATTAATGATTACTACATCACTATTCCATATAGTATTCCAATCTACTTTTTTTTTTGGCACGGTCAACCACAGCAACCGATCTATCAGGGTTCCATTTACCCCATTCCTTTTTCCAGTTATATTTTACTGAGGCAGGAGTAATAATAAGGGCAGGAAAGCAATTTAGAATTTCTATCGTTGCGATTTGCTGACCTGTTTTCCCTAAACCACAATCATCTCCATTAATGCAGTTGCCATAATTAATCATATAAGCTATCCCTTCACACTGATAAGGCCGTGGAATAACATGTAACCCAATTTCTATGCATGCAGTTTTAATATCCGAAGCATTAACAATAGAGGAAGGTTCAGTTCTATTTAAAAATCTTTTTGAGGGGAAAGTATATACCCCCTCAATAAAACCATTATCTTTAAGCCACTTTGTTAACGGAGCACTTGTAACCAATGCAAATGGAATATTCCATTCTTTGTTTTCAGGGTTATAGTTTGCGCCTGCAAACTTTTTTACCTCTTTCACTAAAGCAGCATCATAAGAAAACTGAATCTTCCACCAACCGTTAACCTTTCGGTAAAATCTCATCTTCAAAAGTTTTTCTATCAACTATTCTTATTCCAAGCTGTTTGGCTGTTTTCATCTTAGATGATGTACTGTTTAAATCAGCAACCACCAGAACAGTACAGGCTTTAGTCACCCCATTCAACACAGTATGACCCTTTGAAGTAAGTGCCTGTTCTAATTCTTTGCTCCGAAATCCAGTCATACAAACAAACATTTTTTCACCATCAGTAACCTCTATTTTAGGAGATTTGATGTAGGAAATTTGAATCAAAGGGTATGGACAAAATTGGTTTATACCGTTAATGAATGCTCTGGCAAATTTTTCACCTATTCCTGGAATATTAGCAATTAAACAAATCAATCTATCAACAGTTAATCGTTTTAAAACAAACATACCATTTTTTTCTTCTCCAAACTCATCTGAGTTATCCAAAATTTTCTGGCAAATTGTTTCACCTATTTTTCCATCAAAAATATTTAATGCTGTTAGGTACCGGGCCAAAGGTACCCCTTCACCACCAATCAAAAATTTTTGAATTTGTTTATATACTGTCTCACCCCGGCTTTTACCTAAAATCTGCTGCAATTCCTTGCAGGATAAATCAATAATATCGGTATAATAAGTGTATCCATTTTCATACAATTTCCGTAGGGAAGGTTCTTCAAATTCTTCACACCCCATAGTTCTAAAAAAATACACTAATTCACTGATTACTCTTTCTTTACAATCTGGATTTTTACATAGCAAATTTGTTTCAGTTTCATCCCACTCTAACACCTTTCCACACGATGGACATACCTGCATAGATTTTACCTGCTGTTGCATTTCAATACTATTGAAAGAAATTGTTTTTAAATGTTTAGGAATGACATCCCCTGAACGAATAATTTCAATAATAGCACCGGGGCAAATGTTTCTTTCGATGAGTGTTTTTGCATTATAAGCCGTTGCCCGGCTCACTGTGGCTCCATCCATTTCAACCGGGTCGATTACTATTACAGGATTAAGTACTCCGGTTTTACCTATCCCGTATTCAATACTTTTCACAGTTGTTTGGTAAACATCACACCATTCTTCACGCTTAAAGGCTATAGCATAGCCCGGATTACCATTATTAAGTCTTCCAATTTCAGAACGTACTTTGGCCTCATCCACTTCAATAACTATCCCATCAATTTTATATTTGTCATTAAATACGTTGTATAAATCTTCATTAAGAAATGAATTCAATTCTATATCCTTTAACCCCAATAATGTAGAAATAAAATATATTTTCCAATCTGCCACAAATTCCTCACCATAAGCATTTTTCATTTTCAGGAGTTGAACATTCTTATTTAAATGAGATTCATCACACCCATACCGAATAAAATCAACAGAATCGATGAAAGAACTTTTATATCCATCTGGCGAATTAAACAGGCCTGCCACCATGTTACGCGCATTTTTATAATTAAAATCCCTGCATTCATTTTTCAGATAAGTAAAAGTCCTTTTAGGTAAAATAGCTTCCCCCCAAGTGTACAGGGGTACATCTTCGGACCCAGGTATGGGTTTGTTCATACGTTTGTAATGCAAACTGCTCTTTTGCCCCATGACACCATCACCACGTGTCCATGCGTCATTAACTGATTCGTCAACAACTAAACTAATCCCATCAAATTTAGGAGTAATAATAACAGTTTTACACCCGGCATCTGACATTTTTTGTAACCATTTTCGAAGCTCTTTAAGAGTCTTCACCTTTTCAAGACTGAACATAGGAACAGGCAATTTCTCCATTCTATCCTCAGCTTTCTCAACTATACCCTTCTCAAAAAATTTATCTTTTGGGTTATTTTGCCACAATTTTTCTACCAGTTTATCATATTCGATATCCGATATTTGCGGCTTACCCATACGGTAAGCCGCATTTAATTTTATCAGTTGTTCCCTAAGGGAATTAATTTCTTTGGTATTCAATTTTGTTGCCATAACTAAACCTTTATTATAATTTGTCCTAACAAGCGAATTTCTTAAATAATGTCACATATTCATAATATTCAGTTTCACTAAACACCCAACCCTCACCATAAATATCAGTAATCAAACGTTTAATCATTCGAATAATACCAGCTTTCTTCTGATTAATTATGGTATTCAATTCACAAACTGCTGCAACTGCTTTATAATAAGCTTCCCCTTCGGCACTCATTAAAAGACCATCATATTGTTCTCTTTCACCTCTGATTTCTGATAATTCCCTCATTTTTGAAATGATTTTTTCTCTTCTTTGTGCATTTGTTTTCATAACTGGTAATCTTTATTGTTTGACATCACAAAAGTGCAAAGAATTTTGGAATTAACCAAGAATTATCTTGAAAATCTACTTATCATAGCCCAACATTTTCCCCATAGCCTTTCTTTTACGCATTTCTTTTTCATCTCCGGCCCCCCGTTTTATTTCTTTATCAAAACGATGTCGCAAAATTTCCTTTTTCTTTTCATCCGGTTGACCACCAAATGTATTAACACTGAATTCCGGTATAGTTTCACCCTCAGCAACTTCTTCAAATTCCATCACACACCCACAATTAGGGCATTTAAATTCAGTTTTAGGTACCATTTTATGTGCTTTGGCATCGTATGCCATCCGAAAAGTTCCGACATTTTGCCGGGTATTAAACTCTTTACATGTGTTATTTTTACAAATTAAATAATAACTCATAAATAATGCCTCCTTCCGTATTCTGCTATTAAAAGACTATCAACCAAATTATCATCAGGTTTTTTACATGCCTCTGTTCGGCGCAAATCATGGTTAGGAAATAAACGCTGGGCAGCAAGAATAGACATAACCTTTTTATTAGGATTTACTTTAACCCCTTCGTGCATTTCTTTCTGCCATTTTTTAGGAGAAACCAATACAATGGGCAACCCGCACATAACGAATCCCATACGTAAAAGACCACAAACTAATCCGAAATTAAAAGTCGCTCCAGCAGAACTACCATATAATGCATGCACGTCTTCTATGACAACAATTGTTTTAGCCGGATCACACTCCTCTGAAATTTTAAAAATCAAATCGGCCAACCCATGCAAATCCAATTCTTTACCTACTTTAGGCATTGCATAATGTGTTATGCCGGATACATTCATCACGGTAATAAACCCTTCTTTACCGGGGTCAACCCCTATCACAGTCTTATCTAATTTCATAATTTTCCTTTTCAGCAGAATAATCAAACCCAAGTAATCGATACTGATTTTCCAAAAAAGCTAAACCTGCCAACTGCGCAATAAATTCATCATCATTTCTAATTTCATCAGGGTTTTTCCAGCTTTTACTATGCATTTTATATACTTTGTTTTCACAAATTGCAAGCACTTCACAATGTATACTCTTACATATTTCAGCCCCTTTTATGCCTGTAGGAGTATTAATCGATTTAACATTTATTTCTATCTTAACATTCATAACCAACTATATTATCATCTTATTCTATATAACTATACCCATTTTCTTTCACTACTGTTAGTGTAGTAACCCCGGCCCTAATATTCATGACATGACTAATTATATAAATTGGATAACCACACCCATCAAGAGATTCAAGCAGTAAAGAAAGCCCTAACGGATCAGTACCCTCAAGAACTTCATCAATATTTAGGAAATGCAACCCTCCCCACTCATTCGTTCCGTTAATCATTTCCTGCATAGCCTGAATTAAGGCTACTTCTACCCGTGCGCGTTCACCTCCGCTAAAAGACCAAAACGATTTATATTCACCCTCACCATTTATAACGAAAACGGTGATTTCAGCTTTAATTTTACCTTTCGAATCCCGTTTAAACCCTTCTATACATAAACGCAGTTCTGACCGCTGTTTTTGTAAAGCTGAATTAGCAAAATCCTGAATTATTTTTAATTGTTCACAGGCTAAAGACATTTTAAATTCTTTGAATCTTAACCCCCATTGCATCATATCAGAAATTTGCTTCTCACATTCTTCACATTCTTTACGTGCCTTTTCAAGCTTTTTCTGAGTTAGGGTCACTAGCCCGGTAAGTTCTTCCTCACGGGTTTGTATTTCTTCTTGTTCGGCCCTTTCAAGCTGTTCTGCCAGTTGTACGCTTCTTTCATCACATTCAGCCTGAACCCCCCGGTTATGATCTATATATTCTTTACAGGTGGTGATTAACTGATTTTTACTGGCAATTTCACCCTTAATGCGGGTTATTTCCGATTGAACCTTACGGACAGCCTTTATAGTTTCCTGCTCTTTTGCTCGTACCCCTGATATTTTTTCCTCAAACTTTTTAAGTTGTTTTTCAAAATCAGCAAGTTCTTGAAGTGCAACTTTTGATAAAGTGTCATGTTCCTGCGCCTCACCCCTTTTTCGGGCAATTTCAGCGCGGGTTTTATTGATATCTATTGAACTATCAGTAATTACAAATTCCGTACCACAATGAGGACATTTTACTGCACCTTTCAATATGGCAGCTAATTTATTAGTTTCAGCTTCGAGCTGAATAGAGGCAGCTAAATGATTCTTTCTTTTTTTACGAATTTCTTCCACCTTTTTATCAGTCGATTCTCTTTCAACTGAAATAGCATCATACTGATCTTTATAATCAATTTCCTCTAATAGGAGTAGCTGCTTAGTGGCTTCACTAATTTTTATCTGATTTTCCTTTATATCTTTTTCAGCCAGTTTAATAGTAGAAAGGGATTGCTGAATTTTTTCTTCAGCCCGGTCATACCGATTTATAGTTGTATCAATTTCATCATTTAAACGTTCTATTAGACGAAGTTTTTCATCTTCAAGGTTACGTTCTTGCTCTTCCTTTAATTGATGGTTATAGACATTCAATTCACCCTCTATTGTGTGAAGTTTACCTAAAGCTATCGATTTTTTATTTTCAAGAGGTTTTACTTTTTCTTTAATCAGGGCATCAGATTCATCTAATTGCTCCGCCTTGATGAACCGATTAATTAATGAAAGCTTATCAGTATTCGACGACGAAACAAAAGATTTAAAATTTTCTTTATTAATAATGTAATAATTTTTCAAATCTTCGGCTGAAATTCCTATCCATTTTAAAATGAAAGCATTACCATCATTAACAGTAGCATACTGAACAGAATTAACTTCCTCGTTGATAGTCAGTTCCAGGACAGCTGATCCTTTTACTTTCAATACCCGGTGAATATTCAGAGTTTCTTTTCGAACAGGGCAATAAATATCCAACCAAATATGAGCTTCTTCTTCGCCCCATGTAATTAAATCCCTATCTAGTGTCTGTTTACGAAGAGGGGTTGCAAGTATTGCATACGCAATACCTGCCATCATTGTACTCTTGCCTGCTCCATTGGTTTCCTTTGATTCTATTTCAGTCAAATTTTTACCCTGAATCAGTACAGGATTCTTTATAAAAGTGTGTTCAAGACTTTTAAAAGACAAAAAATTTTCTAATTTTAGAGATACAATTTCCATGGTTATAAAATTGATACAATTTCACTTTCAATTTCAGCCATCAGGTTCTCATCTTCAATTAGAGTTTCACGTGCTCTTTCAGCCCCTTGACCAATATTTTTACCTTTATACTTATAAAAAGCCCCGGCTTTTTGAATGATATTTTTATCCACCCCAATTTGAATCAGCTCCGAAGCCTTATCTATACCCTCTCCAAAACGAATGTCAAATTCTGCTTTACGCAACGGTGGAGCCACTTTATTTTTTGCTACCTTCACTTTCACGTGATTGGCAGTTTCTTCACCCCGTTCTCCAAGTGTTCCCGCTTTAGTTACTTCAAGCACCTGTGAGGTATAAAAACCTAATGCTTTACCTCCTGGAGTAGTAGTGGGATTACCGTATGCAATACCGATTTTTTCACGGAATTGATTGATGAAAAGCATAATGATTCCGTTATCAGCTAAATCTTTTGTAAAACCCGGTAACCATGCAGACATTAGTCTTGCCAGTACACCCATCTTAGCATCCCCAACATCAGCATCTAAATAACATTTAGGAAACATGGCTGCAACACTATCCATCACCACTGCACAAATTTCTTTCGATTTTATCAGCTCACGAATAATTTCCAAACATTCCTCGGCAGTACCCGGCTGAAACAGTAAAAATTTATTAGCTGATATATCAACACCGATTGCCTCAACATAATCCATGTCTATGGCATTTTCTTTATCTATATAGGCTACAGCCTTACCTGTGGCCTGCTGAGCTTCCCGGCAAGCAGTCAGAGCTAAAGTGGTTTTACCACTTGATTCATAACCACGAATTTCTATAATTCTACCCTTTGGGTACCCTCCACCTAGAGCAAGATCAAGTGAAAGACTACCGGAAGAAATAAACTCAACACCCTGTTGATTATTACCAGCAATAACCTCTTTACCAAATTTCTTTTGTAGGGATGCAACTAAATCTTCTATTCCTGCCATTGCATTATTTCTTTTAATAATTTATAACCAGTACTGTAATCATACCCTTTTTCCTCACAAAACGTTTGAAATTTCTGTTTTAAATCACTACCTGAAATCTCCTGAATTAAAGTGGCTTCTTCTACATTTTCAACCTCCACATCTTCATATTTTGCCTTTACAGTAATACCATTATCAGTAAACCATTTCTTATTAATAGATTTAACAGCCTGCTGATCACCAGTAATAACAACACGAATATTCGCCTCTGTACTATCTGTTTTAGATAACGACAACAATTCATCTTTAGTAACCTTAGCCGCATTTACTTCTATCGTTTTATACGGCTTAAAAGAAGCCTTTACTAAATCAAAACTTAAATTGTCATACAGCACTGTAAATCCCTTTTCCTCATCTTCACCAAAATTATTCTGTCTTGTAGCAGGTAAATGAAAAACATTTACCCCCGGTTGATGTGCGTTATGATAATGACCTAAAAAGACTTTTCCATAATTTTTAAATAAAGAAAGCTTTATTTTACTTTCTACTTTTGTGCCATCGTTATTTATACTACCCTGAACAGCAATGTGACTAAATAAAACAGATTTTTTACTTGGAGGAGGGTCTAAAGTGCCAAATTTTTCTAGCCACACATCCTGTGTATAAAAAGGAATAAAACTGAAATGTACTCCATTGACTACTTGAATTTCAGGTACTTCAATAAGCTTGAACCCAGGGTGAAATTTGTAGGGGGTTAAAAAACTTTCATCAGCTGTGTAATCCGTTTTGTCATGATTTCCAGGAATGCATTTAATCTGAATTCCAGCCTGATAGTACATTTCAATCATTTCAGTCAAACAGGTCAGGATTTCCTGACGTTGGCTTAACCGTGAATCAAATATATCCCCCAACCAAATAACTATGCTGACACCTATTTCTTTGGCTAAAGCTATTTCTTGTTCCGCTAAATCTAACAATTCTAAAGCGTTATCTTCTTTGAGGTGTTTATCAGTACTGACAATTGCAATTGGTTTCTTAGACATAATTCCATATTATTAATTTGCCCGGTAATGAACCGGGCAAAATTGGTTTTACTTTTGTTGTCTTTCTTTCTGTAATCGTCGAATCCGATCAATGGCTTTTTCTCCTGATGGAGAATTAGCATCTTCCGGTGGGTTTATTCCCGCCACCTTTTTTGAAACCTTTTCAGGCCGTTTTTTACTTTCAGGTTCGGGTTCTTCAGATGAATCATCATTATCTTCTTCCTCAGGTTCATCCCAACCCGGCAAATGCGGAATATCATACTCAAAATCTTCTTTATTTAAAGCTTTTTGATAGTATTCCTCCAATTCTTCTCCTTCTAATTCAAGCTCTTCATATTCATCCCCGTACTGACGAATAAATTCAGCATTCACAGCAGCTAGTTTTTCCTCAGGGGTGGGGCCGTTTACTTTCTTTTTAGCGGTAGCTTTTTTACCGGGTACGGCTTTCGTTTTTTGTTTCACAGGTCTCTCTTCCTCTTCGTCGAAGTTATTCACCTTTTCCTCGTCATCACCCCCAAAAGGCAAATCATCATCACCCTCTTCAATACCTACATTGTCAAGACTGTCGGCCCATTTAGACATTTCTTCAACCATATCCAAAAAATCTTCCTGCTCAAAAATATTGTAATCAGGATTATTTTCATCGAAACGTTTTAGACCATCTAAAGCCATTTCAAAGTCCTTTTTCTGATAGGAGTTGACATAAATCTTTTTCAAACTCGGCAGTGTTTCAAGCTCCTCCAAAACTTTATCAGGCACCGCATACTGTGCAAAAAAGTCATCCCAGTTCTGACCTACTTTAGGCGGTAAAGACTTAATAGTGTCTACTGTTTTACCCTTGTCATCTTTACTTCTTGTCCACTGTAACGGAAATCCTGTGGTTGGATCGCTGAACATATCGATTTCTGCCTCATCATTTTGAGCACAAATTTGAGCAGATTCCCGGTTTAAAGCTTCCATTAATTTCGGTTTAAAAGCATCCCGGTAAATTTTACCCTCAATATAAGCATAAAACACATACTCTAATTGCGGACGAATACCCCAAACCCATTTACCATTATAACGGTAACCTGTCACAGGGGCTAAAAATTTATCCTTATCCTTTTTATCCTGAATTTGCTCAGCTTTTTCATATACCCGTTTGATATATTCTTCAATAATATCAAACTTAAACCCTCCATGAAGGGTAGCAATGAAAATTTTCTTTCGTTTTACTTCTTTTTTACCAGTAGGTTTACGATCCTCACCTCTTTGTTCCACCTCGACATCTAATTGTGCTGTCAACATAGGAACATAAGGACTGTCACCCGGTTCATGGGCTGGTAAAATTCGTTTAATAGTTGTTCCGTCTGTCTGAGACCAAAACTTGGCAAACTCATTCTTTTCACCATAAAAAGTGTCATACTGTTTTGACTGTTTTACGGTAGACTGCACCGTTTTAAGCGGTGCAGCTTTGTACTTATTTCTATCAAAAGCCATAAAATGTAATGTTAATTAATATAATCGATCACGTTTTTAACGATTTCCTGTCCTGCCTGTTTGAATTCTTCAATTAATTCCTTTAAATCCTTTGCTGTTTCACTTGATTCTAATAAAGCTACTTTTAAAACCACCTGTTCCAATGAAAGCCCAAAAGCCACATCATCCATCTTACCACCAATATGTCTTTTTGATTTCGAATCTTTAAATTCATACAAATCAAACCTATCCTTTGCTGCTTCACATGGTTTAATCCAAAATTTATCGGTAAGCTTAATATAATCCTCAAAACAAATTTCTTTAGTTTCCATAACCATTAACTTTAAATCATAACCCTAAATCTTCAATTACTGCATCATTCAAATCCTGTAAGGCACCATCATAACCACCTCTTAAAATAACCACTGAATTTCCTTCAATACTTACTTCAATATTTAAATTTTCTGCGCAACTATAAACTGAATCTATAATTTCACTTCTTAATTCATCATTGTACTGACTTTCGAATAATAATTTCTGAATTTTCATGACTAATTGTTTTTAATGCTTTTGACATTACAAATGTAGTGCAAAATTCAGAAATAACCAAGAAAAATCTTTAAAATCCTTTCTTTTTTATGAAAAAAGAATTTACTTCCCCCTCAACCAATTCATTCAAAAACTCAGTAGGAGTTACAGGTTTTAAAAGATTGTTCAGCTTTTTAGACTTATCCTGAACAGCCCACTGTAATGCGTCAAGCATGCCAAAATTTTTCTGAGCGTCAATGTATTCAACACATAATTCCTGATATGCTTCATCTAAATATAAGGCTTCATCAAGAGATTTTTCTGACATTTTAATAGATTCACCCTCGATAGTAAATTTACCTCCGTTAATATTAGCCTCTCTTCTCCAACCCCGTTTCAAATCAGCTTCCATAACTTCCTTTTCAAGCTTCTTTTCAAGCATTTTCTTTTCTGCTTCGGCCCGAAGCATACCGACTTTATTTAAAAGAGCACTAACGGTTACAGCTTCACCATAAAGATTTGTGTAATCAATAGAAGTTAATCTATCTATATCTAATACGTCATCAAACCCATTTGTAACCAATGTTACTGGGGTTTCTGAAAAATGTACTAATAATTCCATGATATTCTGTTTGTTAGTTCTATAATGTTAATGTCACTATGTTAGTTTCAAAACTAACTCTGATTATATTTTGTTCCCTCCGTTTATCCCATGATAAAGTTCCATTTATAATAATCAGGTTATATTTAGCCGATTGAAGTAAATTTTCTAATTGGGCATATTCAGTTTGGAATACTACAATTTCAATAAATTCATAGTTAGATTCGAGTACTAAGCGGCAAAATGATTCCCCTTTTCGGGTCTTTTTAACCTCCATTTCAGAAACATAACCTGCTACTATCACATAACCATTATTAGGTCTGTTGTCAGGGTCTAAACACTCTTCTAACGGACAATATTCATATAAATCATAAAACTGACCCCTGCCATATTTTTCATAAATAGATTTATAATCAAAGAAGGCTAACCCCGAAAGCTTTTTCTGCAATAAAGACCACCACCACGAATCATTCACGTGATTATCGGCTCCCCGTAAAATAGGGTCATCGTCTTTTATTTGCTTCTTTTCAGTACCTAAAAATTGTACCAATAAATCCACACGCTCTTTAGGAGAAGTAATATTTTCCAGTGCATCAAATGCCCCGGTTAAAATTAAATTCTGTATTATCCGGCTGTTTACTGCTGACCCTTTCCAGCGGTTACGGCTTATAAAGTCCTGTAAAGAATAATACTGACCATTTTCCTGACGTTCCTTTAAAATTTGTGTTGCTGCCTTTTCAGCCACTTGTTTTACTCCTGTTATAGACCAATATAAAGCCTTTTCTTTAAAATTAATAATAACATCAGTGTCCGATATATTAATATCTACTGGCCGCACCGTACATACACCTGTTTTATTAATTTCAGCAATATACTGCGGATAGTCTTTATCCTCAGCGTATTTAAAAGCTACAGACCAGTATTCTATCGGGTAATGAACTTTGACCCACTGGGAAATATACCCGGTAATAGCATAAGCAGCAGCATGGCTTCTATTAAATAAATAGGTAGATGCCTTATCAATAGCCTCCCAAACTTCTTCACTATATTTCTGAGTAACATTAAAATTATCACGATAATACGGGATAAATCTTTCCTGATACTGTTGCAAAGCTTCATATTTCTTTTTTACCATAGCCTTACGAACATCATCCGCTTCTACCAGAGACAAACCACCCAATTTTTTACACAACTCCATAATTTGCTCCTGATAACAGAAAACACCGTATGTATTTTTCAAAATTTCTTCGGTACCGACAAAATATTCTACTTTACTACGTCCTTCTTTACGTGCAATGTATTCATTATGGAAACCATTTTCCATCGCACCGGGGCGATATAAAGAGATGGCAGCAATTAAATCCTCTATATTTTCAGGCTTCATCTGTTTGCAATACCCCGTCAACCCACTGCTACCAAAGTGAAAATTATCTTCATTCCATCCATTTTGAAAATATCTATAAACTTCTGGATCATCTAATGGTACACTAAAAATATCAAGATCAGTACCTTCATGTTCTTTCACAAGACGTACCATATCCTGAAATTTATCAAATTGTTTCACACCAAGCACATCCTCTTTTAAAAACCCGGCCGCATCCATTTCACCACCTTCCCATTCTGTTACGTACTCATCCCCCTGTTTACGAATTGGAACCCACCGAAACATATCATACTCATCAGGGAAAACCATCATAGCACAGGCATGTATACTCTGTGCTTTAGGAGCAGGCATAATCAACATTACTTCGTTAATCAAATCAGGGTGATCTAACACAAATTTTTTCACCCGGCTATGTGCACAAGCAATTTTAAATAAATCTTCGGGCTTTCGGTCCTTTACATCGAAAACTTTCATCATTTCATTCACTTCCTGAAATTCAAGCCCATACAACCGCGACATATCTTTTATTGCTGCCCGAAGCTGTAACGCACTATAAGTTCCCACAGAACAAACCTGATTCCACCCATAGCGTTCTTCCATATATTTTTTAACGCGGGGTCTATCTTCACCCGGATAGTCACAATCAATATCCGGCAAAGAAACTTTAACACGACCTGCATTCAAAAATCTCTCAAATAGTAGATTATAACGCATGGGGTCAAGCTTTGTAATTCCTAACAAAAACGATACAAGACACCCCCCTGCTGATCCACGTGAAATACCCGTCATAATACCATTACGATGGCACCAGTTAATAATATCCCACGTAATTAAAAAATAATCGATTGCTTCACCAAGTTTTATTACACCCACTTCCCTATCTATACGTTCAGCAATAGTCTCTTCACCCCATTCATCAAGTAATTCAGGATGACGTTCCAAACCAAGGTCTATAAGATGCCAAAAGAGATCCTCATTTGTTTCAAACTGAGCTGATTCCTCAGGTGTCATTTTATAACGCGGTAAATGACGCTTTTTCACATCAATGGTAAAATCCATCGCATCTGCCAAATCATTTAAAAGCTGAACAGCTTCTTCAAAACGATTATAAGCTTTTTCAACTCCAGCATCTGAATCAGGGAACATAGCCGCTAATTCCATAAAATACTGATCGTTTGTTTTAAAATACTGGTTATTGCTTTCATAGGCAGTAGTTCCACCGATACTATGCAGCCGGGGCCGAATACAACTGTATTCTTCATCTAAATACCATGCATCAACAGCCGCTACAGGAATTAATTCTGAATCATTAAAAAATTTTCTAAGATTCAGCAAATAATTTTTATCCCTTTCGTTATCTACATATTCACAAGGGTCTAACTGATACAAAGCTGCATCTATTTTTAACCCTTTCAGTTTGTCATAATCGGTAGTTTTAGGATCTAAAAATAAAATCAAATTTTCATTACCGTCAGTGATTTTCCTAAAATCATCAAGACCTATATACTTAGGATTGTCACAGTTAATAAATTTGTTAATAGTTAACAAATCCCTCCACCCTATTTCATTCCTAACATAAACCTTTACCGTAAAACGGTAATCGTTCTTTTCGTCAAGAACGGTACATTCCATACCAATAACACTTTTCAAACCATTTTTCTGACACTCTTCCTGAAATTTAAGTGCCCCGGCTAAAGTGTTTTTTTCACAAATACCTAAAGTATGAATTCCTAAAAATTTTGCCTTTTTACACCAGTCTGAATAAGTACCCGAACCAGAAGTAAGTTCATATTGCCCATGAACTCCCAAAAATACCTGAATAGGAAATTCCTGATTTGCCTGCCCTAAATATTTCAACCGAATCAATTTTACCGAATTTTCTGAACCCTTTGGGAGCATATAATAAACCCCTCCAAAACTAAAGGCATAATAATCACAATCTGTTTCAACAGACCCTTCGGAATTTCCTTTTCGGGCATCATCAGCAGGAACACCTACAAAATTAAAATCATCATCAAACAGTGCACCATCAAAAGCAGGTTTGTATAATTCAAAAGTCTTACCATCTATTTCAACAATAAAATCTGAAATAACATCATAAGACATTAAATTATCATCCAAGTATTTTAAAAAATTTTCCATACTAATACCGGGTAACAATGTTAATCAATTCAGCTGTAATATTATCTCCATCCTTAAAACCTTTGTTAATAAAATACCGGGCAAAATTTTCACTGACATGATCATTAATTTCATACCGGGGTGACTTGTAATCACAAAAAATAAACTTCACGTCTTTTGACATCATTTTACCTACGTTTAAAATAGCCACGACCTCCTCAGCAAAACGAACAGAACCAAACGCAATATCAGCTGTATATGCATCAAATTCATCCAATTTAACCCATTCCTCTGTTATTCTTTTGACTGTCCAATCAGCCCACACTGCTGGTCCAGCTAATGTTTTTATATATTCTCCACAACGTTGTAAAAGTTGTCGTCCAGTCACCATCGAAGCATAAGGGGTGTCAGTTAATGGGTTAGTAGGAGTGGTAATCACCTGTCCGTTATTTTTCCAGTATGAATACGAATCACTATTAATGTCCATTTTAGCAGCTTTACCAGTTAAAATAAAAGCTAATGTTTCACGTATTCCATCACTAAAATCCCCATCAAGTGTTTTAATACCCTTAATAGTATTGGCACGTTTTAACTGATCTAATCTATATGATTTTCCACTGCCAATCGCTCCAATAAACCCATAAACAATTCCTTTATCCTTCATAAGTCATAATAAATTTTAAAATACTTTTAAAATAAGTCCAATTGTTGGAATACTCTTTAAACATTTCCTCACAGTTTTTTATCACTGCTTTCAGTTTACAGGTATTATTCCCCAATGCTTCTTCATTTTTACAAAAAATCCACAAATCTAAAATGTCACACATTTTAAACAGTAAAAACTGCATATGTGTCATATATTCCTTTAAAGCCTCATCACTATAACCCGATAAAGTAGAATCACTATTACAAATTTCTTTTTCAATTATGTGCCACGCCTCACGGGTTTTATCATTATAGCTTTTCACGCAGTGGTTTAAATCTCCTGTCACACTTTCTAAAAAGTCATGCATTAGCACCTTCTCAAAAACATTAATGTCATAAGAAATATTTTCCTCAGAAGCAAACCATCTGAAAAGCATTCCAACTACAAAAGAATGCTCTAAAAGATTGTAACCACGATGATGTGGTGTGTTGGGTAGCCGATGAATATCTTTCATCCCCAATAGAAGGCGTATTTTTTTGTCATTCATATTACTTAAATAAATCATTCAACAACGGGTTATAAAACTCAACAGGTTCTTTCAACCAATATCTTAAAAATACCCGACCCCAATCTAAAAATAATGGATTTAATGAACTGGTTAAATGTGCCAAAGCCTCTTCTTTACTGGTAATAATACCCTCCCGGCACGACTTTTCAAACTTTAAAAGAGCTTGAATATTAATATCAAATTCATCCAACGAAAAATGGGTATTGGGGTAAGTAAATTCTAAATGTGTTGCAAAAGATTCAATATCTAATTGCGCAATTTGTTTCACTAACGGCCAAAAATCCTCATACACATGTAAATTATCTACTTTGTGAAAATAGGAACCAACGGGCACGCCCACCATAGCAGCTACATATTCCTGCATCAAAGTAAAATTAAACACATTAACTGCTGAAAAACCCCAGATAACATCATTACTACGCATATCCACATAGCAATTCATCTTACCATTCACTACCATGAAATGAATAGAACGTGTGCAAGGAGTATCTTTTGTCACTAAAAGACCAGCTTTTCCATTTATTTTTGTTACTCGTGCATCAAAATCATCTGCCACGGGATCAGCTATACTGATAACCGCTTCACGGGTGTGAATGTCTTCATTAAACTTTTCAATCACAAACCGTAATTGATCAGTTTTTTCCTGACTAGAACCAATACCCGCACCTTTATACTGACGGTAAAAAGTATAATCTAAAAAATTATAATTCATAGCTTCATAGTTATCTCCAAATCTACGAATACGAGGCCCATATCCGGCACGCATATGCAAACCATCATCACTAAAATTTTTTAGATTTTTTACATAGGTGGCAGGCATTTCTAAATGATTGTCACCACTAGCAATCCAAAGGGATTCAACCCACCCCAAAGTCTTATTCCACTTTCTTTCAGGAATATGGATATATCGATTCGTAGGGTTTGTGATTTCTATTATGACTGCCGATGGAATTTCAAGACACTTAAAATTTCGTCTTTGTACCTCTATCCCGTTTCGGGATAAAGCCTGACATACGGCTATTAAAGCCGTATCTAAATTTTCTGTTTTTATATACATGGTTAATCTAATTTTACTCCCCATTTTTCAGGGAAAATATAACTAATTTTATTACGGCTTTCTGTATAAGTATGTTTGATTCTCTTGCCTTTAATCTTTAAATCTGACGGGTTTATCCCAGCTCCCCGACAATATTTATCAGTTTCACAAAAACAATTTTGTAAATCAATTAAAGTGGGTAAACGATTGGGTAAAGGGGTAAATTTCATACCCGTTTCTTTTTCAAATTTATAAAGAAGCTCTTCAAAATTTTTATGAACCCACTTAATAACTCCTACATAATCACACTTTCTTGCGTCCTGAAAAGTTCTTTCAATTCCACGAATTGAACCGGGTCCAGTTATAACAAAATCATTTTCTGAAAAATTAAATAAGGGGCTGTAATTCATATCTATGGCAAATTGCTGAGCAGTAAAATCCCCATGAATTCTCATTTTCCGAAAAGTGGTATATAAATCTTCCAAACTTTGTGCTTCTAAAAAATCATATAGATGTCCATTCTGGAAAATTTCATCATCCCAAATCCGAAAATGAGCACGGTGTTTACTCAAATGTTTTATGTAAGCATATTCTGGAAAGGGATAAAAGAAACATCCTATGATATAGGCATCTCCATAAATAGACACACCCTCCTTTATTTTTTCATCTAAAAACTTAGCAATATTTTCAAACCCTGTTTCATAGGTAATATCACCAAATTCCTTTTCAAGCAAATCCCAGGTTTCACACTTGTTAAAATGCTTAAAAAGCAAAATTCGAAAAAACATATCTTCCGGTTCATACTGCTTGCCATTATAAATAACACGCCGTATTAAATACTGGCTTACTCGGTCAAGACATCGGTAAACATTAGTAAACTTAAAATTATTTAGAATTTCATCCTCTGTCCATGGGGCGGGTTCACCTTTATATTTACGCCAAAAGATGTTCATACGTTCACAAATCCAATACAAATACCAAGCAAAATTATCATTAGGAAGTGGGATGCTTTTTGTTTTCATTTCTTTAAATTTTCAAAAGAATTCTTTTCAATATAATCTTTATTTTTCTCACAGTACTCACGAAAATTCTCACAGTACTCACGAAACCCAAAATAATCTAAAATATGTTCTCCACAATCTTCAATAGAAGAATCATAGGGATGGTAAAGAATGACAACGTTTCCTCCAGCTGCATTTACATCTACAGCCTCTTTTTCCGCTACTTGCCAATCATTTTCAAATGTATGACGTTTACCCCACATGGCTTGACCAGAATTTGGCTTACCTGATCGTAATTCTATTCTTCCCTGATACACATCCAACTGATCAGGTTCATAGCAATACCTAAGATGAAGTATATTACTAAACCCTAAATTTTGGCTCAAATAATGTGGTCTATAACGCCACGAGGCCGTCATTCCAGAACCCTCCATTAATACATTAATGCCCTGACTTGAAATATCCCGTAAGAGAGCACAAAGATTGTTAGCACTTCCAAGTTTACCCGTTACTGAATCTAACCCCTGCCAGCGTTTTATGCCCCCCTTTTCATAAAACTTGCCAAAAGCAATTAAATTGAAAGATTCACAATAAATGCCTATTTCTTTCTGCTTACCATCGATAACAGCTGTATAGGGGATAAACTTCTCACCAATCGATTCAAGCCAAGAAAGAAAGAGGTAAACCCGTGTGGATTTACCGCTTCCTGAGATTCCCTTCACTAAAACAATAGCAGGACCTGTCATACCTTATTTCTTTTTGGTGGTTTTCTTCGGTGCTGCTTTTCCGGCTGCCTCTTCATACAATTTAAGGGCCGTTACACGTTTTTTAATTGGTTTTTCATCCCCAAATTTCACCATACATTTTTCTTTTCCATCACCACTCCGATACAACCGAACAATTTCACCCACATCGGTGCCTTCTTTCAAAGTCACTTTTACTCCAACTTTCATTCCCGGCATTTCTTCTGATTCATCAATATTTTGTCGTTTAGTCTGGCGCGGTTCATCCTTTTTATTAGAATGCTCTTTTGCCATCTTACGGTCAACTCGTGATGGGGTTTTACGGTTTTTCTGGCGGGCATCAAATTCCTTCTCAGCCTTTTCAAGGCGGGCTTCCTCTTCGGGGGTTAACTGATCATTTTCAGTTTCAACTTCACCATCAGTTTCAACCTCTGATGTAGCTTTCTTTTTATCAGCAGCTTTTTTCTTAGGAGCCTTCTCAGCCTTTTCAAGGCGGGCTTCCTCTTCGGGGGTTTCATCCTTTTCAACTACTTCCTGCTTCTTTTTTGGAACAGATTTTTTGATTGGTTCAGCAGCTTGTTCTGAAAGATCAACACCTTTCTTTTTTAACAAATCAGTAGCCACTTTCACCTCTACTTCTGTAGAATCCGGGTTGTTAACAACGGTCAACAATTTTTTTTCATCGTAATTCCGAAACTTCATTCGGACTGTTAAAGCATTTACAGCCATATTCTTAATATTTAAATTGGTTAATTGTTTTCGTTTGACAATGCAAATATAATGGATTTATTTAAATCTGAAAAGATTTTCGGAGATAATTTTCCCTAAAATTTTCCAGAATGCCCAAACCCCCCATCTGCTCTTTGAGTTTCAGTTAATTCACTCACCAATCCCACTTGGCAAATTTCGGCGTGTTCAATTTTATTGATAACCATTTGACAAATTCTTTCACCATCTTCAATCACAGCTTCTTTATCACTCAAATTGATTATAATCACTCCGATTTCACCTCTATAGTCGGAATCTATAGTTCCAGGGGTATTTAATACTGTTAAACCTTCTTTCAAAGCCAACCCGCTACGGGGACGGATTTGTGCTTCATATCCCTCGGGTAATTCAATAAATAAACCTGTAGGGATCAATTGACGACCTAGTGGAGGTAACACTACCTTACCATCAGGTAAAAATGCCCGTAAATCCATACCAGCAGATTCTGAAGTTTTGTAACTAGGCAATTCATGCCCACTACAATTAAAAATCTTTACTTTCATGTCATTCTTAATTTAAAGATTAAACTTAGTTTAAAAGAAAAATGTTATAATTTTCTTAAATTTTAACTTCAACTTTATTATAGAAAAATGTGATAGGGTCTACTGCACCACGCAAAACCTCATCCAAATAATCTATATCAATATTACCGGGGTCAATCCCCTCTTTACGTATAGCAGTCACCCATACAGCTGGAAATATTTCACGCATACGAAGTGCAGTTTCTTTACTTTCGTTAATAGTTCCGTAATCATATAACAAAATAACGTTACTAACGTTTTTCTTCTTTAAAGCTTCAATCTGCCCTCTTCCAATATTATTGCCAAAGGTAAAACAGCATTTAATATCATCCATTTGCTGTAAACCTAATAAATTATCAATATTTACTTTATCAAAAATGCCTTCAACAATAATAACTGTATGGGTTTTACCTCTAATAATTTCATCACAGCCACCCAATAAATCCTGAAAATTATTTTCTGAGTTTCTATAACGTAATATTAACTCAGCTTTGTGTTGTTTATAATCTTCAAGATTATTTTTATGCCATTCTTTAGTATACCTGCTACGTGCCCACCATGCTACACAAACCCCATCCACTTTCATTTTAAAAACAATAAAGTTTTTAAGTTTCGGCTCTAACGGAGATTCCGTATAAGAAGGTTCAAATTCTGCATAGTGTTCAGAACGAAAACCCCTACCATTCAAATAATCATCACTAACCAATGGTTTCAACCGGAATGGTAATTTTACAGGCTTCAATTTTTCACCTTCTTCCTGCTCATCATTTAATTCATCAAACCATTCAGGTTTATTCTCCTGAATTCCCCCTATTTTAGGACATCCGGCCAACTCTTCAACACGTGGTGTGTAAATCTTTTTGGCAAGGTCTGTCCGATTGAGCTTTTTTAAAAACTCATATAGACTAACCTTACGTGGACATTTCCAGCAATGGTAAGTCGCTATTCCAGTGTCATTAAAAATAATCCCCCATTTACCCGATTTGCCACAAAATGGACATTCCATACTTTTATTCGTCATCCACCCCTGAGTTCCAAAAGGGGTCAAGTTGAAATCCGAAATAATTCTATCTTTATCGTACTTCATTACACTTTCTTTTTCTTAGGTGGAATTTTCTTAAATGAATCAGGTTCTTCTTGATCATCATCACAAGCAACCATTCTAGTAGCATATACACCCGGTTCTACTTCTACCCTTTCTTTACGAAATTTTTTAGGAGTACCGTCAGATTTTCTGGTTCGTTTAGTATCCAGTCTTTCCATAGCTGACATTTCCAAAACTTCCTCAACTGTAGTAGACCTACCCATATCGTAAAAGTATCCATTTTCATAATTTGTAGGAATACGAATTATGATACCGTTATTCTTATAATTTCTAAGCTTATCACAATAAATGCGGGCAATTTTAGCGTTAGTTTCCTCTAAAGTCATATTACCTGTCAGCACAAAAGAAAAAGGCTTCACCAATGTTCTATCCCCTTCGGTATTTTGCCGGGTTAAAACCCGGCTTGGATCATTCCACAATTCAAATGGTACATCTCCGGTTTGAGTTACTGTCACCACTGCACAATCATAAGTTTTTGCAATATCTTTCAACCGTTGTGCGACTTTTTGCAAACGATATTTTATAAAATTCGGATCAAAATCTATCTTTTTATTTTCACCTGTCAGCATCAAATCAATAGAATCGATGCCAATCAAATCCGGGTAATACCCATATTCTTTTTTATAATCTTCGATTACCTGAATTAAATCCGCTACGGTCATATCCATCATTTCTTCTGAAGCATACACATCTATGTCACTTTTTACAGTAATTGCCCGGTTAATGATGGTTTTTAAACGCTTTCGGGTTTCTTCCGAAATATCACCCCGCATAATTTTAGAATAAGTGGTATTAGCCAGCATTTGCCCAAATTTCACCATAGCTTCATCGGCCCCACCTTCTAGCTGAATGTGCAAAACATGCATGTGAGCAATAGAAGTGTTGTACCATCCAATATATTTTAAAAAAGTCGATTTACCAACACCTGAACGCATAATCATCAAAGCCGTATCTTGCCGGGGGATTCCTCCATCTGTTAAATCATCTAAAGTAGTAATTCCAAAAGGAATTTTAGCCCTGCGAATTTCATCTTCGGCCTTACGTTGAGTTTCCCCAATATTACGCATGAAATCCCGATAAACACGTCTGAATTTACCATTCTGATTCAGTAATGAAAAACTATTTATTTCATACATTCTCTTTTCCAGCAAAGCCATTGCCTCCTCAGGCCTCCCTTCATTATACATATCAGAGATTTCATGCTGTGTAGCAACAAAAGTCTGACGGCGAATGAATGTTTCAAGTTGTTTCACCATTGGCTCAAATTCAGGCACAGGAATTGCTTTCACCTCTGTTATCTTTTTAACCACATCCTGATTACCCGGATAAGCCATTTCAACCATGCCATACGTTGCCAAATTGCCACTTTTAAGCAAATTATCTGACAACACCTTTAGCATTGCTTTACAACCACCTAATTCTCTTGGAAAATTGCTTAAATCTATATTTTCACAAACTAATCCTGCATATACTTTATTGCTAAAAGCAAGCCTCAACATTTCTTCAACGAAATTAGGGCTTAAAATAGCTTCTACTCTTTTGTTCATATCTAAACCGCATCTACTTTTATCATAACAGTATTTTCTCTTAATTCATTTATAGCCATAAAAGAAGACGAAACCGTATCATCGTGCCCGCTTATACTTTCAAGTGTTCCCTTATCTGATCTAAAGGCTATTGAATTAAATTCACCGAACATTTGTTCGACTGTTTTACGTGTATCCGGATGAAAAGGGCATTTTACTACTCCTCTTTCAAATAAAGCAGCTAAAGAAGCCCAACCCGTTCTTAAATCTTTTTTATTACCTGCCGTTGTCGTGAATGGGGCAACATTTCTTACACCCATTTGTTCACACATATCAGCCAAAATAGATTGAAAACCATTATTTTCAACTACTATTTTATTCGGCTTAAAAAGCCGATCTAGAATTTGAATTTTAGATATTTGTTCATTATATGATAATCCTTGTTTTCGAAATAAATACAATAAATAATAATTCCCTTGAATATCCTTACCCCACACGGAATAACACGTATAGTCAGCCCCCACATTTCCGGAAGCACCAAAGTCACATCCAATTACTGTACGCACTAATTTAATAGGAAATGATTCAACATTTTCTACCAATTTAATTGTCTCCATACCAATGGTGCTTCTCATCAAAATTTCCCATGGAAAAATGGTGCTATCATCCGAAATAGGAACCACTAAATATTCCCTACTGAATACCATTGTACCAAGAGAACGTTTTTCCTCCATCAACTTTTTAAAAGTAAATCTATCAGGAGCTAAAAGCCGCCCATCAGGAAAAATAGCTGGATATTCAAAAACTTTAAATTTAGGGTCTTTCTTTAAATCAGAATAAAGATCATCTTGCTGATATGGTGTGCCGTCTACAATATTATATCCGTATGGCTCAACGATAGGAGTAATGGCACCTTTAAACAGATCTCTCAACTTCTCACGCTGTTCCAATGAATAGATGCTACTCTCGTCAGGTAAGTCATCACTGACCGCTGCCCCCACGTGAAGACCACGAATAAACCCATCCTTACCACGTAAATGCAGTTTAGTTCCATTTTCACATTCTATACTAGTAGCGGCTAAACTAGCTTTTCCACCCGGATTCAGTTTGTAAGCTATAGCTTCATTTATACGAATTTCCTCAACTATTTTATCAACATGCTCCTTACCTAATTTTTCAGTATTAGTGATAATACATGTCTCCTGACGGTTTTTATTATCCGGTTTATCCGGCTTCATAAAACTAGGCCGATTATAACTATATAATCTCCACAATGGAAAAGCTAAACAAAACTCATATGAATTGTGTACTACCGTGCCATCTTCAAGTTGAAACAGATGATCACCATCACACATAAACCCATAATAAGCTCCTTTAGGAAGTTCTGTAATGGTAATATCACTCTTTATCAAGAGTGGCTGGTCATAGGAAAACACCCGGTAACCTTTCATTCTACGCTGCTTTTTAACAGGGAATTTAATAAACTTACCAGTATCTACTTCCACATACTCTTTATGTTTTGAATCCCACAAACATAAAGTATGCGCCCGGTTTACAGTATAAGAAATACCATTTTCCTGATCTATCCTAAATAGGGTACCAACACCCATGTGACGGGTTAATACTTTTCGCGGGGTGAAATCCACACCCATTACTTCCATGCCGGGGTATATATCTTCTATATTTTTAACCGTCCAATCCGCCATTAAAACAGGTGTACCAGCAGCAAAACATTTACCATGTGAACGAGCAGCCAAAAAAGCTATATTAGGATATAACTGAATCATATTACCCCATTCCAAATTTCTCCACCCCTGTCGAAAATTTGGAAGCATTGTTGTTTTAAAATAGTTATACGAATGAATTTTCAACGTTTCATCCATCGATTCTTTTAGCTGATCCACGTAATTTAAACGTTCGGTGTCCAACGTTTTATTTAATGACAAAACATTATTTGTTTGTTTAAAAATTTCTGTCATTAGGCTGTCTATATCCCCACCGTACCCGTCTAATAACTGATTTATAGCAACTGGAGGGAGTGCCTCTAAAATATTGAAAGTTGTCGAAAACACCGTTTCCAGCTGTTTATACGACAACTTCAAATCCCCATTGAAATTAATCATTGCGCTAACTGAAATGTTTCTCTAAACCTGGATTCTATTGTTTGTGTAGGTACCTGAGCAGCTCCTTCTCCACGTAAAACTGAAATATATTTCATAAAAAGAAGTGCATTAGCTCGTGTATCATTCAAAGCCCGGTGAGCATCCACTAATTCAACACCTTCTTTGCGACAACACGTTCCAAGCTTATAGTCTGTTTGTTCAGTTGCCCGGTAATATGCCATCTTTTGTGTATCTTCTACCCATCTAACATATTCCCAAAGATCATCTTTATGAAATTCAAATAACCCTTCTATAAAAGGTATATCAAACCCTTGAAAATTATGACCACACAAAACGGCCTTTACCTTGTTATTTTTATATGTAGTCAAAATATTCTTATAATCATAGTAAACATCTTCTATATCCAAACCGTTATCATTCAAATAATTCTGACTTAATCCGTGTGTTTGCTCAGCCGCAGGTGACCAAATATAATCCTCCTTGTAAGGTTTAATAATAGCGTCATACTCCTTCACAATTTTCATTTCAAAAAGGTCTACAACAACCGCTGCGACTTCAACCAATAAAATATCCCAAAATGCTTTTACTTCTGGTTTTCCTTTCCCACCTTTACTTGGTAAACCCGAAGTTTCGGTGTCTGATACAATAACGTATCTTAAATTTGCTTGTGCCATATTTTCCTCCTATTTCAAAAAGTATTTTAATTGTTCAATATCTTCGTTTCTATTATCAAAATCATCATATATCAATTCTAACTTTAAAACTGGGTTTTTCTCAGCCACCAACCCCTCTGGAAAGTCATTAATCATAATAGCAGGTTCTCCATCAAAGGTAACAAAAGGATGAAAATTGATGATGTAATTTTTCCTCAAAACCTGCCCACCTCTATCTTTAAAAGTGATAATTCTTGATTTATTTTGCTTTTCAATATTCAAAACCAAATTTTCCAAAACCTCAAGAATATCATCATCTGTATATTCATCAGGGCTTGATAGAACTTTGTAAATTAAAGTTTCACCCAATGCTCTGGCAATTCGAGCAAAGTAATCTAACATCTCATAATCCATATTATTTCCTATTACCAAATTCATACTTATAATGACACTCCGGACAACATAATTCTATATTATCCTTTTCTAATCTAAGTTCAGGAAACGCCCCTTTAGATTTCTTGTGGCTAAAGTAAACAGCCTTCATCGGTTCGGGTAATGTCACACCACATTTTACACATCTATGCGGACGTTCGGCCCATATCTCCATAAATAATTCTTTTTCACCTGTAGCCTTTCTGGGTTTAATAGGTTTTAACTTACTTTTTTCTATAGCTACCTCAACCTTACTTTTTCCATTATGTAAACGCTTATAGTTGCATTCCTCACATAATTGTTTGGTTCGGTTAGCTATAAACCTAACCTTTCCACAATCCAAACAAATACCAAACTTATTGAATTTAGAAATCGCCATAGTTTTCTTTATGTGTTTTTATACGCATATTCACACAATTATCTATAATAGGAGAATATGACTTTTCAACTTCTTCAAATAAACTTTCACCTAATTTATTCCGTGTAGCAAATAACAACTCACAATCCTTTTTAAAAGGACATTCATTACACATAACGTCATCCGGATTATAAGGGTTGCTTCCATATTTTGCCTGACAAAAATTAGGCCCTGTTATGCGGGACATACGATACCTCTCTTTACGTAAAATTTCTGCTGAAACAGGTTTATAAGTATCTGATTTTACAGGATTTTTCAAACTACGTTCTGCAACCCATTTATGAACATAAAATTTTATCCCATCGTCATATTCAGCCCATCTTCTCCATGCTTCTTTACCCATAAACCAGATAGGCATTGGCCGCAATTGGTGATCCTGATGAGCGTACACATAAAACTGAAATGTTAAAAATTCCCAGACAAAATCAACTCCACCTGTGGGTGGAATACTTTGTAAAAAAGAAATAACCGCGTCACGATGCCGTGGTTTATCCATTTTTATCGTGCGCGGCATTTCTCTAGTTGCCTTTATCTGTAGATATTCGTAAATTCTTAAAATTATATTTATGGATGTTTCGTAATCGTAAATCATAGCTAAATCCAACTTATAGCTATATTTACGCTTTCTGTAGTTGGATAGGTTATAGGTCTATATATCCGCCCAGTGGGATCCTTAGGATCAGGTTCACAAACATCATTAAATTGATGTCGAGCAGCTTCAATATCAACATGCCGACAAACCCATAAACCAACCTCATCTCCTGGATTTAAACGGCCTATTTCCAAAACGGTGTCCGCAGTCATTTCCACAAATTTTGCATGAAATGGTTTACCAAACACTGTTTCAACATTTTCCATAAACTTTTGATTATATTTATTTTTGCCGTTTAACACTCCAATAGCCATCTTATAGGAACAAATGGCATCCTCAGGAATAATTACATTCACCTTTACTTGTGCAACGGGTGTATCATAGTCATTTCGTAGTATGATGGCCCGATATTCATCCCTATTATTTTTCATAGTCATGACCGATAATTCATCAAATAAATTACCAAAGTCATCATTAACTACTTTAGTGCTAGATTTATAGCCTCCTAAAGACCTATCTGAATTAGGCTGTGGGCTGTCATACCCTACAGTTGTTGTGTAATATAAATTCATATTTTAAATCTTTTTAAACTCAGCTTGTACTGAATATAATGGTTCTGAAACCGTAAAAGTTTTTGTTTCGTGTCTTACGATTGGGCCTGAATCTGTTGCAAAAGAAAATGCTGCAACAAACTGGTATCCTTCATTTTCTTTTATAGTCACATCCCAAGCTCCATTATTAAATACAATTTGTATAATCCCCGCTCCGCTAGGCTGAACCCCCCAAATAGGATTGCTGCTACTAACTTTTACTAAAAACTGCTCCGCAGTAGAGCCTCCATCTATAGGCTGAACCCCAAAAGATTCTGTGCCACCATCATTATCAACCACCTCAAAATCCCAATATTCGTCAAATTTAGCAGTAATAGTTACATTTTTATTTACACTGTATGAAAATGGATTAGCATTCGACAATAATTGCACCCCATCATACCAGCCTAAAAACATATTATTACCAATCGATTTTGCATATAAATTAACAGCAGTACCCCCCACAACTTCAATAGTGTCACTTGCTTTTCCTGCTGCTGAATCATTTATTCCTATACTGCCTTTAGTAGTATCCCCGGTTTCGGTATTTACTATAATAGTGTACTTATCTGGATTTGGATTTTCTTCCAAAGTTACCGGAAAAGTTTCATTTTTATTAGTGATAGTGTGATTACCACTTTGTGGATAAAAACCCGGTTTTGAAACAGACCATTCTACATTTAAACCAACCGCCCCACTAATAGTGGAAGTTTGTCTTCCATTCATCATCACTATTGCGTCGGAGGGCGTCGGCACAATAGTGAACGAAAAAACCTCTACGGCTCCACCTCCAAATCCATTCCAGTATGGACATAAATTTGTATCATATCTCTCATCCAAAACAGTAACAACGTTCCCAGTCAAATCTCTTCTAACACGGCCAATATAAAATTCATTTTCGGCCCGGCTTGTAAAATCTGAAACCTTTTCTACCTGAAATTGAACTCTATTATAAGAGTAAAGACCTTGCGATTGACTATCAGTAAACCTGCGACCCATTGGAACACTCCCCAAAATAACTACTCTTAACTGTTGTTCAGCCTGAAACGGATATCCACTGGATAGCACTAAATTATTATCATTAATAATATCAACAACTTGGTAAACTGAATTGTTTAAAGGTTCTGATCCATCATCTTTTATAAATCTGATAGCTGTTGCCACATTTGATTGACCCCTCACTAAATTAGCAAAGTTCACCGTACCAGAAAGATTGCCATTTGTATCAACCTGAACGTAACCGGGTTCAAAGTTTTCTTCCACACAAACTGCTTTTAAATAATACGTTTGATCATCAGCCGGAACACCTGAAAAATTTATTGTATCATTAACATAAAAAGCTTTCAGGTCTGAGGTTATAATGTAACCTCCTTTAATATCAACCCCTCCAACAGTTGTTGATTTTTCGGTAGTAAACGGTACCCCCGGAACACCACCGGGGGAAACTAAACCAAAGCTTGTTGAAAGGGACAACATTGCCCTGATCACATCAGCCTCAGCAGAAAATTGAATCATTCGATTCAATTCTTCTTTTTCTAAAAATGTATTTCTATGAATATTTATCTTACTCATTTTATTTAGTTTTAAATAGTTTCTACTGTCAACGGATTATCACCTGCATCACCTGACATCGGTGTCACCTTCACCCAATCGGCATTAATATCATCTAATTTCCATTTAACCGAAGATGAAGCTATAAGGCCCATACTACCTCCAGCAGCGGGTAATGTAATTACATCAGGAGAAAAACTCAATGATCCAGCTATCTCAAAAACTGCCTGTACAATAATATCATGATCCCCTAAGAAATAATTAGTCGGATTTCGAGTATCTTCTGTTTTATCTGTAACAATTATATATTTTACAAAATTATAACCAGCATTAGGAGTGGCTGTAAAAGTTACTTCTGTGCGTGGAACCCACCCCTCACCTAAACGTTGGCCAGTGATTTTAACTTCACCCCATTCTGGCTGTATTATTTCCATTTCTACAAATAACGGTAATTTCAAAGGAACTTCAATGGTGTAATCTTTATCCATTGTAAGTGAACCAGATTCTTCAACACCTTCATATGATACCGTCCATTTAATCGGTGAATCTAATGGCAATTCAAACCGCACATATCCATTATAATCTGTATATGCTGTTACCCCTGTAGACAAAGTTACTGCGGCTCCATCAACCTTATCACCATTATCAACATTAGACACAATAAACGTCAAAATCCAAGATTTACGAGTAACCCAATCCAACCACTTATATGATACAATATTTTTATAACTAACCAGATATCTCTTAATGAATTCTTCAATATCCTGTTTCGTTCGGGCTGATCTAATCTGGGCATACATTGCAATTACATTTTTTTGCCCTAAATATCCCTGACTAAACGGTAAATCTAACGGTTTCAAAACAATACCTGCCACTGATAAATCAGCAACGTTGCCATCTCTATTCTGTACAATATATGGAGCCATATAAGAAGCAAAAGCCCCACCATCAGAATAAAAGAATTTCAAAGGCCTACCGTTTTCAAAGTTCAAATATAAATCACGGTTTTCATCAGTGTCTTTATCTATATTGTAAATAATCCCACGAAGTTGATAATACACCCCTGGAACCTTGCAAGGGCTTTGATACCTTTCTCCTAAAAAGAAACTGTTTGTAACTTCAAGATCGGTAAGCCTAACCTGCTTTATTAAATTCATTGCTGAATCATAACAATTTACCCCAAATTCTATATTTTGAGGTGGTTGTACTGATCCAACATTCCCAGCTTGATCAGCCTTTAACCAAACAGTTATTTCATAATCTAACCCTCGATATACCTCCATTACTTTTGTTGTATCGGCTTCTGATGAAATACCTACCCGGCCAGTTCCTTTGAATTTAAACACATAAATATCATCCTGATACACTCTTTCAACATCCCCTAAAATAGGGTAGTCAGATAGAGATCCCACACCAATATTTGCGGCCTGCAACAAATTAGTTGACAAATTTTCATCACCTTCAAGATAAATCTCCCACGAATGTTTGGTTATAATCGTATTTGGAGTTGCCTCACCATCAGTAGGTAGACTTAATTCATCTTCTCCAAACGAAATAATTTCACCATAGTTATCACCAGCATAATCCGGCCCAAAATCATACCCTTTTGAAACAGCATTCACGGTTTCTGTACCATACCATGTTGGAGAGGACCAACCCATACACCACCCAACATTTTGAGGTGCTAAAACTCCAAAAATAAATTCATTGGGCTTGGTACACCCGACCAATCTGCGTAATTCCCCATCAACTACACCTCCAGTCTCAGTTATTGCCGGGGTGCCACGTTTACGAAATTGATCTAACCAATTTTTAAACAAATATTTCCTTTGATCAAGTGTTGTGATATTCTCATACACTAAACCCCACCCTTCAATAAACTCCTTCATCAATAACTCACTATTTTCAAGTTCCCTAAATTGACGGGCATAAATCACAACAAATGCAAAAAAGTGAGTTATTGTAAAAAAGAAAGTGCCATAATCATTTTCATTATTTCGGCTAACATATAACGGCACGATACCGGGTTCAAATAGCTTTTCTAAAACATTTAAAGCCCAATCTAATACCTGTGGGTCATCGCTATTAAAAAACGTATTAAAAACTGACTTATCATAAATCATAGAATTCAACCCTACATCATAGGGATCAACTTCTAATTTTCTAAAAAAAGCGACTTGTCTCCTGAATGGGTCTGTTACATAATCTAAAACCAAATCAACCGCATCAGTCAACCTTCCAAGATTTTCTGATACAGCTGAATTCAAAAATTCCCAGTTTGTAAAGTTTGTACCACCATCAACCGAATAACGGTACAAACTTTTATGTCCTTCACGAGCTGTTTTTAACACAGGTATCAACCCGGCAAGGGGTATGACTTGGGTGTGTATTCTATAGCCGTTACCAATTTGTGGAAATATTTTTCTTTCAATTTTTGCCATTTTAATTCCTATTTCTCTTTGCTTTATTACGGCTTACATTTATCCACTCGTTATACACAATATTCGATTCCGGGTTATGATTAATACACTTTATTTCATAACGCTTTGTGCCAAATCTAATGCCCAAAATCTTAAATTTAGGAACTTTGTATAACACGTGTGATAAACTGTCCCGAACACTTATTTTAAAGTCTACAACAGGTGGATTTCCAGTAAAATCTATATCTTGATCAACTATCCACCACTGTGTTGTCTTTTTCCATTCAAATTTACCGGGTGCAGTTTGAATCAATGTATCCCTGTATTCTATCTTAGTTTCAACAACTGTTTTTACAATTTCTTTTATTTGAGGTGGGCGAATTTTCAATTCTTCTATCATTTTCACATCTTCCTCACGTAATTTCTTAAGCTCTTTCACAGTAAGCTGTAATTCATGAATAGTAGCAACATCTTCACCATGCTGTGTCCTTTCATGCTCAATATCAGTTAAAAGAGCTTCTGTATTATTCTTTTCCCTCAAATACTTTTTTCGATTTTGTATCGAAGCACTAACTGAAAAATATAAGGCTAACACCAAACATACAATCAAAATAATTTTCCAGTTTTTCTTTATAAACTTTTTCATTTATTTTCAATATTTATCCAAATTTCTTCACCTGATTCGAAAGCCTTTTTAACCAAATTAGTGACAATGCTAGAAATAGCAAACTGATTTTTCAGCTGTTCTTTACCGGGCACCCTTTCTCCAACTAATATACAACCCTCAGTATGGCCCACATTACTACCTGCATGAATCAATACCCCTAAAAAATGCGGAACATTTTCTATTGATGGATAACTCTTACCAAATTTAGGCGAATATCTATATGTTACTTTATACCTACCAGCAGGTATACAGGTTTCGCCATATTTTTTCTGTGGGCAATTACACATTTTACCTTTAGGAGTATTGGGACACGATACGGGTAAATCACGCAAAGTATCCTCTAAAGTATCTGCTACTTTTACTCCATCAATAAACATTATACCTAATGTTGCTTTGGGTGGAAATTCATCCCTGATAACCTTTATTTCCATAATCATTTTCATTTAAAATTTCACCTTCTTCACAGTCTATCACTCTATTTATTTTACGTTTTGTTATTTTTCGAATAGCTTTAAAAACCGGGTGTTCACTTATATCACCAGCATTCTCCAAAAAAGACCAAAATTCTGTGCCACACACAAACCCTGCTACCATGTTAGGTAATTTCAAGTCCACAAAATCAAAAATTTTTGTATCTAAATAATGTGATAAAGACACAGCAATTAAAGAAAATGCTAATTTATAAATTGTATTCCATGCTTTCGCACTTTCAAAAAACCACCGGGTTTTTCTTCTTTTAGCCCTCTTATAGGAAGCGATACACCCCACTATAAAATCAATGCCTATGAAAATAAAAACCCCCAACAGCATATCCTGTATAGGAGCAAAAGAACCCCAAAAGGCGGCACCAACCCCTGAAAGCCATTGCAAGTTAAAATTTCTCACTTCCATTATCATAATAAAACCGTATATTTACAAATTTTTATGGTGTAAATATACGGTAAAAAATTAGGTTATTAAATTCTAATTTGCCGGGTAAAACACAGGTGAAAATTCCTTTGATAAATCAAACAACACTGATCCGTTCAAATCGCGCATAATAAATTTCTTTATTCGGGGCAACATATAAACTGGAACTGCTTCATCATGCTTTGGATAAAAATCTTCATCTGATACATACTGCACACCTTCGGTATGCTTTACAATATCAAGCAAATTATCCCACTCAACATTTGCACCAGCCTCCCAAAATCTAAAGTCTAAATATTTAGTCAAACCTACCTGAATATTTTTTCGAACGGTAGCCACATCATAACCGGATTCTATTTCACATCTGAAATCAACTCCAGTTTCTCCACCTACTTCATACCAAGAAGCATTTTCAAATTTAATACCCATCAACCTTCCTGACACAATCATGTCACCTATTCCAAAATATGGAGTTGCACCATTTAATAAAACTTGTAATTCCTGTGTAGTAAATTCCTGTCCATTTTGGGTAGCAATTTGAACATGTATAAATGAATCTTCCATCACACCCACAAACATAATTTTTAAAACACGATCATCTATATCCTGCAAAACCTGCGTAAGTTTTTCCAAAGTTCCTTCTGCATAAATATTCTGATGATTCAGTATACGCCTACGAAACATTTCATCATCTTCTTTATCACGACCCCCTACAGCATAATATTCATTCGTACATTCTTTATGTCCTTGAGGTACAGGAGTGACAGTTACAATACTATTTGCATCAACGTTTGTGAATTCTCCTATTGATTCACTCCTCACCTTCACATATCCATAGCCTGATTCTCCGATGGTAAATGTTTTTTCAATTTGAAACCGAACACCGTTTGTACTTACAAATGTATTGATACCTGCTGTATAAGTGGTATTAGGATCACCATATACTCGTATGTAAGTGGAACTACCTAAAGCCCCTTTTCTTGGGGTAACCCCAAATAAAGAAGCAGCCCGATCTAAATAATCTTCGCTAGCTTCTTCTGGAAAAATTTGAGCAGAAACAATTGCTACATCTTTCAAAGCCTTTTGAGCTACTTTAGCCGTACCAAACGCTGCTGCATTTAAAACCGAATTATCAGTAATATCGGTTACTTTATCTGTTTTATTTAAAAACGTTTCTATCCATAAATTTTTCAGAAACGAAATTGTATTGTTTACTTTAGTAATCATAGTTGTATGTTTGTTACAAGAAAATTATTTGTTACTGTCTTAGCATTTATTTTTATAAATAAATTATCTTCTTCTCTGAAAAGATCAATTAAATTAACTTCAACCCACCGGGCATCTCTGCTGAACATATTCAGTAAATCCCTAAAAATAGTAGGATACTGTAAAGCATTAGCGGAACTACCAATCATATCATTAGGAAGCCCATATTCAGGAAATTCAGGAATGCACCCCTTTAAAGAACTGATAATCGTGTTATAAGCTTGTGCAATTGCTGCCTCATATTCTACCGTCGCTAAATCATTATTTTCAAAACGAAAATTAACGTCAATATCTTTACCCAAAATATTTTTAGTTGATAAATTATCTACAATATTAGGAATATCAAAATTTCCTTCATTTCGAATGTTTATTTTAAACATCCCACCGCCATTATTTGCCGAATAATCTTCTTCCTCAACATAATTATTCTTAGCAACATCAAACCAATCATCCTGTGGAGCATTCGATCCCAATTCTTGCACCACTGATTCAAACGTTTCACGGGTTTTCAATACCCTGTCTACAACTACATTACTACCATATCTACCAATAATAGCAGATCGAAGCCAACGTGAAGAATTATTAATCGTCCAAAGCTTTGTTTGACATTCAGTAAAATAATCCAGAATTTCCCACGCATCTATAGTATTAAAACTATTTGCTTTCAACTCAAATAAAGGTTCTATTTCCCTCGTTTGTTTCATTAGACTATCAAGCCTGCCAAAAGAATCCTCTACGTTAACATTTTGCCCGGTATAGTAACTTACTATTATTGGATAGTAAGAATTACAAAACAACACAAAAGATTCAAAAAATTCCTTTATATTGTAACCTGTCACGTTCTTAAATGTATTTAAGGCTGCATTCATAATATTGATCTTGTTACTTTTGTTGCTAACTCATTTACACCTGTTTGCACCGCCGAAGATACAAGCGTATTTAAAGACGATGTTTGCGCTGATATCCTTCTAGAAACAGCTTCCATAGGAGCTAACGCAATCATTGTCAGGTTATAATTCCATATCATGTTTCGAGCCAAATCCTGTGTATATTGCACACCACTTGGGGGAATAACAACCAAAAAACTTTCACCTAATGCCATATTATAAAAATACAGTCTCAAAGGCTTGCCATTCTTACCCAGCCCAACACTTTTACTCGCAATTGCTTTCAAAATCTTTAACACTCCATAACCAGTTTTAACCCCCACATCAAATTCTGAAAAGGAAAGTGTAGTTGATTTACCACTGATAGAAAACAAATCGTATTTTCCAGCTGTTGTACTAAAAGCCGCCCCTTGGACTGGGTTGGCAACATTCAGCAAAATTTTAAAATTTCTACCAAAAGAACCCTTTATGTTTATTTCCTGAGGAGTAAATGAAGGGCTTGTTAAAACTGTAATTCCAGATAAAGACTTTTTTACATTTGTACGGGTCGGTTCGGTTTTTGTGATAGAATCAGGCATCACTGGAAAAGCCAAATAATCAATCACGTGATCTTCGCTATCAGTAAGCTCTAAGGCACACATATATAACTCAAAATCATTGGGAAACATCGCACTTAATGCCTGTGTCCCAATGGTTTTTTCTATACCCTTCATCTTATTTAAAACTGAACTCAAAGCCATAATTTCTATTATTATATTTGATACAAATGTAAAACTTTTTTAGGAGATTTTACCGGGGGCAGTAGTTTGCCCTGTTTGTGCCGTTGCACTTCCGGTGGTTGAAACCGGAATCCCTGCATCTACTTCTCCAGTTTTAACAAAGGTGTCTATCGCATCTGCTAATTCATTCGCAAATATGCTATCGTCTATTTCTGTTTCGGCCCTCATTCGGGTCATTAAATTTAAAATAGCAGATGCCAAACCTGCTTTATCTAATGCCATAATGTTTATTTATTAAAAAATTGTGATAAAAGACTTTCTAATTCTGTGGTTTTTTCAATAGTGGGAGGTAATGGAGTACCACTTGGCCCTACAGCAGTTGAAACAGTAAGTGTTTTAATTGCGTCTACTATTTTGGTTAATAAATCTTTTAATCCTGTACCCGGGTTATTCATAGATACCTTATCGCCCTCAATTTCAAGTGAAGAACTACCCTGCATAATAGATGCCTTACCATCTTTTAATTCAACCTGTGAATCTTGAAATTTAAACAAAGCCTTTTCAGCATCAACCGTATTTTCATACAAAACATCTCCAAGTTTAACAGTAGTCACAACACCATCCGTCGTTACAACCGTTTTAACGACGTTTTTATCATCACCCTCACCATAACTAGCTTCAAAAGTAGAAGTATCCTTATCTAGGCTAAAACCGGACTCATTTTCGGTATCAGGGTCAATTATTTTAGCTTTTAATTTTTTAAAAGCTTCAACTTCGACATTTTCATTTGCCGATATTTTTACATTTCCGGAAGAAACAAGTTCTAAAACAGAATTTTCATCACCTTCAGAAATAATTTTTATATACCCGGCGGGAACCCCTTTTACACTGATAAAAAGATTACCCTCTTTTGCACTTCCGGTGATGGTCAACATACCATCACCCCATCTACGATTCACCACAAATTCCTCATCATCACGTATATCGGTATCCCGTTCTTCATTAATAGTCCCAACTATTAGGGGCTGAGTTTGAAAGGGCTGAGCCACCCAAATAACACCCATCCCCTTTTCACCCACATTTTTCGGAAACTTTACATTCTGTATGGCTTCGTTAGTGATATAGCAATCAAGCATAAAGTTACCACTAGAATCATCTACAATAGCTATTCTAGATTGCCTGAAACAAGTTTCAACAAATTCATCACGATCAACCCCCTCTGGGATAATAACATAACCAAATCCAACTGCCTGTTGTGCTGCTGAATTTTTCTTCAAAGGGGATACCCCCGGTTTACCAATTCTTTTAATCCTCAAACTTGGCATCTTCCTGAAATTTTTGTCTGTTTACAAAATACCTGAAAACGGAAGTATTTAACCCATTTCCATTTTTAAAAGAAGTTACTGTATTATTCTCACTAGAAGTCAAACTTCGCACCTGTACTCCGGTATTATTTGAATGGCCCCGCTCAGCAATTTCTTTTTTCAACCCCTCCAAATTAACAATATTGAAATAAGAATTTTCACCATCAATCAAATCGACCAGCATTCCACGCTCGACAGTTACTATGGTAGTACGGTCTACAGCTTCATTACCAAAGGTAGCAGTATTAGTTACTGCTGTAACATAAAATAACTCGTTTGTCGCTTCTAAAAAGATGAAAGTTCCCACCTTTATGCGCCTATCACCATTTATAGTAATAGTACCCTTACGAGTAAAAGGCAGATAAGCACTAGTTTCAATCACAAACAATAAATCATTCACTAAAGCCTGTGAAAGAGTATTTAGATTCTGTGAACCGTTACGGCCCATAAAACTCTTCTCAGAGATATAAATATCATTAGTTATACAGCGTTTATTTCCATATAATTCACAATATTCATTGAAAAATATAATAGGAACAAAAGCTAACGATGAAAATTGTGAATTTCCCATCATAGCATTCTGAGGCATGATGCGATACCATGCGTACACTCTATCATCATATTGAAGTGACAAGGAAAGTAAATCCTGTGAGGCTATCGTGATATAACTTTCTGAATTGATTACATCTTTCACTGCTTTACCTGTAAACGGTGGTTGACGAACAATTAAATCAAATTCATTCATATACGTGTCACCCCAAAATTCCACAAACGGCTCCTGACAAACTTTATTAAAAAAGTCTAGCAATGTCCCTTCCGGATTTACCAATGAACGATCAACAATTCTTCTATCTTCAAGAGCTTCATCAACAAATACGCGCACCATCTGCCATATTCCTTTTACCTTATTATCTTTTTGCTTGTACTTGTCATCTCCTGTTTCAACGGGTAATTTTTCAGTTATTTTTGCACACGATGCAAATAAACTATCATCTACAATTCCAATGCTTGATAACTGATTAATAACAAACCAAATTACATTGGCAATACGCTGAAAAGAATATGCAAAATAGTAATCATAGGCTCCAGTTATCATATTCCGCTTAAACCAAGCTGATTCCGGGTCTCCTCCATAAAACCACTGGTCAGGGCTACCCTCAACAAACTTTAATGGAATAAAATAGCTGCCATCTTCAACAAATAATTTCGTATAGTCGCGACCCTCTATTTGTATCGAATAATTGTTTATATTTGAACTATAATCTACACGAACTGAATCTACCAAACCCAACATATCCCATATTAATGGGATATCCTTAGTTTCACCTGTTTTTTCATCGGTAACAGTATTTACTGTACCAAGATCAGAAACAGGTACCTCATAAGTCTTATTATTAGTAGGAGCTAATGCCATGTCAGCGTAACGCTCCATTTTTAATTGTTCAAATCTAATAAAAATTAAATCATTATTCTGAACGAATTTTGAAAACCAATCCTGATTTAATTTTCTCTCCTGATTCATCAGGCTCTCCTGATTCACAAATTCATTCCCATAAGAATCTACCTGTAATGTAGAAGTATAAGATACTTCAATTGAAAAACTACCAGCAGATTTATCTTTACTAGTCGAACAATTAACTACCCAAGGACTAATGTCAAACATTTTTCCTAAAGCTCTAACATAGACCCATATACGAATATTTAATGCCTTTACCTGAGCAGATAAAGCCCCGATTATTCCTGTATTACCTTTTACTGAAAGGTAAGTTGATTCAGCAATAGCATCAAAAGGTACATATCCAGAATCTTTTAATAATGCCTGCTGAACTTCTGTCCAAAAAGCGTTAAATTCTGTTTGTTCTAAAAATATATCAGAACCCAAAATTTTTTGCATTTCTGTAGTTATAGAATCGTTAGGCAAATAAACTGTTGTCCCCGGTTTTATATAAGGTACCTCATTATTTTCAATTTCATTTGCGTGAAGCTTCTTTTCCTTTGGAGTATAAAGATCAACAATACGTTTAGAGTTCTTAACCCCTCCTTCTTCAATATTTAGAAACTGTTCAGTAGATAGGTCATATATTAGTTTTTTCTCCAATAAAAAAGACATAAACTGCTCCATCATTAATGGAGCATAATTACCGTCACGACCTTTAAAATCAAATCTTGTATTTTTTGCAGTAGCCATATTATTGTCCAATTATATTCAATGGATTATATAAAAACCTTCTGAGTAAGTCATTTATTTCTGTTAAGTTATCACTTGAACTTTTAGTCCATTGAAGCATTTGTACTTCTCTATCTGTTCGTTCTTTATTATCGACTACTTTTTCAAATTCACCTATTGTTTTACCCAATTTATCTGCAATTGCCGTCAAGCCTTCAACAGTTTTCCTTGTTGATTCACTGGCTGAATCAGCCCTTTGCGGGCCTGTTATTTGTTCGGCTCTTTCTTTGTTGTAACCATCTGTTACAACCTGAATATTCCGAAGTAATTGTTCTCCACTGGCATTTGCATTTTTACCAGTAGTGAGCGATCTTATATCAGACCATGTTAAGTCAGGATAAACAGCTTTCAACACATTTCGAAACATTTCCCCACCTCCTGTCATTCTTTTAAGCATGTCAAAAAATTCAGGTGCAAGCTTCCCACCGTTCTGCATTTCATCAATGTCGGCCCACAAATCAGATAAAGAACCGTTAGGGTTAAGTTGTCTAGCCGTTCTAAGCAAAAGAGCCTGTGTAACATCATCCTGACTAATATTTCCACCGCCTAAACTTGTCACAACCCGATCAAGTCTCTGACCCTCAAACCCACGTGCTCTTAAACTTGCAATAGTTTGTGTAACGGCTGCGGTGTTTACCGCCCCAGTTCTTTCAAGAATTTGATTGGATGTCCGGTTAAATTGTCCTAGATACTCTTGAATTGTACCAACTACCTCAGCATTCGTTTTACCTAAATTTCTTAAAGTAGTTTCAAATGTTCGAATTACAGCGTAGGAACTTCCAGTTTCATACTTCTGATCAGAACCAAACCGAACCGTTCTCTGAAGAGCTTCCTGTTGATCAGCTCCAATGCCCAAAATATGCCCAGCCAACATCAACTGATTCAAACGATAATCGCTAGATTGAGCAGGTCTACCACCAGCAGCCAAAATCAAATCATTCTGACGTTGTGTAAACTGGCTCATATCTAGTCCTAAAGCCTTCCCATACCAATTATTATTATAAGCAGTATCCCCATCTATTTCTTTATAATCTTCTGGTTTTTTCGTAGACTTTTCACCTGTCCTTCGGTTTGTGTATATAGTCATGGCAGGCTTATACATAGGGACACCATGATCATTAACATCCAATCTTGAAGGTATCGTTTCTACACTATAATCAGGATTTAATATTTCCACACCAGAACCATTTATGGCGTTTGTCATTTCATTGTGGAATGTAGAACCCCGTATTACAGCCCGCTGGGAACCAGCATCTTCAAATTGTTGTGCGGCCTTTCTATCGGCTTCAAGAACCTGTGCAATATCTTTGCCAACAAAAGGTAACCAATTCCAACGTAAATTTTCTCGTTGGAAACGGTTTTCAGCAGTATATTCCTGAGCATACATACTGGAAAATCTACCCGCCAACATACCAACCGCACCCAAAATTAAACCTGGAATCCCCAACTTACCCAATAAACCCGAAACACTTGTAGGGATAGAAAATCCTCTGGCACCACTCCCACCAATTGCCCCCCCATTTCGTGGAACAGGGGGGACATTTGGCACATTTCCACCTCCATCTGAACCCGCACCATTATCACCAGTGGGTAATGCACCATTAGTTTGATTTCGGCTATCCTGTTCAAGAATTTCAGCTATACGGATGACTTGGGTAAAAATTCTATCTAGCAGTGTTATATTACGATTATTAAGACCAACTATGTCTAAATTCCGTAAATTTTCACCAGGAGTACGACCATCCATATATCGACCTGTAGTCGGGTTTATTATCCTGCTACCAGTATTAAAATCACTTCCAAAATGATCGGGATTCAACAAATTATTTCTTTCTTTCAGAAGATCAATCTGGCGTTGTATTGAAACAATTGTTTCATCAGCCAAATTTTTAAACTTCCCTTCCATTTTTGTCAGGTCATCCCATAAAAATTGTGCCCCCTGACGTAATTCTTGTAGAGGGGATGAATCAGCTGTTACCCGTATTCTTTTATCCTCTGCCATTTTCTTGTTTCTTTAGCATTTTTTCAATTTCAGCCTGAGCTTCGTCAATAAAGCTTTCAGCAGTAATTTCTCCTTTCAAAAATTCCCCAATACCCGGTATATATTTGTCTTCCTTTTCTTTTTCCCTTGTTTTAAAGAAAAGTTTATCTTCTTCAAACTCCAACAACTGATCAATAAAAGAAGATTCCCGATGGGCAGGTGACATGAATGCAACACCGTGTTTCATTCTCCACCATTTATCCAACGGGAACCGACTATTCCAGTTGATGACGCATTGTACCAACTCGGAACGTTTCATCTCAATTCTGCTCTAATGCATTATCTTCACTTTTCAGTAATTCATCGATTTCTTTGAAAAATGGTGCGACTACTTTATAAAAAGCATCCCGAATTTCACAATAATCTCGAATATCGAGTTCATTAAAGTTCTTTACTTTCAAATCTTTAATAAGCTCCGGACACAAAACTACCAAAGTAGCTTCAATATCAATCATATCTAAAGCATGTTGAGCAGCCTTAGATACGCTCATCACCAAAGCATTATAATATCCATTTGATAAATTTTGCTTAATTGCTTCAATGCGGTAATACTGTCCTACATTAGGAAACTTAATGCTGTAAGTATGCCCCTTAATTACTAATTCTACTTCGTCTTTTATCATTGTCGTTTGTCTTTAAAAGGGTATGGCGGTTATCCCGCCATACTAATTGGTTCCAAATAAATTCCGTTGATGTCAATACCCGAAATTCCTCCCTCCTGCACTTGAAACGATTGACTATTCAACAAACATCCCTGTAGTCTTGCAATGGTTTCTCCGGTATTATCAACCTCAGTAACCAGTTTTGACTGTGCATCTTCTGATACCACAGATTTTGCATAAACTGTAATATCAAAAGCAATATCACCAAGAACTAAACTATTCTTGATTTCAGCGATACTCCCAAATTTCTTCAACATCTTACGCATGATCGGCGTTTCAAAAGAAAGAAAATACTGAGAAACAGACCACTGACAAGTATACGCTACCGCAGGAGCTTCCTGATAGGTTAAACTACCTAAACCCTGCACATTTGCCCGGTTAACGTTTTCAGAAAAATTCAAATTACGGCAATAGCCAGCAATTTCATTATCTATCTTAATAAACGCTTTAGCCGCGGTAAAAACTTTTCCTCTAGCCATATCTATTTATTTTAATTACGTAATAAAAATCCGGTAAAGAATACTTTGGTAACCTCATTGTTTACAACAACTTCATAAGTTACTTTATAGTAATCGTCTACCTTAGTCGCTACTACATTCTGAAACCGTGTAATCAAATTATCTTGATTTTCAGTTGCAACTCTTTGTTGTAAGAAATTGATTGTCCACGTTTCCAATGCTCCTTTAGACAGAGTATTGATATTCACTCCGTTTTCATCCCCCATGAGGTCGATTTCGGCATTCACAACACATTCTTTATTTAACTGTGCCAGAATACGCATAAATTGCAAACTGAAAGAATCACCCTTTTTATTAAAAAGAAGTTGATTATCTTGCAATGTTGTCACTGCCTGCAAAATTACAAACCGTCTCAAATATGGATTCGGGTACACTATAATCAAACCCGCTTTAACAGCCTTTTCCATCTCTTTTTCGCTCGGTATATGCTGTAATTTATCACCACCAATAGTTTTGTTTGTCGCGGGCACATAAGGCGGTTTACCGGACACTCTACCGATTATTTGACACAAATTATAAAGTACCCCCCACCAACGCACCTTTGTAGCTACTAAATCGCTGGCAGTACCAATACCACCATGCACACATGAAACCCAAGCACTATTGAAAGAGCGAGCCATAGCCAAAGAATCATTATATTTTTCTTTGTTAGGATAAGCACCTACAAAGACAAATTTGTCAAACTTGGCCTGATTATTTCTATGTGAAATAACTTTCAAATTAATTGAACCTGCTCCGTTTTCACCTATCTGATCAGTAAATACAATGTTATAATCCAAATCTTGAATTTGATTTAAAACATCATCGATGTCGGTAGATTTGTAATCTTCTGTGGCCCCTGTAGCTACTTTATATCCGGCATTATCAGTAAGGTCGTCCGAATCAACAGTTCCGTCACCTTTTATTTCAGTGCTTGCGTCTAAAATAAATCTGGCTCCAAAATTATCATCGGTTTCACACCATTGTACTAACTCGGCTAAATTAGTGCATTCAGGAGACTGACAAATCAAAATAGGATCAGATTGTGCAACTGTCAACTCATCGAAAGACATTACAACACCAGTCACAGGATCAGTCCATTCACCTGTATATGTTCCTCTCCAAAACTGCATCACAAATGCATTCGGATCATCAGTACCGGGTATTACTGTAAAAGCATATCCAAATTTCAAATATTCCCCATCTAAAACACCGTTAGCGTTTAACCCCTCATCTATCGTCTTAATAACGATGTTACCTCCATTTGCTCCCCCACCAGTAGGTGCAAAAGTCATTGTTGCTGGGGTAGTAGTACAAGCACGTACATACAAAAGATTGCTAATACCAACCGCATCTGGATTATAAGGGTCCGGGGTAAAAAGAGCCTCAGCAGTTTTCCAAAATAACCCTCCTTTTACAAATTCCCTAAAAGAAGGTAAATCAGTAAAAGAATATACAGCATCCAACCCCTGTTTTCCTGCTCCATTTATACCAGAACCTCCACCAAATCCAGCTCCATAAACCCCCGTGTCAATAAGCAATACTGTCCCATAATCTAAATTACGGGTAGCACTGTTATCACCGGAAGTTATTGTGGAATAAATGCCGGGTAGAGTTCTCATTTTTCCATTAAAATAGACACTCGTTGCCATGTTTAAAATATTTAATTTTTAAATAAACTTTCTTTATTCAGGGAATAAAATTAATAAAAAACAGTCATTTTAAAATTTAATGAATCTCAATTCTTTATAAGAATTAAGAAAGTGGGGATTTCTCCCCACTAACTTAACTTAAACTCCAGTTAATATTACTCTTAACAGTAAAGCTCTTAGTTTCGCCACCTGAACCAAAAGACAAATTAGTTGGAGTGACATCGATATACAGAATCTTAGCTGTTAAAGTCACTGCACCTGTACAAGTAAATGAGTAAGAAAGGTCTGAACTTACTTTCGTTGATCCATTATACCAACCGTCAAACTTATCTCCACTATTACTTAATGTACATTCAACTGTAACAGAAGCCCCGTAATTGTAAGTACCACCACCACTAACAGTACCTCTTCCAGCACTTGTACTATCCAAAGCTACACCAATAGAATAACTTCTTAAAGTTCTAGTGCCTTTCGCGGTAAATGTTCGGTTGGCCTGTACATTTGTCGGTACAATAGTGGCAGCACTTTGTATCTTATTAGCACCCTCATACCAACCGTCAAAACTGTAGGTGTATTGAGCCGTAGTAGCCATAACAGTAGCCGTAGAACCTGCACCATTTGAACCGTAATTAACATTTTCTGATGTTCTAGACACCGTTGAAATGTAATCCCCAGCAACATAAGTAATTGTATACTGTCTCAAAGTTCTAGTACATTTGGCGGTCAACGTCATGTTAGCTGTAACATTTGTAGGTGCATAAGTGGCTGCTGATGTAAGTTTACTAGCCCCATTATACCAACCATCAACTGCATAACTATACTGAGCTGTAGTAGCTAAAGGAGTTATAGTTGAACCCGCGGCATTCCCACCATAAGCAACTCTTTCAGAAGTTCTGCTTAAACTTCCTACATAATCTCCAGCACTATACGTTACAGTAAAATAACGTCTAGTAAATCTAGCATATACCGTTTGACTTCCAGTTACAGTGAACGAATATGAAGCCGAAGAACTCAGTAATGAACCTCCTGAAGGACCAGCAGAGAACCATCCATCAAACTGATAACCTATGGCAGGAGTAGCTGTTACTGTAGTAGAACTACCATGACTTACAGTACCACCACCTGATACAGTACCACCAGTTGTTCCAGCAGTATAATTACCAGTACCGTCTGTAGTACGATAATATGCACTAGGTGTAACAGTATAAGAATTTAATGTGGCCTGAGCGGTCAACGTCATGTTAGCCGTTACTCCAGTAGGAGCGTAAGTCAACGAAGTTGAAACTCTAGTCGATCCATTATACCAACCGCTGAATGTATAACCAGTTGTAACTGTAGCAGTACATCCTAAAGCATTTCCATTGTAAATAACAGATTCAGACGTTCTACTGATCGTTGCAACACCTGTGCCCTTAACATAAGACACCGTATAGTAATTGTCCGTGTATTCTGCGGTATAAGACGCATTACCTGTTACCGTAATTTCACGTGAAGCAGTCGTAACTCCATCAGACCATTTAGAGAACGTTTTACCCGTTATCGTATTAGCCGTTAATGTTACTTTAGTTCCATAGTCATAAGTACCGCCTCCACTACCATTTGTTACCGTAATAGTATAACGGTTAATTGTAGCAGTTCCACGTGCTTCAAATGTTCTAGCAGCCGTAATATTACTTACAGACAATGCTAAAGCGGTAGAAATCTGTGTAGAACCTTCATACCAACCAGCAAATGAATATGTATATTGTGCAGTATTAGCCGGAAGAGTAGCCGTACATGTAGCAGTTCCTCCATAAGTTACTGTTTCACTTGTCTTGGTTATCGATGCAATATTTGCGTTCTTAGTATAAGATACAGTGTAACTCAGTTTTTCAAAGTGAGCTGTAACATTTCTACCTTGTGACCATGTAAATCTATTTGGATTGATGGTAGATGTTTCTGTTTCATCACCAGTCGGATTACTATCCAGAGCATAAGTCCATTTAACAAACTTATATCCAGTAGCCGGAACAGCCGTAACTTCATTAACAGTTCCTTCTTGGAATGAAGCTGAACCATTTGTAACAGTACCACCGCCTGTCGGACTTACTTTCACATTCATTGTCACCATCTTAGCCGCAAACTTCGCAACCAACGCATGATTAGCTGTTATGTTAGACAATGCATAAGATAAACTAGTGCTAACCCGGGTTGCTCCTTCATACCATCCATCAAACTGATAACCTGTTTTAACGGTAGCTGTGACGGTTGCACTACCACCATAATTTACGGTTTGTGTTGCCGGAGAAACAGTTCCCTGATTAGTATTATCACTGGTAGCGGTAATAGTGAATGTTTTAATAGTCGCCTTAGCGGTAAGCGTCATATTACTTGTCACATTAGTCGGACCATATTTCAAAGCCGTACTAACACGTGTCGCGCCATTATACCAACCATCGAAATTATAACCTGTAGCAAGTGTTGCAGTAGAACCCGCAGCATTTGAACCATGTGAAACAGTTTCACTGGTTGGAGTAACAGAAGCTACCCCGGTTTCTTTTGTATATGTAACTACATAAGTATTTAAACCGAATGATGCTGCATACGTTGCATTTGCTGTAATATTTGTTAATGACAAAGTTGCTGTCTTAGTGCCATCACTCCACCCACTAAATGTATACCCGGTGCTTGCGGTTGCAGTAGATGAAGCCGATCCACCATATTCTACCCGAGCTGATGTAGGACTAACCGAACCACCCGTTCCAGCGGAGAAGGTTATTGTATACCACAACCTCTGGAATCTAGCAACCAAATTTCTTGGACCAGTGACCGTGAATGTATAAGAAGCTGCGTCACTAACTTTAGATGTTCCCTCATACCATCCTGCAAAACTATATCCTGTAGTAGAAGCTGCAACAACGGTTGCCTGAGAGCCATGTGTTTTTGTACCACCTCCAGATGTGGTACCACCTGTATCACCACTCACCCAATCACCACTTTCTGCAACACGGTATTGATTAGCCGTAGTAATTGAATAAGTTTTCAACTGAAAATTAGCCGTTAATGCCACGGCTCCATCAATAGTCCATGTTGCCGGATTAGTTGTTACCGGAGTAGTAACTCCATTTCTTACCCAGTTAATAAAATTATACCCGGTAGCAGGAGTTGCTGTAGTGACAACTGATGACCCATAGTCATAAGTTCCGGCCCCTGTAGCTGTTCCTCCTCCGGTTGGAGCTATTGTGATAGATAACGGATACCTATTTAAAGTCCGTTTACCTGTAGCAATAAAATTCCTATCGCTTGTGATATTCTCAACAACCAAACTTAAATCAGAACTGATTAGCTGTGAGCCAGTATACCAACCGTCAAAACTGTAGGTGTATTGTACTGTATTATCCGGTAATACTGCCGTATTGGTGGCATTTTTACCATAAATAACAACTTCCGAATTTTTAGCAATACTTTGTACAAACTCATTTTTAGAATAAGTGATATTCCATTCAGACGGAGCCTGACTTACATTCACTACCTGACTGGGTGTGGTTGAATTTGATGTTTTAATCTCAAATTTTCCACTTTTAGCACCTATTGTATTTTTAGGTACAGTTACCACAATACTAAATGTGAATTCAGCCGATGCACCGGGGTCCCCTTGTATAGGAGAATTTACAGCTGCACTGAGTGATCCATTAATAGTGTAACTACTAGGAACCACAAACTCTATTTCACTACCTGTGGCAGTCTGAAAAATAAGAGTTTGTGCATTACTTTTACCTGAAATGGTAATCTTACTTTCTGTAAAAGGGCATGAAAAAGATAAACTGTCTAAAGTAACATATTCGGAGGTTGGCTTCTGATTTACTTGGTATGACTTTCCTGAATTTAATCCAGGAACAACGGCTGTCACAGTAGTTGAACGCTGCACCCTCCCTTTGTGAGGGGTGCCTGAATTCTGTACTGTGGCATTGCCTTCACCCGACATCGGGTAAACTGTTAACCAATCCGCTTTTGCCATATTTTTAACTTAAACTCCATTCAACATTAGAAGTAATTCCAAACGTTTTGGTTTCCTCTTCTGATCCAAAACTAAGAGCATCGGGATCAACATCAATGAAATTAATTTTTGCTGTCAAACTTACCGAAGCCGTAACGGTAAAACTATAGGTAGCATTTTCACTAACCTTAGAAGAACCATTATACCAACCGTTAAACACATCTCCTTCTTTAAGAAGGTTACATTTGGCAATCACTTCATCTCCAACATTCACTTCTGCTGTGGCTGTAGAACCTGCCATTCCAGAATTGATTTGAACCGTTCCTCTGCTTGTAACATCGGAATTGACAGCCAAAGAAATTTGAAATGAACCTTTTGCAATACTCCTCAACAGAACATAATCTATATCGTCATATTCAGTTAAAGAAGATTCATCGAATTTTCCTGTAGCTATCAAATCTTTCTTACGCACGTAATGCGTTGGAGGCACCCCAATATCACCGGGGGTTATTCCAACAACATCCGCTGCTTCCTGTGCTGTTGCGTATGCATAATTCATATTATTCATCAGCTTTACCAGCGTCAGCTGTACATTCTACAAACTTAGTAAACACAATATTTCCAGTCACAGTATTGATTTTATCAATAATTTGTTGACCTGTCATTTTACTCAAAATATCATCACCGGAAATACCTTCCAAAATAGAAGATGGATCATCCTGCTGAGATTGAAAAGCTGTTAAAAGCTCATCAATTTTCGCTCCTGTAAATTTCGATTTATACGCCATAATTATAAAATTAAGTTATTACTCTTTCAATACTCCAAAAATTTCACCAGAATTATCCTGCATGGCTTCATCACTATCAGCAGGTATAAATTCCTCTCTAAGTCCTAACTGAATAATTGTAAACGTGGCTTCCTGAATCATCGTACCTTCTGTTGTTCTGCCAGTTACAACTACATTTCTATCCAAATCATCATTTACCGATGATACAAAGGGAGCCACTGATGAATATACAACAGCGGCTCCAGTTTTTGTTTTGATTTTTCTGTTTTTTTTCGGCATATACTCCTATGACAATGTCCAGGCAGTGTTTGAAATGATTTGATTGGTAACAGCAGCACCAGAAGCTTCCAGTGTAATTGTTTCCTCTGAAAATTCAAAACTAGGATCGCCCGCAGACTGTTTAATTGAAATTTGAGCCGTTTGACCTCCGGTCGTAGATACTTTCAAAGCAGCCGTCAATTCGTTAATGGTTGTATTAGCTGGAATATTTGTGAAAGCAATACTAAATGTGAATTCAGCCGATGCACCGGGGTCCCCAGTAATGGCCTGACCATTCGTAGTTTGTGCTCCTCCTGCATCATATTTTTCAGGAAGTGTTAATTTTAATCCTCCTTCAACAACTCCAGAAGTTTCACCGTCATCCGTCAAATCTAACAACTCAAAAGTTAAAGCTGTAGAATTTGATTTACCAGTAATAGTCAATGTTCCCCCAGTTTTAGCAACTGACGTTTCTGCTCCATCGTCAAATGACACAAATTCAGGTTTAGCTTTTTGCACAACCTGATATGTCTTATTTGGAGATACACCTGTCGCAACACCAGTGACCGTTGTAGTACGTTGTTCACGTCCTGTGTGAACCTCACCAGTATTAGTGATAGTTGCATTACCCTGACCTGACATCGGAGATACCGTTAACCATGCAGATTTTGCCATATTTTTTTTTAATTAATAATTTTTGTTCATCTCACAAAACAAATTTACAAAAATGCAATTTGTTTATAAAATTTTTACTCCAACCTCCACTTTACCTTTGAATTAATTTCCTGCTCTGCCTGATTGGTCAATTCATCCAACCACAAATAAGATGAGCCAAAAGAAAATAATTCTTCGCCTTCCAAAGCTAACACCCAATCAGTATTTGAAAATACAGTATTTTCAACTACACCTGCACCCGGCTCTAGCCACAAATAAGGATGAGCAAAAACAAAATATTTTTCAGGAGAAGGGGGCGTCCAATTAGGGTCAGTTCCTACTGGAATAGCATCTTCAATAATAAAGCTCCTAATTAATTCAGGCCGAATTATCGAAGCAAAACGATCCGTATCTTCTATTTCAACCGAAATATTTTTTATCAATATGGGAGTAGGAAACAATGCATTTTCTGCCACTAATTCATTAGTGCTGAAATGAAATTTCGTAAATTCCTGTTCAAGCGTATTTCTAGCTCCAACCAGTAAAGTAAATAACACCTCGCCTATCAAGGTAGATTCCAACATGTTATCACTAAAACACATCATATTTACCGTAGAAAGTGACGATTGAATAAACCCCTCCCGCTGATAATCAGTACTACCAAATAAATCCCCAGTAGGATCACCAAATCCTCCTAACGGCTCAACTTCTCCATACCCCCGGCCCGGTTCCCGAATGATGATACAAGGCATGTGACTTTTATCCCGAGGATATTCCATACGAGTAGTTATCTTTCTGGGGCTAGTATTTTTACGCAGAAATATTTCTTTAGCCTGTTCATAAAAATCAAATACTCCATCACGAGTACCGTAAAACATGTGATAAAGTAATGTTTGATCCTCTGGTACAGTTTCATAATCATATTCTACGTATGCCAGCAACCCATCCACTATTTGTTTTATCCGAGCAATTGTTATCATAACTGATTTAAAAATGAATTAATAGCCATATCTGCAACAACCTCTATTTGTGATTCTACCAAAGCCTTATTCATGAATTTTCGTGGTTCAAACCCGGGATGAATCCAGCTTAAAGGGTCACTTCGGTCACTTACACGACGAAATGTAAAATACCCACTACGTTTTTCCTCTTTTGTAGAGGCAATATCTAATTTCACTAACCCCTCGTATTTTGGAGATTTATGAACGTACTGAGGTATTACACCCTGTGGTGTCTTTATTTCTGCCCTCGTTCCTAATTGGGCATATTTTAAGGGTAATTGTGAAACTCTAACAGGCTTCCCATTATTATTTTTAGCAACATCATAAACTTCTTTAGGAAGAACACTTTGAAAAATATCTGATTCGGCCACAGCCTGCGGTGTAGCATGTCTAAATGGAATAGTTAAATACCACCCGCCTCCAAGCTTAGTTTTTCTTTTACTAGAAGTTGAAAACCCTATCTTTTCATCAAATGGTGGCTTACCCTCTTCTAAAGCCAAAGCCAATCCATCTTCACCGGGTGACAACCCAAAAACAACTTCTGTACCGCTGATGCGGTCTACATACATTGCTTTTTTATATAATTTTCGGGTCTGTTTTAAACCACGATTAACCAAATTTTCCCACTTATACACATACTCTGTTACCACCCGGTTTATAATTTCAGAACCAAGTGCCTGAGCCTGATCCCCTGTTAGGGCAAACTCTTCAATTACTTCACTTAAATCAATATGTAGTGGTAGCATCGTCATTATGTATTATTCCACTTCCATCAAAATTTGGCCGTTGAATATCAATCAGGTGTGTTCTTCTACCTACAGCCTGAATAGGCATTTTAATAATCTCTAAACTTCCAGTTTGTTTATTCGACTGTAAAGAAGCTCTTATTTCATGCGGCAAATCGATAATGTGGTATTCTACTCTATGTTTATATATAACTGATACCCCAACTCCGGGTTGGACATTTCCCTGATCAAATTGAATACAATATGGATTCACCCCTGATATTTGATACACAGATGGTTCTAATTTAATCAAAGGAGAATATGAATCTTTGAAAATGAAAACTGCATCTATTTCAATAGGTGCATAGGAGGTAAAAATAGCCACTTCATTTTCAACCATCTCTCTTGCTACCACCATTTCAGTAAATGTTGCATATTCATCCTCAACTGTCACCCTATCAAAAAACGAAATATAATCTTTATCTACATCTCTAACAGTGATAGATGCTGTTCCCATCAATTCCGGTGCCCATTGTACAAACTTCGTATCCCGGTTTAGCCCTGTTATTAGGGCTTTTGTCCTATATGGATTTATATAAATGTATCCTGACCCATGACAATTCTGACAGGAGGGTAGTGGGGAATCACTGTTTCCCTGACAGGGGCATCTTATGGCCTTTTCACAAATAATGTCATAGCCGTGAGTCCAAATAACAGCGTCAAAATCATTAGGTCTGAAACTGACCTGAGGCTGTCCATATAAAGAAGGCGATTCCGCATTTATAACATTTCTTCCCATTTTTTATTATTTTTTCTTTGTTTGTACAAAAATACGCCTTATATTTGTAGTGTCAAAGTTGGTAAGTAATCACCTATGACGGGGCTAACTTACTTAATCCAATGATGCTAATATTGGCAACTGTGGCAAAGCAATGGGAACTTTAATGGGGTTCCCATTACTTATAATTTATAATTTCTTCCATTTTCTTCTCATATTCACTATCACCTCTCTTTTTAATTCCACCGATTTTCATTTTATAAGTATTATATTCTGTAAGAACAAAATGACTAACAATTTCTTCGCCCTTAGAATCCTTTGATATTTTCATACCAAAATTCAAAGAATTTCCCTTTGAATCAGTAAATTCAAATTTTGTACTTCCAGTCCTTCTAATTTTATCTGAATTTTCACCCAATTCCTTAAAAGAATCAATTATGGCATCAGTTAATTCAGATATTGATTCATAATCATTAAATTCTGCATAATGTTTTTCTAAAATATGTCTTAAACCAAAATTAGAATTACCATACAAAATATCAATACCTGTCTTTTGAACCTGTTGTCTTCCATTTTGTCTTTAGGGATAAAGCGTTTACCTTTTTCCGTCTTATCTAAAATTGGAAGAAGTGTCTTAAATACGTCTTTAGCATAACCTTTCTCTTTTAAAATATTCTTAAAAGTTTCTTTATAATCCCCTTTATGACGTATCTCTTTCCCAAAATCTTTATAATGCTCTCTTTGTTCCCTTTTCTTAGGTAAATTATAATAATACCGATAATGACCAGGAACACCAACTCTTTTAAGATATTGAGCTTTTTCAATATCACTCCTAATCCATCTCTCTTCAAGACTAATCATAACACACCCAATTTTATTTCATCGTAGACCAATTTCAATTTAGGAATGGCGTCTTTTATCTCTTTTTGATACTGAATTATCCTCGCCCCATATCCGGCATTTGTAGCACTCGAAGTGGAACCAATACTCTGACTTAATCCGTCTACACTTAAAGACTGACTTGCAATACCTGCACCCAATATTAAATCTCCGGCAATACCTAATGGACCAAACGTTGCAAGTTTTCCAACCAGATTCAATAAATCCATAGGTAAATGATCTAAATCGAAACCAGTAATATACTGTAAATCCCAATAGTCAGGAATCATATAAAAATGCTGACTTCCAATCTGTGTGGTCAGTCCAGAAAGAATTACTTCGGCATTTGCTGTGGCTACAGCGGTACCCGTGGGAACAATCGAAATTCGCCGTTTATATTGTCCATAACTGTTTTTAGTACAAGTTAACCACTGTGTCGGATAAGAAATCTGTTCCAGCTGATTAAATCGCCCGGTTAACGATATAGGTTCATTAACCGGGTAATTTGTAAATAAAATAGGAAAACTTTGCCAGTAATCCGCACGATAAAAGGTCAGCTTCTCTAAACTAATAAATTGTCTAACTAATTTCAGATTGAAAAAATTTTCAATTTCCTTTTGAGCGGCCTGTATATAAAACCTCATGCTTTCCTGACTAAAAGCTGTTCCATCACCAGCCTGTATCTTTATCCCATAAAGATATATTGAAAATATCTCAGCAGGGGAAAATAACAACCCCTCATTCTTTCTGTATTTTACTGTTAAAGTAAGCTGCCCCATAACGGATTACTCTATGTTCATTAAAAAATCAATAATTTCTTCTTTCTTTTTACCTTCAACAGGGGTCATATCAATACCACTATCAACACCAAATTTTATCAATTCGGCTTTTGTCATGGCATTGAATTCAGCCCGGGCATCTACCTCACTTAAATTTTCCTCTGGGGCTTCTGCTGAGGCATTTTCTTCATGCTGATCACCTGTCACCTGTTCAGCAACGGCATTCTGCATTAATGCCCCGGCATTGATGGCAGCAGTATGAGCTTTTTCATATTCAGCTTTCCACAATCTAACCTCAGCTTCCAACTCTTTACATTTTGTTTTGTGTGCATCGACCATGTGTTGTAACCGGGCACATTCTTTTTTAAACCATTCTTCTTTCTGTTTGAAATCAGAAGTCATTTGAATTTCTTTAGGAGTTTCGTAAACAGGCTGTTTGCCGTCTTCATACAAATCGGGCAATCCTAATTTTAATACTTCCTGTCCAAACTCATCGGATACTTCGGCGTATCCATTAATAAATTTAACGGTCTGACCGTTAATGTTAACAATTCGTGTACCGAATTTTCTGGAAAATAATTTCATAATACGTAATTCATTTTTGTTATTTCAAAAAAAAAACGAGGCCGAGGTATAAACCCCACCCCGTTTTCAAATTATACGTTTAATGCAAATTAAACGGTTGTCGGCATCCCAATTTTACCGATATTGATAATACGGGCAATTTTACCCGGCATATACTCAACCGGAGTACCGTAGTTCAATACAGAGAATGACCGTCTCGGACCTACAATAGCGTAGTCTAATTTCATAGTACCACCCAGTTCCAAGTATTCCATCATTTCACTTCCGTTGAAGTAAACAAGAGCAGACTTAGTTCCAGCAATCCAACGGTTACGATCGTGTACCGATCCAGCTTCAGCACCATCCCATCCAGCAGCTAACTCTGTTGTGCTAACTTCAAAAATAGGATAGAAATCAGCTACCGATTTGTCAACCGGGTTAACCTCAGTACGGTAAATCACAAAGCATGTTTCCGGATAAGCCGAAGAAGCGGCACCTGCGAATTTCAGAGTTACTGATTGGGTAACTCCTACAGTCTGATCTGCATCAGTTAACAAAACAGGTTCAGATTCACCATAACGGTTTTTAGCGGTCACTGCATACAGGTAATTTCCAGCGTGAACAGTACCAAAAGCACCCTTTGGATCAGTTGCAACAGCAACCGGGGTGGTAGCATCTTTAACCGGAGCGTTAGGAGCCTTGTCAGAAGTTTTACCGCGATTCAATTTGATAGGAGCGTTCCAATCAAAGAATTTGTCAGATTTGATTGCTACTTTACCAAACTGGGTGGTAATGTTGTTAACAGACTGACCCATTGTAGCACCTACAACGCCGCCCTCCATTCCAACAATAACACGTTTAGATTCGTGGAAAAGTTTTACGTAGTTGTTGAACACAATCGGAGAAGAAACAATGCGGTCGATGATACCGTTACGGTCGTTTACTACTGCCTGAGCAGCGTCTTCAACTAATGCATCATTCAGTACAGAACCATTTGCATTCAGCACAGACACATCTCCAAAATAAGCATCCAAAATCTGTTCAGATGTTTTACCGATCAAACCTCCGGTAATATCGTTAATACCTTCAACATGCTGTGCAAATACACCATCAAATTCCTGAGGAACTTTTGCGCTGTTGGCGTCGATAACCTTTTTGTCCAAAATAGTTTGTAACAAAATGGTTTTGTTTTCAACTTCCTTGGTATACAAAGAACCAACAGTCGTCTTAACGATCATACCCGGATGAGTTACCTGTCCATTTACACCAGTAAATGCAACAACGATAGATTTTCTACGGTAAACTGAATCGGTTTCAGTAGGAGTTTCACCTTCCATATTGAAAATACCTACTTCCTGACCGTATTTATACAATTGGTTGTACTGATGTACGGTGTTTTCGATTTTTTGACGTTTCAATTCATTCCAAAACACCAACTGATCCAAACGGTTTTCGAGGTTTTTCAGCACATAGTCCAAAGACTCAGGTTTCAAACCTCCACCATTATTCAATTGGTTATCGTATTGCATACCGGTCATAAGCCCGGCTTCCATCGCCTTCAGAATGTCCTCTGATGACATGCTTTCAAACGGATTAGCATTTTCCGTACCTGTGTAATTAAATAAATCCATATCCCTGTTATTTTATTTTAGCTTTTAAAAATTATTTAACCAATCTCACACCTTTTTTAGTGTAAAGATACATTGCAGCGGATTCACCAATAGCTCCTTCCAGTTCATCCAAAAGATAAGCCGTAGTGTTTTCCCGCAAAGATTTTTGAATTTCAGCGTCTTGTTCTTCTTCAATTGATTTTATAATCAATTGACGAACGACTGCTCTGTCTCTTGACACGCTTAAAGACACTTTATTGTTTTCATCTTTTACCCCACCACCTTGGGCAACAGATTTTTCAATAACGGCCTGATTCAAATTTGCACCTTTAAAAGAAGGAGCCTGATTTCCGAACTGAACCACGGCTTCACGCATTGCATTAATAGATTTTTCAATCTTATCAACAATAGGTTCCAAAGCTGCTTCAAGTGCTCCAGACAAAGACTTAACAATGTCAGAACTTATGCCGGACATTTGTTCAGAAAACAAACTTTCAACTGATTTCAACAAATCATCACTCAAAGATTTTTCAATCTTACCTTTTTTGTTGCAACCTTTTTCAAAGTCTTCCTCTTCTTCATCCTCTTCGCGTTCTTCTTCATCTTCAAAATCATCCTCTTCTTTACGCTTTTTAGTGCCTTTATCCTTACGTTTTTCGTCATCGCCATCTCCATCACCCTCACCATAATCATCCGGACCATACTGCGTTGACTTTTCTATCGTTATTGCTCCGCTATCCAGCCAACCAGCAATAACTTCCTCATCAAAACCGCCAGCAATCAACGATTTTACAAGGTCGTCATTTTTTTGTTCTTCTGTTAACATCATAGTTTTACTATTAATTTTCTGGTTTAAAATTATTACAATTTTTATTTTCTAAAAAGAAAGTTTTCTAAAGTCTTTCTTCCCGTATATTATAGTTTGAATCTATAATTACTCGTTTATCTCCGACCGTCTGTTCAAACATAATAGACGGGTAACCACCCCTGTTTGGTCTATCACTAGTAGGAATAAAGTCCTGAACCTGAACACCCTTCACTAAATCCACGTATGAATTAAAATTCACTGGGGTCATTGTTAAAGCAATATTATTAATAATTGCTTTTGTAATATGTTTTTCATTTTTAGGATCACGGGCTAAAGCTTTACCTTCAATAGACATTCCTGGCCTACGGGTTGATCCACTATTTTTCATTTCGATGCATTTATCCCAAAAAGCCCGGGCTTCCGGTGATTCTTTCCAAAGTTTTCCTTTCACCCAAAATTTATTATTGATAATTTTACCATCTAATGGCTCCCCTATCCAAAATCTACTTTTTAATTCTTTAGCTCTTACGGTTAAATGATCTAAATTAAAAAGCCCATGTTTCAAAAAATAGTCTATCATGAATCCGTTAGGCTCCATCGATTCACCCTGATAATCCTTACTGTCGTCACTGGCTATTCCTTCAAACACCATATTCTCATAACGCCTTTCATCTCCACGGGGGTAATCCTCAGCTTTAGACTTTTCTAAATCTAAAGGTAACCAAAAATTAAAATCGTTTAAAGCCTCCATTTTTCCTATAAAATTTTAGCAAAAATACAAATTTCTTATAGAGAAACAAAAACAGGCTCTCCAACGTAATCTGTACCCAGTTCATTCACTGCCATGAAATCCTCATGAGGAGTTTTAATATGTAATTCACCCCCCATTAATCCACGACGCATATTGCCAATTAATGATTCCATATCATTATTTTCCCCAATAAAAATAACAGTTACTTCTGTCAACTGGTTATCTTCCGGTTCATCACGGTATTTGACTTCACAAACATTTATAGGCTGTTCAAATTTTAATTCTGAATTAACCGTCATTTCACGATTACCGCTGATTGCCTTCATAATTTTATCTACATGCCTTTTAGGGTCACGAGCTAAAAATGTGACATTCTTTTTAACCCCACCTTCCAGCGATTCGGGTTGTAATGGTTTTTCATCTTCGGTAGTCATTGCTTTTTTAATCAAGCCCGAAAAGCTTGGCACAAATGCCTCGGGGGTCATACGGCCCTCATACAGGGCTTTCATGATAGGCATTATGGCCTCTAATTGTTTCGGTTGAAGTGACACCTTAACAATATTTTCACCCTGATTAAAAATAAAAGGTTTGGTTGGAATTTCTGAAAATTCTATCCATTCAGCAAAACAATGCTCAGTTGCATCTACCGTCACAGGCTGAGCATCATCTACATAAACCTTAAAATACTTAATGTGTGCATCATCGGTTTTATATTCACCTAATTCTACTATTTCAGTGCCCGGCAGTGGGTCGAGATTTGTTTCTTCTTTTAACTCACGAATAGCCGCAGTCTGAAAATCTTCACCCGGATCAACATGCCCACCGGGTACACAAACCATCCCAGTAGGAACATAGTCTTCTACTCTATGTAAAATGCAAATTTGCCCTTTTGAATTTTCAGCAACCACATCCGCATACTTTGTGGGTTCCCCGGTTGTAGACTTCACAATATCGAAATATAAATTTTTATTCATCTTGCCGGAAAGGTACCTTGACCGGGCAACATCAAGGGTATCAATGTCAACACAGGCCACACGGATTTCTTTATCTTCCCGATATTTTTTCAAAGACTTCAAAATTTTATTCCGTTTATTGATAGCGTCAGTTACATCTGCCTGATGTTGTGTAACAAACTCTTTATGACGTTCTAAAATTTCTGATTTTTTACTTTCAGGTAAAATGTCTATTTCATCAACTATAGATTTTTGCAAAGTATATCGCTCTGCTAAATCTTTACCCCTTTTATCCAATTCAGCTAATTGTTCTTTCAACTTCTGATATTCACTGAGTTTTTCAGCAGCGGTGCGCAAACCCAAAATTTTTCTTAAACTCATAATCATAATCTTAAACTATATATTCCTTATTTCCAATGGTTATTTTAACTTTTCCTTTTCTTTCAACCTTATCCTTATAAGAAGGTTTTGGTTCAAACTGATGTGTTTCATCATTCCATTCATACCCCTCTGGTAAATACCTCAAATCACAACGACAAAATGGATGAACGGGGTGAATAGTAGCTTTCCAGTCCTTAGTTTTAACCCCATAATTTGTTCCATTAGATAATAGCTCCGAAAGCCTGAAAATACGCGGTTTACTTCCAATACCCCCGGTTAAATATAACCGGATACAATGACGGCATGCTCCAGGATAAACATCAAAATAAACTAATGGATCAGAGTTTTGGGTCAACATAAACTGCGCCCGGCCTAAATTATATACATCCTGACATTCAGTTTCAACAATTCTTCCCCAATCTCTCCCCCAATCAACCATTTGATGGGCAATATTTGCAGCTATCTTTTTAACAGCTTTTCTTTCAAATGTGCCGTTTAATATTTCATCATGTATAGTTTTTCGCGCTTTAGCGGCTTCCTGTGCTGCTAAAAAATTTAGCTCTTCCGATGCCACAGAAGCCTGAACATCGTTCCTTATTCTTTCCCCTAGACCCTTTATATGGGTATATGTTTTGTCAGCCGCTACTTTATAAAAAGCCATCTCGACTGTGGTAGGTGCTAATGCTCCCATATTATTCAGAAACTTTTCAAAATCAGAATAAGACAAAGAAGCAGTAGATTTTGGACCAATAGCAGCGGCCAATTTACCAAATAAAAAGGCCTGATAATGCGAAGGAAATTTAGGAATGAGTTTTACCAAATCCACACCTTTCTTTTTAAGTAACGTAATGTCTTCTTGAGTAAGGTAATCCTTACCCAAAGTCTCAGCAATCAATTTCGCTATTGTAAAGTGAATATTGCTAAATATACGCTGTATTTCTGTAGCTGTGAACAACATTACATTTTACTCTTTTGTATTTCAACCATCGTTTTCACCAAATTTTCAAACAACTGCCCAGCATTAAAAGAATGTTTAGCCTTTGCTTCATATTGCCCCTGAATTTTAGGGTACCTCAGTGGATCAACATGATGATGAATTTTAGGAACCTTTGGAACTGGAATATCCATTTACTTTTTCTTTAACTGATCATCAATAAAACTAAAAGCTTTTTCAAGAATGGGGTTACTCACCGATTTGTTCAACATTGCATCGATTTCAGGGTCTCCTGTGCTAGTTTCATCATTTTCATCGGCAATATTATTCATCATATCTCCACCCATCATTTTAGCCTGTTGAGCAGATTGGTAAACCTGATTCAATATAGTATCCTTTTCAGGATTGAACTTTCGGCCTGAATACTTTTCAAACATATCTTCAAGGCTGACAAATCCAGCCTCAGATTTCTTTTTATCCAAATCAACCTGAGTAGCTTCATCCTCTATTTCTATACCAGTAAACACCAACTCCAATCTATCATCAATTTCACTGATAATATATTTATTCAATATATTCTGATAAAATATCAGTAGTGGAGTTAAACCTTTCTGTTTCGAATGATCAAGCCTTTCACGCTGTCCTTCCGGCCCCCATACTCTAGCAGCGTCCTGAAATTGAAAACCCAGTTCAGAGGGGTCCATACGATATACAGCACATACAAGAACCATTAGGAATTTAATCCATTCTGTAAACTCCATGTCACGGTTAGTCTGTTGTAAATCTATCCACTCTAAATCTATGCCCTGAATCACTGGTATTTTATGAGAATTATACACAGTACTCATGGTTTGTTTCCATTCCTGACGAAATTCATTGAGGGTACCCCCATCAATATTCTGGTTCTTTACATTAATAAACCCTTTAGGCTGACTTCCCTGTTTAAAAAAGTTACCGTTATACTGCATACCCCATAACACCCATGTAACTATCTCCATAAGTGTTTCAAGCTCGCTACAACCATAACCATTACGCAGTACATTTGAAGTTTTATTCCGAATACCATAGCCCAATTCCCACGGATAAAAGGCTACATATTCATTTGTTACCGGGTGACGAATAATTTGACCATCCCAAACCATCGCGTACCGAGGTAAATAACCATGCCATCTGAATTGTTCAAACATTTGGGAATAACGGGGGTCATTCGTATCCAACTGTCTAATTAATGCCCCATCAACAGCACGGTATTTTTTAACTTCAAAATTTCTTGCCCGAACAACTTCAAAGCAAAGTTGATCTAATCTAAGAGAATCATTCAATACCTTACGGGTGAATTCTTGAAAATTATCTTCACATTCCCATTTATCATTTTCACCCCCATCTTCAAGAAACTTAACGATATACTCCACTTTTCTCATGTCTTCCTTTGACATTTCCTTCTTAGTGTTGACATCAGCTTCTACCCCGGGGGTTTGTTTATACCTTATCTTGTAGCCCGGCTTTTGGTCGTCGTTACTATATTTCAAGAAATTTTGAACCTGTTCAATACGAGTGTTAATAACCGCTTTGATTATAAAAATATCCCCCATGCGGTTAAGAGTGTTGAAAGTAACACCATTATTAGGATCACGGTATCCCTTACCAGTAAACCCAATTTCTGAGGGGTTCCAAAGTATTGACTTGATGTCTGGCTGCGGAAGCTTACGTCCGTATTTCCTTTGCTCAGCCAAAAATGACTGTGCCTTTACAACTTCCTCAAAAGATTCTGACGTAAGCGATTTTTCTATCCTATTACGCAAAGCAATTGGAGCAGCTTTAGCCAGTATTTCAAGGTCGTGTAAAGACATGCCGTCAAAATCTTCTACAGGGAATTGATTTGAATTCCCTGTAGATATCTGTGTTTTAGGACGCTGTCTTTTTCTGCTCATATTAAATTGTTCCAGGAGTTACAAAAGTTTGAGCTTCATATACTCGGCCACTAAAAATCATTCTGATCTTTAACCAAGTTACTTTGGCAGGCCGCATGATACCCAAATCTTTTACAATCTCAAACATTAAATATTGTGATGCTTTAGCAGTAAGAGTTTTCTTATCCTCACTCAATTCACCTATTGAAGAAACATTGCCTCGGAATTCCAATTGTGTATCATCCGCAAATACTTGTACATCATAAGTAGCATCCTTATTGGCTTCATCAGCCACTTGTTTTTCAAATTTAGCCACCAACCACAGCAATGAATCTTTTGATTCAGAATACGGATATTCTTCAACGTATGAGGCAGGTACAACACTGTTATAAGTAGCTTCATTGAAAGCCACACCCAGTGATAGCCCAAAAATGGTTCCAATCATTTCAGGTTCACCCTCACTGAAATCAACCGATTCGTCAATAATAAGTTGATTTCCCTCATAACACTCAACTTTACATTTACAAACTTTTGCGGCGTTCAGCATCATAGGAATGGTCACTTCGTCACCCATCTTAAATGGCAATCCAGCTTCAATAATACTACCATAATTTTTTCCAATAAGCCCGGTCACCATAAAATTATTGATTTCTCCTAAGCCATCAGTTTCAACAGTTACCGTTTCAACACCTTTGGTATAAACATATTTTTTCATGACATTTTGATTAAATTCTTAATCCATTTATTTTAGATACAAACTTACAAAAAAAGTGTTAAGGAATAAAGCACATTATCTTAATCAGATACCACAATAAAATCTTCATCTACATTGAATGACAACCCATGTTTATCAGCAAATTTTTTAAGCCTTTCTTCAAGAATTTTAGCATGTTTTCCATGGTTAGTTTTCATAAATTCATTTCTTGTCAAAACTTTTGTTCCTCCATCACCATACGCTTTTGATGATCCTTTAAAAGTTACATTCAATCCTCCTTGAGTACCAATCCAAACATCAGCATCAACTGATCCACTTGACAAATCCCCATTTTTGCGTAATTTGCTAATTGAATTTTTAATATCTTCAATAGTATCCTTATCGCCAGCTTTCATTTGCCTTTTCAACATCGTCGATTTCGTGTTGTTTTTTGTTCATATCCCTACGAAATTCAGCCCGTTCATTAAAATCTTTCCAAGCTTTTCCTCTTTCACGAAGCCCGTGAATTTGTTCCATTTCACGCAACTCCTTTTGTAAACGGGATTTCTTTTCTGATAAACTTTCGTCAGCTTTATCTGATCCTTTCTGTTCTTTGAAAAACTTCTTTATAGAATCCTCAAACATAGAAGACTGAGAACCAAAAGTTTTGATTACTTTACCTTCAACCATATCCCAAATTTTCAGGTTACCCCACTTTTCCAATTCAAGACTCAAATCTCCTAAAAGATGATCATTTTCACCATTATCTAAAGTGCCCCATGTTCCAGCCTCAGTTTTTCCCCATTTTAATTTTCCACCAACTGCATCATCTAAAATACTTTTAGCTTCCTTAATGACACTCGATTGGTTTTTACGAACCTCTTTTAAAGTATCTTTAGCTGCCTGTTTATCATTCATCGTTTTTTTTTTATCACGCTTAGCCAATTCCCCTTTAACCTTCATGATTGCATACAATTTTTCTGCTCTACGTGATTTAGGAAGATCGTCAAACTGACGGTTGAAATCCTCAACCATACCGCGTTCCATTTTACGCAAACCCTCAGTATCAATTCTTGAAATATCTCCCCACGCTTCATCTGCTGAGCGTTTCATTTTACCGGACAGGTATTTTTTCAAATTTACCTTTCCACTATTTGGAATGTCTTCAAATTTTACCCGGGTATAAACCTGTTCTGATTCCTTTTCTTCTGATGGTTTTGAATCTGTATCTTCTTTTTTAACTGATTCCTTTTTATCAGTTTTCTTTTTCACATCAGCTTCACGAGCCTTTTCTTCTTCTGATTTTTCACCAATTTTTTCGGAAGTTTTTGCTATTTCTTTTTTATAATATTCATATAAAACTTTACTCTTTGTAGTGGATAGCACTCCCTGCAAATAATCACGGTATTTTCTCAATGTATCTTTAGGAAATTTCTCACTAGAAGAAAGTGCCTCATACATTCGCGTGCCCGGAGAAACTTTATCATCAAACTCCTCTTTACCATCATAAAACCGAGCAATAAAACTACCATCCCGTAAATTTTCCACTACCTTAGCCACACGACCATCACCGACTTCCATCCAACCTGTTTTCAGGCGTTCTTCAATGTTTTTATCCCTTTGGGCTTTACTTTCACGGTTCTTTTGGTTCACTGATTCATAATCAGAATCAGTTTTTTCGCTTCTTTTAGCCTCTTTTTTAGAAGCTTCTTTATCTTTACGTTCAATTGCTTCATCGTGAAGTTTTTCGTCCCCCTTACGGCCACCTTTCTTTTCGGCAAGCTTATCTTTTAGGGTCTTCAAAGCACGTTCATACCGCATTTTACCATTTTCCTGCTCCAGAAAAACATGCTTGTTTTTCTCCATCTGAGCAATCTTATTTTCAAGAGCTGAAATAGTAGAAGTAGTTTCTTCCTTTTCTTTAGCAGCCTTACCATATTCCTGGCCAACCCGGTGAAGACGTCTGTTTTCAGCATTATCTTCATATCTACCGTGGCGTGCTTTCAAAATCTCTGAGCTAATAATTTTTTCCGTTAAATCCATAACTACGTTTTTTTTTTGTTTGACAATGCAAACTTAACAATTTATAAGATAAACACCAAGAAAAATCTTTTATTTCCAATCTTCCGGAAGAATATTTTCTTCACCCATTTCTTTGGCACGCTTTT